CAGTCGTCGTCGCAGCCCTCACCGCCCTGCACCAGCAGGTTGGTGAGCTCAGGCACGTTGCCCACCATCTTCGCGTAGCCCGCCTGCTTGCCAGGCTCCTGCGTGAGCTCATTCCAGATGTGGAGCCAGTTGCCGTAGTGCTTGTCGATGCGCTGGCCACCGATCTCAATCTCCACGTTCTTCACCAGGTTGTGGCCCACCCAGTTCAGCCAGCGGAACTGCGCGCCAGAGCCGTCGGCGGTCTGGAGGGTCACCTTGGGCAGCGTCGCCTGGAGATACACACGATGAATTAAGTCACCATTACGCTGAATGGTGCAAGTCACCTTCTTGCCGAAGCCAGGAGAGCCGTTGAAGGGGTTCTCAATGGACTCCATGGCAAAGTTGGTGTGACGGCGGTACACCACCTTGAAAAAGGTAATCTGGGGATTACCCGTCAGATACACGTCTTGGGCGCCGTAGGCAACGAGCTGCATTAAACCACCACCAGTCATTTCTGTTTATACCCTTTCCTTAGAAAAAAATTTTGGCGGCGGTGGCGGCCAGCCCGCCCAGATTTTCTCCAGCCGGTCTCCAGCCGGGGAGTAAAGTTTTTTCGAATATTTTTTTTGGTCTAAACAAATGAAAACCTTCCCAATAGAATGGCCGCAAGGAATGCATTTTTCAATATAAAACCCACGAAGCGTAGTAATCCTGAGGCAAGAACCACTTTAGATGCTCTTCATACATTTCAACTGAAAAAGCTACAAAATAACCAACAGAATGTGAATTCCCTATTAGAACAAGTAAGCACCATACAATCATATATATCAACATCGACGCAATCCTATGAAATATCCGATTACAATGCCCAGCTTCATAAAATCCAAAAGGAGTATTCGACCCTACATGAGAATGGACCAATATATGACTACTATCTCAAGACGGGTGAGTTAGTATTCGATTATTATGATATTCAGGCCAAAATTCAAGAAGGCGCAGCGGGCCCTGTGAAGCGCCCCGTATCGAAGCCGGGGAGTATATTTGCAGCCCTGGAAACCGCCGCAAAAACGGATGATCCTCAATCTCTCCTAGGCGAACACACAAATGAAACATTGGGTCGTGATAAACTACTCGATTCCTATCTGCAGAAAATCGATCCCCAGCATGCACGTGGTAGTCATGAAATAGAGTTTGAAACATTCGGTGATTGTCCAGATTGTGGCACGGAGATGACATTCAGTTCGAATGAGGCCGTGTTTACATGCACAAAATGTGGGTATCAAGATTTCGTGCTCATTGATTCTGATAAGCCGAGTTATAAGGATCCTCCCAGAGAGGTTAGTTATTATGCATATAAACGTATCAATCATTTCAATGAGTGGCTTGCACAATTCCAGGCCAAGGAGAGTACGGAAATTCCCCAGGAAGTCTATGATGCAATCGTGATCGAGCTCAAAAAGGAACGTATTATGGATTATAGGACACTGAAGGCATCTAAGGCCAAGGAAATTCTAAAGAAGCTGAAGTTCAATAAATATTATGAGCATATTCCTCATATATTGAATCGCCTAAATGGTCAAACAGCGCCTGTTATGACACGCGAAGTGGAGGAAAAGTTGCGGTATATGTTTAAGGAAATTCAGCCCTCCTTTCAAAATCATTGCCCAAAAGGCCGGAGTAATTTTCTTTCGTATTCGTATGTTTTGTATAAATTCTGTGAATTACTGGAATTGGACGAATATCTTCCATGTTTTCCTCTTTTGAAAAATCGCGATAAATTGTATATTCAGGATAAAATCTGGCAAAAAATTTGCGCAGATTTATCATGGGAATTCATTCGGTCTATTTAATGCTAGCGCTAAGCACTTAGCGGTAGGTACAAGATAAGCACACCCCCTTTTGGGGGGGTGCGCTTATCGTCGACACATTAGATTAGCGCGCCATGGGGAATCCCACCAGGTTGGCACCCAGTCCGAAACCGGCGCCCTGGCGTGCCGATAGTCCATAGACGGGAGAGAGGAGATTCGAATCAAGAACTAAGAACACAACCGCCGCCGTGAGAGACACCTTTAATACATCTGCAACCGGGAGAGAGCGCTTGGCAATAAACACCGCCGCCACCGCCACCGCCAAACCCTCTATAAGAGCACGTAATACTATTACAAGGACACGCTGTACAAATACTTGGGGATCCATTTATATTCTATGTATAGAAATTAACGCGCCATCGGAAATCCTACAAGGTTCGCGCCCATACCGAAACCGGCGCCCTGTCTCGCGGAATGACCAATCATCGGGGACACAACGTCCAGAATCGCGAAAACCGCGGCGGCAACAAGGGCGAGGCAGAGAACATCACCCACGGGGAGGCTCTGCTTAGGAATATAGATGGCCGCAATGGCAACGAAAAGACCCTCTACCAGATACTTAATCACACGATTTACAATAACAGATGCCGGGTCCATTTATATTATACCCTTAGATTTTTTTACCCACTTAAACTTGATAGATATATCTTTTCATATACAATGTCATCTGAACCTCGTGAGGATTTCCTTACAGAAGATCCGGAGATCCCTGGTCAGAAATACTGCCTGCTGAGTTTTCTGAGTCCGGAAAAGGTTCTGAACAAAAAGGAGGTCTTCCTGTTCTCCAAGTTTCTAGAGTCATTCGAGTATTCGCTACGCGTGGCGTCATTCGAAACCTTCATGGTTCGCGAGTTTAAGAATGTATATAATGCTCTCACGGCCGAGTCCGATAAGGCCGAGGCCGCCGATTTGAGCGGAGTGGCCCTTGCATTGCGCAGTGCCCGCCCTCATCTTGACCAGATGATGGATCGCTTTCAGGAGCATGTGAAGACGACGAAGGATGACCTGAAGGAGTCAAAGGTGAAGAGTATGTATGAGGATTTCATGTACAAGAACAAGGTCAGCCTAGAGGAGGAGTTTTACAAGCTGAATAATTTCAACACGTGTGTGCGGGGACTGAAGATCCGTGGCACATATAACTCGAAGGAGGAGGCCACCCTCCGTTCGAAGAAGCTACAGAAGGTCGATACGCTCCATAATATTTTTATTGGAGAGGTCGGAAAGTGGTTGCCGTGGGATCCGGAGCCCGCTGATATTCAGGATCAGGAGTATGCAGAGGAGCAGCTGAACACTCTAATGAAAAAGTATAAGGAGAATCAGGAGGCGCGCGACGAGTTTGAGCGGGAAAACCGGGCGCGTGTTCTGGAGGCGTCGAAAAAGGCAAAGGTCGGAGTGGCGGGAACGGAGGAGCAGGTGGACGTGAACTCCATGTTTAGCGCGGATGGACCGGCCGATCTCGCGATTGCAAGGAAGATGGAGAAGAATGTCGATAAGATGGATTAAACACTGCTGAGTATATCAATAATCGATATTTGGCCAATCTCCTGGACTACGAAATCATTTATTGAAACCGACGTATGTGCCCTATTAGACCCCTTCGCCTCCTCGCGACACATTGGACACATTTGTTTATGATTAGCACTATACCATTGTGTCAAACATGCCATATGAAATACATGGTTACATGATGTGATCACTCGGGCTGTTTCAATCACTTCACAACATATAGGGCATTCTGCCATTTGTGGTATTCAAATGCATTCACGTATATTCAATTTTTATGATTTACTTTGAGAAAATCATAAAAAATGTACTCGGCATTTTTAATTAAAATAGCCCTCGGGTTCAACATTGTATCCGTCCGTTCTGTCATCGCGCTTATAGCATTTTGTGGTTCCAGGTTCTGCTCCAGGTTGACAGAACTCCCCCTCTCCACAGGGATTCGGCCTACAGGTTAGATCTTGAAATCCCTCGGGAAACATCGGCGCAAACATCTGCTTTACAGAGGGTAGTAGAGCTACAACCACTACAAGAACACCAAATAAAGCAAGCAATCTGTATATCATGATCATATCCTTTGCCATTCTATTATAATCTATAGAATTTTAACGAGGCAATACGGGAAGAGGGGCAGATTCAATCGGCATAGTAGTTTCTTGTGAAATACAGAATCCATTACCGCATCGAAGGGGTGACGCACATGCCGGAAGATTGGCACCACAACGAATTACGGGGATAGGATTAATTAGATTCTCTAAAGATCCGCTCATAGCTGTAATATTGCCGGCGGCGTATACTGCACTGAAAACAACAATAAGGCCAATCAATACTATAAGATATATACTCTTCATTCTATCGGGCGCATAGATAATTAGAGCCAAGTACTTGGCGATTAGTGGACGGGCAGCTCAAGTTTTACGTACATTTATAGCCGGCCCTTTGAGGCGCTTCACTTCATTCGGGTCATATTGCTGATTGAATTCATCCTCCTTATCGCGATAAAAGGCGGCAGAATGCTGCCAAAATTCGGCAGCCCCTATACGGAAATCGGGCTGTATATCAGCCTTATACCAAAAAATGGTATCCTCTAACTTGGCACTCTGGCTCGTATTATCAATCACGAGACATTCATAATTCTGTGTACATTGATCCATAATTTGACAGAAAAATTCGAAGGAGGGGAAGGCCGATGCATAATTCTCGTAAATACGTTTACGATTATTCATATAGGGCTCTCGTAAAATAAATACAAAGTCGACGTTGGTACGGAGCGCCGGTTGAATACCGAGGGGGTACTGCATAGTGATCAGGAAGAATACCTTCAACCAACGGCCGTTCATGAAAAGATACCGGATATTTTTGTCATGTGTCCAACTATCGTCGTACATGCAGTCGTCCAAGATCATAAAAGAACGGGGATCGATCCTCGACTTTACATTTGTTTGAATATCCTTTTGAATTTTCGCCATCATTAATTTCTGGCGTTTCACGAAATTTGCCAAAATAACCTGATTATACTCTCCGTGAATAAACAACGGAGGAATCATTTTGCCATAAAAGGAATTCGACTCTTCTGTTCCACTAATCACTGTTCCCAGGGGCATATTTTGATGATGAAATAACAAATCCCGCACAAGAGTTGATTTTCCTGTACGGCGACGCCCAATAAAAATTACTACGGCATCTTGAGGAATTCTCTTCATGTCGAACTTCTTGATATTGAAATTCACTTGTGCAGTAGCCGCCATTGATAACTATTAGAAAATATTTAAAATTTTTGCGCTTTTTGGCGGAGACATCATTCTGTGTTAGAGCAAGAATGGCAACACCTCAACTCCGGGGAATAGAATTACCCAAACCATGTTTCCGGATGGGGCGGCTTTCCCCCGAATTACTACACGTGAATGGATATGAACATCTACAAACATTTTTTCCGACACTGACGAAAATTTTCCGGATTGCAAAGCGGACCTATGACAATGAAATCTGGATGGATACAAAATGGCGAATCACTTCGATTGATTGTTCCGGAACATCCGGTCCATGCAATGTAAAACTGGAAGAAAATAAGGATACTTCGGGATGTCTTGCAACTGATACGAAATCTGTATTTATGAAAGTGACACACCTATTAGATCCCATTCACTGGATACAGGGAAAGTATGGTCTTCCTAAAAATATGGGTCTACCATGGCATCATCGTAGTTGGATGAGCACGTGTCAGAAACTACAGGACCCGGGAAATCAGGCCTATATTGAAACCATATGTTCCTATGTATTGGGCCGTATCCGAGAGGAGGATATCAGTCCCCACTTCAATATGTTCTATGGAAGTTTCTGTGCTTTGGCAAAAACCTATCGCTACAACTTGACAGAGGATTATAACTCATATCGATATGAAAGATGGTTTTGGAATGGGTATAAGCGGGGCGTATTTCGATGCAAGGTTCAATATGCCGATAATTCGAACGAATCGGTGTCACAAGAGGAAATTGATGAACTTCTTCGGGAGAACACAAGCGATGAGGAAGTATCGGAATTAGACAATGTGGTTATAGATGAAAATGTGGAAGAATCCACTTTAGAAGAGGTGGCACTTGATGGGTTTTCAGATGAGAATGTCATTTTACGTAACTCCGAAAAATCAGGAACATCTTCCGAATGTTCCGAATCTTCCGAACATACCGATGAAGATGAATCATATGAGTTGCCCTACAAAATTTATGCCGAAATCTCGAATTATCCTGTTATGTTGATTTTAACGGAAAAGAATACGGGAACGATGGATGAACTATTCGAAAATATAGAGGAAGTAGGGGCCGAACCTGGAACGGATGCCTGGGAAAATAAATGGACTGCATGGATATTTCAGGTGATTTCTGCCCTATCGTGTCTACAAAGATTGATTGGATTTACACACAATGACCTGCATACAAACAATATAGTTTGGACCAAAACGGAGCAAACCCATTTATATTACAAAACATATGATAATACCTATTTCAAAATACCGACCTATGGTAAAATTTTTCGTATTATTGATTTTGGTAGGGCCATATTTTGTGTGAATAAACACATGTTTATTAGCGACGATTTCAAGATTGGAAATGATGCAGAGGGGCAATACGTATTTAAACCGCTTGTACAGAGCTTTGAAAAGGAGATACGCCCCAACTTTTCGTTCGATTTATGCCGATTAGTGGTAAGTATGATTGATGGAATTTTCAAAGTGAAGCCGGCTAAACGCAAGAAGGGAGGAATTTTAAGTAAGGAGCCGGGATTAGAAATATATGAAACTATTTCGGATCTCTATAACTTTCTATGGCGTATGATGATTGATGATAATGGGCAAAATGTATTTATTAAACCGAATGGTTCGGAACGATTTCCTGGATTTGACTTGTACAAACACATTGCAGAGTTTGTACATGTTGCAATACCATGCCAGCAAATAGTCCAACCGATTTTTGGAAAATATCATATACAGGAAAAGCAGGTGCCTTCCAACCAAAAAGTGTACTCATTGTTTTGTTAGAAGTTGGGAACACCGACTTTTACTTCGGGGTCGGTAGATAGAAGAAGGGGATCCGGAGTGGTAGTTTCCCCACCTCCATCCATTTTGGGAAGAGTGGGAATCCGGAAGGCTACAAGTCCACATAGGAATTGAATTAGCTTAGAAGTGGATTCGGGAAGAACTTGCATGATAATCATAAAAAGAACGGCACCCAAAACAAAATCTCTGGCAAGAATTTTTGTTTCGGGAAGTTTGTGATCAACATAGTACATAGTTCCAGCGGACATTGTCATTAGTGAAATACCACCTAAAATGGGGCCAATCCACATTGGATACGTTGTTTCGGACATTCTGGTGGCGAAGAAGGAAATCCTCTTTCAAAATTTACGCGGGTAATTCATCACACTCAATTCCGCCCAAAATATCATCCTCTTTTATTTCCATTGAATCTGTATCAATAAATTCCATTTCTTGATTTGTAAAATTCAAAATTGGGGTCTCTTCCTTATCTTCCTTGACTTCCTTATCTTCCTTGACCTCCTTGACTTCCTTGACCTCCTTATCTTCCTTGACCTCCTTGACTTCCTTATCTTCCTTTACGACATCCTTATCTTCCTTTACGACCTCCTTATCTTCCTTGACCTCCTTATCTTCCTTGACCTCCTTATCTTCCTTGACCTCCTTATCTTCCTTGACCTCCTTATCCTCCTTTACAGCCTCCTTCGGTTCAAGAATAGAGTTCGATTCGGCATCAGCATCATCCTCCTCTTCCTCATAATCCGTATCACTTTCCTCCGTCGATAAATATTCCCGTAATATACTCTTGACCGGCAACATTGTCCGTATTCCCAAAAGGATTCCATCATTAATAAGACCCTCAATTTCTCTCATATTTTTCTGACGTTCAAACGTTGTCCCAGTTGTGGAGAAAAGGAACGCATTTGTCCAAAGTAGACGAGCACATTCGCGCAAGGTCCGATGTAAAAAATGGTCCATTTTGGGAATTGTGATTTGTAGTTTTCGACTCTTATTTGTCAACCGAATCGCCGATAATACCTTCGTATGTGCAATAAATACTGCCGTCAATAACTCCTCTAAATAATCGCATTGTGTGTTGATAGCAATATGCTGTGTCTCCCGTTGAACTTTATCGATATTCCAATCGGCAATCCCCTCTAGCAGTGTTTGGAAGTTGACTAAATACTTCGCCTTATCTTCGGCCTGTTTCGCCTTTTCCAGCATGTCTAAAAAATACTTGTGCAGTGCAGGCGTCAGATACTGACAAAGCTGGCGCGTGTATTCACCTTTCGCGTCTGCATACACGTTCACACCATCCCCTGCAACTTCCATACTAGTTTTACCTCTCACCTTCTCTGCCCATTTCTGAACGCATTAAATACAATGTGAGTTGAATCCACGGAGAGGATCCGGAACCAATAGCGCGCAACGCCTCTATACCATTCTTATCGATATTGCCGGACAATATGTGTTGTTCAATCAAATCATAGGGATCGTATCCATTGATCCGGGCTGCCGGAATATCTTTCCAAGAATTCAATTTCGGAAATTGAGTTTGTTTCAAAAGTTGGAGAGCCACGGCCTTTTGAACATTTTGTTGTTGCCGAAAAGATTTATTGGATTTCATCGAAACAATTGTGCAACGGGATAAAATAGGTGGCGACATTTTCCATATCTCTCGAACTTCCAGGGCACACACCACATTTGACGATGCAGTTTCCAAAATTCGCCGTAAAAAGGCTTGGGCCTCTTGGGTCAAATCATCGGCACCTTCGATCCAAACAACAAGGGGTTCTTTGGAACGCACCTGTTGATGCAGTATCTCACGTCCCTCTCGAAGAGAACGATCAATTCGTGTATTCCAACGAAAAAGGCGTGAACGCATGGAAATAGCCTCTTCCCGTATCCATCGCGATTTTCCAGTGCCAGGCTCACCACATACCAGTAGCGCGCCTTTCCACATGTTTCGATTCATCTTACATACAAATCATACTACAATCTTAAGTCCCCCTAGATTCCCTTTAAGAAATCCTCATAAAGCAAATCATCGCCTGTGGCATTTCGTGTGAGATCTTGGCTCGCCATCAAGGGATTGGAATGAATCCCCGAGAGGATTTCCCGGCTATTGCGCTGTTGGCTCACATCCATTTTCAGAGGAACGCGGTATTTTACCTGTCCGATATCGCCCACGCCAGACGGAATAGAAACGACCCGATTCACGGCATTGGAGCGATCATTCACATAATCCCCGTCCAATCGCCGAGTGGTCTGATGAATGTTTCCATCAAATACGGCAAGTGAACCGCCATTTCCATGAATGGGGCTACGACCCTTGGCAATCTGCTCATTCACCGGATTGGTGCGCATGTTATATGCTGCATCGTGGCTGGTAAAATCTTTATTGGTGGCATTCGGTGTTCCGAAATAGTCCGATTTCGCAGAGATCTGCGATTTCTGAGTGGGCTTGGCAATGTCTTCCGGATCATACACTTTGAGTTTGTTCGGGGCAGAGGCCGACGCCGATATTCCCAAATAATCCCATTTGATGGTTCCTTCGCGAATTGTTGTTCTGGCCGTATCATTCGGATCCCACACCGTAATGGCAGGAGCACCCCCGGCATATCCAACAGGTGTTCCCGTCTGGCGTATGGATCCCTCCGCTTCTGAGCGTCTCGTGGGCCGAGCAGGATCCGTATAGTGTATGGTGACATTGCCTGAATCTGCAGGGACAAGATTCAGACCCATGACGCGCTCCCCTGTGACATTTCGCTCATTGGGGCGCATTTCGATGGCAGAACGACCATAGTCGTTTTCGGCGGCATCCGTATTCCCCGTAGTATATGAGGTCATATCGGCATTACGGAAGCCGGCACCGCCATATTGCTGAACCATGGGTGTACGATAGGAGCCAGTGACGTAGGACTGGCCATATTCCTGAGAAGCCGCCGTGCCGAAAATCTCGGCGGACGTTTCCGGACGACTAGTATGTTTCATGACCTGGACCGGGCGGGTGGCCTCTTTCACCACATCACCGGTGGTAACAAAGAAACGTTCGCCGGATTCATCAATGTAAAAGCGATCCGGCCGGTACTTGCGAACCTCACCTGCATCTTGGGCCGCCCCACCAATGAAATGTTGCCCAGGAACCACCGGCTGGTTATACGTGAGCTTCGGGTTATCAGATGTGCGAAGGTCATCTGTCCGTTTTAGATTGTCAATCATGTATTGATTCACCTCATATTGCTGAAATCCACCCTTTCCTGCAATACCGAATCCCTCATTCAGAGCGGGAGCTACACGGGTGGGTTCAAAGGGGCGCTCACCTGCCCGACTTCTCGGGTCATTGATACGACTCTGTATGAAATCCGTGCTCGACTCGAGTCCAAAAGGCGTGCCATAGGGCGTATTCGCCGTGTCGAACATCGTCTCCACCTCGCGCTTTTTGATTTGATTGATACCGGAGCCTGTGAAATTATTCAAAATGCCGCTGTTCGTATCCGGGGCCATATTTTGTTTCACACGGCCTCCAAAAAAGGGCGTCATATTGTTGTGTGTGAACTCGCCGGCCTTTATCTGTGTTCCCGTAAGCTCGCTCGTAATATAATCATTCTCGACATAGGTTGGTTTTACTTCGAATCCAGAAGGATTTAGAGCAACAGAGGGGCTCGAACTATCGAGGGGCTCCGGGGCAGGCTCAAGTGCTCCTACGGGGGTCGCTACAGCCGGATAGGAGGACATCAGACCCTGTTGTTTCTCTTTAACGGGTTCCGAAGGAGGGGGCTTAACGCCCGTGAGCGTGTTATATTGTTCCTCGAGAGAGGCTTCGCCCTCATTCGAATAAGGGGTATCCTGAAAGGGTTCTTTGTTGCTTGTGAGCCGTGATACAAGGTATCCAAGGCCTCCTAAAGCAAATAAGGCGGCAGCTTCCATTTATCCTATTCATATCAGTGAGTTTTGCATCGTTCTTTATCGAGCAACTTGGATGGGATAAAATGATCAAACGACGTTTCAAAAGTGAGTTGTGGCTGGTGAGGGAGTGATTGCCAGCGATTCCAGCCCGTGCCTCTTAGTGTACAGGGCGGGTTGTCAAGGCGGTTAAACAACAACGGAAAGGTCTCGTCGGGGGCGGCCTCATAGGGTGTATTATTCATCCGATTGGTTGTGGGATTGTATAGAGTGTCCGTCTTAACACGGCTTCCAAACCGATTTATGCCCATCAGGTCGGATTCCACGTCTGTCTTCCATTGGCCACTGGACCAACTCCCTCCACTCTTTTGAATACGGGTCGTGGCATTCACGGGAAAACTGGTAGGGCAATTCGCGCCCGGGGGATTAATATAATATCGGAGGGCATAACTTGTGATGCGCATATCATCCATTTGATGAAAATCGTCAAACTTAGGTCGTGTAAGCGCCTGCTGTTTTGCGGTAATAGACATTCTCTGATAGGGAACATCAATATTTTTGCGGTTGCCCACATGTTTCTTTTACAAGTGGGACCGGTCCTATAACGGATGGGTAGGCAAACATTTGAACCGGCTTCAAATGTTGAAGCGTCGTGTCTAGCTGAATCGTTTGTTTCGGATTGGAACGAACTATGACAGCCTCTTTTGTCGGAAGATGATGGCGCTCGATAGAATCGGAATTCGGTCGGGTAATCCCTTTCAGATCAGATTCAATGTCGGGCCAATTCGTCTTTGTTAGAGAAACCTCGTTTCCTCCCACGAGACCTAGCATATGCCGAGCCGCTTTATCGTGTTCCACTTCATAGGCAAAACGGGAATACATTTGGGGATTTTCCTGTGCATCGATCACGGGTGCTGTCTTGTTCACGGAATCATATGCCTCTGTCAAAGATGCCATAGTTCTATTATATCTACTTACAAAATCAACGAAACGTTAATTATGTAGAGCAGCATATATCTGTAGCCAATTAGCAATTCACATCGCGAATATAGGCACGGCTAGGAAGTCCGCCACGAATCCACCCAGGAGAGGCATCTTCCGTAATGAGATTATTGGCATTCTGAATATTCTCTTTCAAATTCGGAATCATCGGCGTGAATACTCCATCGAACCCCATTTCGGTAATCGTGCCACACTCCTTGCCCTCACGTACCTGCTCGCTGTGAAGTAGAAGACTCTCCACGTCGGGGTTTCCACGACCGCCGCCCATATAGGGAACGGAGAGGAAGGGGCGCGCCTGCGCCCGAATCAGGCAACGATTGCTCTTGAATTCGGGCTGGTTGCGCAGAACGGAGTCGGAGTCAATCGAGGCGTTATTCAGACCGAATCCCTCGCGAGGATATAACATATATTCCTGAACTGCAAGAGGATTCACCTCTTTTGCATCCTGCACAAGATTCGTCGTTACATATTGACCGGGGCCCACAGATTGTTTGAAATATTGCTGAAGTCCGCACGAATCATCGCGCGTGTGTGTTAGACGATTGAGTTGCATGTTTCTGTCATCATATCCGGTTTTTTATTTATATAAACTAGATGAAAAATAACTCGGCCAAATTCTGTAGTTGCATCAAAAGCGTAAGGAAATCGGTGAAACCTCGTAATAATGGGACAAAGGAGGGGGCGGCAATCGCGATATGCGTATCGAAAATGCTTCATACGAAGGGAAGAACCTTGAAGAAGTTTTCCTGTAAAAAGCCTGCCGGACCCTATTTAAAAACCCAGACACGAAAGGCGGCGAGGCGTTAGGTAACGTCTACTACCGAAGTTAACTACTTGGCGGTATTCACAGAATCCACATTTAACCATGGCATTGCTGCCCCATCCGTTCCGGGAATACACGGCCCGCCCTCTTTGCACGTTTTACCGGGTATCTTGTAAAGCCAGTTTTGATACGAATCTACATCGTTCGGAATACTGGTAGAAGGCATGGTAATGAACTGGCGCTGGCTTTGATTTCTGCCGAAGACATCTGTGGGATCGCGATTGAACTCCGTTCGAAAATAATCGTCCATGGTAATCTGTATCTCAGGGTCCATAACGGAACCGGCGGCAGGTCGTGTCGGGTTGTATTTGATTTCATCCACGAGAACATTCATAAAAGGGTTTCGAGATGTGGGCATCGTTCGGTCATATCCCGTTCCTGGAGCAAACGTATTCTGACCAATAACATCTACACCCGGGATAAAGGGTTCATATTCTTTTCGGATTTTCACGATGGACGATACGGAGGGATATATGACAAGGAGGCCAAAAAGACCGACCGCCACGAGGGGTAGATACATCTTTGATGAACGCCAGAGAGCATACGCGGCGGCGGCCATGATGAATACAACAAGAACGATCTGATTCACGATCTCACTCAAACATGTCATATTTGTGCTGTAAAAAAACTGCGTTTTGAATATTATAAGCGGGTTTTCCCATATATATGGGTCGCATAATGAGGCAGTATTCATCTACCAATACATGTTAAAATCGTGGAAATGTCATCAAAAGCGTTGATTGTATTACTTCTTTTTACGCTGATCAAGCTTCTTTCTTAGACGCTCCCGTACTTTCGAAAGGCGACCCTCATTGTCGTGGCCCGTTGCACGGGCCGTTTCCATATCACTGAAATTGAAGGCATTACGGAAAGTCTCCATTAACTCCACAAAGGCGGGATGTTCCTGGAATTCCTTCATCAGTTCCTCCGCCTCCGCCACGAGTTCGGCAGGCTTGAGTTCTCCGCGAGCCACCTTTTCCTGTAGACGCTTGCCTACGCGCATCATGGCACCCTTTATAGTATTCGGGTCCATCATAGATGCCGACATAAGGATTTCGAAAGCACGGGTGGGGTCGCGCTCGCATGCTTCCAGCTGTTCCTTGGTAATTCCAAAATCGGAGGGCTTGAATTCTTTGACCATTTCTTCGGCAAGCTTTGCCAACTTCCCCTTTAGAAAGCGCTCCGGAAGAGGGGGGAGAGCATTGGAACCATCCTTTGACCCGAATGTTTTGAAGATTAGCTTTGAGATGCTATCAAAGTCGAGCTTGTTCATGGAGGCACGGGCCTCGCGCATCATGTTGTCGGCCCACTCCTTTGTAAACTCACCAGATCCTTGAAAGGCCACGCATAGATTGAGAAGCGATAGGTATTCGTGGATGGCCGCCCGGGTCTTCTTGCCAGTGGTGGCCCAGAGTTCCGGGCCAAGCTCTACGCCGGGGAGAACCTTGCCAGGCGTTTTTGTTTGATCGGTGCGAATGGAATAAGACGATAGCACTTCCGTCTTATATTTCTCAATCCGCTCTCCCTCGGGTAATTCGACTGCAGCGTTAATCTCCGTGGAAAGTTCGGGAAAGGTCTTGAGAAGATCTTTTGCAAATTCCACATACTTTTCATGAAACTTCGGAAGCAACTCAGAGGCGTCCGGTGTTGTCATTCTTCTTAGTTCTTGGATTACTCAAAACACATTCTTTACGCCCCTATTTTCGACGGCCACCTCCTGCACCGCGGAAGCCCAGCCTCTTAGTAATCCACGGCCAGACAAAGATATATATGAGATACACGATGGTAATGAGAAAGATGATATAGCTGATCATTCCAACAAGACGTGATAGATAGCAGAACCAGGTTTGATCTGTAGAGGAGCATTGCGTGATTCCTCCAGCATGAAACATCATACCGGAGTTGCCAATGATAGAGGAGCCGAGGCCGCCTGCAGCGGCACCGCCACTTTTGCCTTTAAACCCTTCTTCTTCCCGCTGCATTCTATTTTTGTTTAATATTTTACACCGGAATCGCGTGCCTTCTTACAAAGAATGCACAGAACCTTGAGATAATTCCAGATTGCCGATTGATTATCTTGGGACATGGTTGTCCAATGGCGGTCAAAAATCATCAATGCAGGGGACATTTCATTGTACCTATTTGCAATCTTATTCTTTGCATACTCAATTACATACTCGGCATCCTCCGCCTGAATCTTCTCATCTAGGTCCTTACATACATGTTTCCAAAAGAGGTCTAGAATCAACTTGGGATTGATTTTCTTCGCTGCCTGAATCGCATCTAGCCCATTCTTGATATCGCGCTCCTCAGGATAGGTCATCGACAGCTCTTCAAAAAAACGAATTAGCTGAGTATTAAATGCGCCCAGAGAGGTCATCTTATATTAAAAGTGTGCAAATATCTTTAGACCATTATCGGTGTATGCTTGGCTTCCGTAGACGTTACATTACGAACGTGCCGGAGCCCGTGGTAGACCCGTTTCACGTTCACGCTGATAGGCCTCCATTTGTTTATCAAAAAGCTCCTCTTTTTTCGAACGGCGATTGGTAGCATTGATTGTCTCTGAAAATGTATTTTGTGTCTTATCACCGACTCCGGCACTTCCATTCAGAAACGAAAATGCTCCAGGCATCGATATTCCGCCATCTCCCTGTGTGGATGTATCAGCATTCACGCCACTATAGCTGAATCCCTTCGAAAAACTGCTCTGTTCCATGAAGCTATAGGCATCCGGATCGTTCGATGAATTCGGGCTCGGACCCTGATGCCCCTGTTGATTGGATGACCCGCCACCGCCGTCCTTCATTTTCTTTTCATATAACCAATTCATCACATCCGAATCTGTCCTCGGCTCTCCTTCGCCGGGAACTACGATGGTCGGAACTTTCTTCAGCCATGCAGGGAGTGCCGGCCTTCCAGGAGCAGGGTCAACACAAATATAACGGAACATGCCCTTCCACGGCGTCTGTGAAAGTTCCGATATGAATGCCTTCGACCATTTACAGCGATTGCTATAATAACAGAGATGGGTCTGCTCGGACATTTCCTGATAATAACGGGGAATACCTGTAATAGTGTTTTTCGCGCGCAAGGCTTAAAATTGAATAAATGAAAGTTCTTCTAAATAATAGAAATGTCATCTGTCCAAAGCAAAGATCCCGTCCAATCCAAGAAGTTCCAATTTCGTAAGGGACCTGCCCCCATCGCCGATGTTTTCAAATCGGTCGTAAAAACATCAAATGATAGTATTACATTCACCATTAGTCCCACGGATGTTGCCTATGTAAATACTCTTCGTAGGGTTATGCTGACAGAAGTGGAAACTATCGGGTTCCGGTCAGATATTCTTGAAAATGGCAGCACGTCCGATGTGCTTATGAAGAAAAATAGTACCCCTATGAGCAATGAAATGCTGGCACATCGCGTCGGCCTTCTACCGATTCATGTCTCGAATCCTCTTGACTGGAAGAGTGATATGTTCACATTTGAGCTCAACGTGAGCAATACGGGGGTAGACCCGATTGACGTGGAGGCCGGTGATATAACCATCATGCAGATTCGTGAGGGCGAGGAACCTGTGAAGATTCCCAGCACACAGCTCTTTCATCCTGACCCCATTTCCCAGAGGACGCCCCTTCTTGCAGTTCTCAAAGGGCGTGTAGGAAATCAGGAGCCGGAGTCATGCCATTTCACTGCGAAGGCCACTATCGGGATTGGTCGTGAGAATGCCCGATTCATTCCTGTGAGCCAGTGCTCCTATAAGTATACGCTCGACACTGATCCGGAACGTCGCCTAGAGTATTTTAATAACTGGCTTGTAACACATAAGAAAATCGATCCGGCGGAGTTGAGTGAGGAGCGGAAGAAGGAACTCCAGCGGGAATTTGGAACCATGGAAGTGGCCCGCTGTTTTCTCGTGAATGAGCAAAATGAGCCCTATAGTTTCGATTTTGTAGTGGAGAGTGTTGGGCCCCTGAGTCCCAACTATATTGTGGCGCGGGCTATTCAGGTCATTCAGGAAAAGGTGACAAAGTACGCTTCCGTAGATGTGGGCGACTTACCTGAAAATGTGAAGGTGTTTCCGGCCGACGCACGAATGAAGGGATTCGACTTCCTCTTTGAAGGTGAGGACCATACTCTTGGCAATCTCCTACAGGCGTGGATTGATGCAAATCATATGGATTCAGGGGAGGCCACTTTCGTGGGATACAAGGTGCCGCATCCTCTCAAGGACGAAATGGTTCTGCGGATTGGTGTAGAGAGTGGTACAGAGGATGATGCACGGAAAGTTCTCATGAAGGCGGCACGCGGTATTAGCCAAATGTTTAAGGGCTGGGGCGAGAACTGGGCAACTGCAAGCGGAAGCGCTATAAGTCAGTCTGTGGGGAGTGCATTTAGGGCAAGGCGGGCTGTTTAAGAGTTACAGACATCTATTTGGCTCTAATATTTAGAGAAATTACTAAAAGTGAATTCTCTAAATGTGACATTGAATGATATTTTTTGCGCGCCAAGCCGTTTAATCGACCTCCTCTACCTTCGGACCACTCGGGGGCGTCTCAGTGGTAGCACCACTATAATCGGTGGCCCCATATAGCTTCATCATAAGAGGGCGAATAGCCTCCTCGGCGGCCACCTTACGATTCATATACTCATCCTTCGTTTCACTGGGGTGAGTGTCCAGCCACTCGATATGCTCCTTTAGCAACTCCTCTGCCTTTGCCAAAGTCTCTGCATCGAGCTTCTCCTTGGCCTTTTCATCACGGAAGGAATTGCGTGCATTATAGAGATATGACTCTAGATCATTCTTTGCAGTAATACGCTCCATTGCCGCCTTATCATCCGCCGACGCCTTCTCGGCCTCCTCTACCATCCGCTCAATATCCTCCTTGCTCAGGCGCCCCTTCTCATTCGTAATCGTGATCTTCTGGGACTTGCCCGACGACTTCTCAGAGGCCGACACGTTCAGAATACCATTGGCATCCATGTCAAATACGACCTCAATCTGAGGAATACCACGAGGAGCAGGCGGAATCCCCTCCAGACGAAACGTGCCGAGAAGACGATTGTCCTTCGTGAACTGGCGCTCGCCCTCGAACACCTTAATATCTACGGCGACCTGATTGTCCGCGTAGGTAGAAAACACCTGCGACTTCTTGACAGGAATCGTCGTATTCCTCTTAATCAGCGTCGTCATCACGTCGCCCGCCGTCTCTAGACCGAGGCTCAGAGGGGCCACATCCAAGAGGAGAAGCTCACTCGCGGCGTCGTTCTTGCTGTTGCCACTGAGAATGTGGGCCTGGACCGCCGCCCCATAGGCAACCGCCTCATCAGGATGAATGCTCTGGCACAGCTCCTTTCCATTGAAATACTCCTTTAGTAGCGCCTGGACGCGCGGAATACGTGAGGAGCCGCCCACTAGAACTACGTCGTGAATATCGGACTTGGAAAGCTTGCCGTCCTTGAGCACCTGCTCCACGGGAACTAGACACTTCCGGAACAAGTCGTCGCACAAGGACTCGAACTTGGCGCGCGTGAGCGTTGTCTGGAAATCGACGCCCTCGGCAAGACTATCCACCTCTAGACTGGCCTGTGACGCGGTCGAGAGCGTCTTCTTCACGCGCTCTGCAACTAGGCGGAGGCGTGCAATCGCCTTCGAGTTTCCGCGAATATCGAGCTTGCTCTTGCGCTTGAACTCCTCCATGGCCCACTCCACCACACGATTGTCGAAATCCTGGCCACCCAGGTGAGTATCACCACTGGTTGCCCGTACCTCGAAAATGCCATCCTCAACCTGGAGGAGCGATACATCGAACGTTCCACCGCCCAGGTCGAAAATCACCACATTCTTGGAACCAGCGGTAGTGTTGTTCAGGCCATAGGCGATACAGGCAGATGTGGGCTCAGCGAGAAGACGGAGAACGTTCAGACCGGCAATACGGCCGGCATCCTTCGTGGCCTGGCGCTGGGCATCGTTGAAATAGGCGGGAACTGTCACCACGGCATCCGTTACCTCCTGTCCGAGATACGACTCCGCCATCTGCTTCAGCTTTCCTAGGACCATAGCCGAGATCTCCTCGGCATAGTACTTCTTGGAAGTCTCCCCTGACTCCACCACAATCTGAGGACGATTGTGGCCGTCATCAACCACCTTAAAGGGCCATAGCTTCATATCGCGCTGTACCACGGGGTCATCGAACTTGCGACCAATCAAACGCTTGGCATCGAAAATGGTATTGAGAGGATTGGTGGCACTCAGAGTCTTTGCAGCCTCGCCGACAAGACGCTCGTCTCCAAAACTAACGACGGAAGGAACACTACGATTGCCGGTCTCAGAGGGGATGATTTCCACGCCGCTGTTCTTCCATACTGCAACCATCGACATACACGTAGCAAGGTCGCAGCCAATTACATACTTGGAACTAACCTCCGTCATTTCTAAATAGAGAACGTGCTTGGTATTTAGACCGGATTTTTGAGAGTAACGGCTAGTACTTAAATTAAGTACTTGGCGGTAAAAAGCCCTCCGACCCCCGCTTTTCGTTGACCGCTTATTTTCAGACTAGCCGATAGGGAGAACAGATGAGTGTAGAAAAAGAAGATGTGGATTTAGGCGAAAACGAACAACTACCTAGATCTCCTATAGACAAGCAAGAGGAAAATAGCTCCGTGGAATTGGGCGACATGGTGTATATTGAGGGAGGTAAACACGATCAATTATATGGGCGGGTCTATTACATTGATGAGACACTTATGCGTGTTCTACCGACTGGCGTATCAGACCGATTGGTAGATATTCCTCTCATTGACGACGAGTTTGATCCGGATCTAGGGGTCAAAAATTGCTATATTGACGTAAAACGAACCAACCCGGCATTTGTGGCACAAATCGATGCACATGCCGGCGGGAATGTGGAAACATTTACAGAAACCGGTGAGGAGGGGCCGACATTTTCCATCATTGCAGTCGACGAAAAAGGGGACAAAATAACACTACAGCCTAAAGTATCCGCCGAGCCACCATTGGAGATCCTATTTGAAAACAAGGGTATTCCGAGAGATTTGCCCTTCTCTGTCATGCGTGTAAGAGATGTCGAGGAAGAGATAGTGGACGAGGAGGAAGAGGACGTGAATGAAGAAGTCAGTAGGGAAGAGGACGAGGAGGAAGAGGAGGACCTCGATAAAGTAATCGAAGAATCCCGCCGCCAACAGGCCACTCGTTTCGTAGAAGTTCCTCTGATTGAACGCATATATCCCGATAGCACACAAAAGGGAGAAATGTTATATGATATGGTCGGAATGGAGCGCATCGAAGCACGTAGTAATCCGGATGTTCAGCGTAAAATCAACACTCTTGTTGACCAAATGATTCTATTACGCAATTCTGTCGTATATTATCATCCGAAGACGGGAAAACCCGTGGGATTATTGCCCACATCATTTCCTCTCATCTCAAATCTTCTTGCATCCGTTTCAGTCCCTTTAATGCGCCCTGTTATGAAAGTGAAGCGCACGCTGTATCTAGACCACACCCCCGATGAAACGGAGGACACTACGGAAATACCCGATGCAGACATTGATATTCAATATTTGAGTGATGCAGTGAAACAAACCACGGAATACATGAACACACAATTGGGAGGAAATGCCGGCAATCAAGATTTACCAAATTGGTTTACTTCTTGGGAAACTCTCCATTCGTATCATAGAAGCTGGGCGCCCTATATTTCAACCGAAAAGGAAAACACGTCCTTTTCGCGCGATACAGAATTCTTGCGCGCCCCCATTCCCGAATCCGATACTCCCGTTGTAGATGGCCTACCGAAACTAGATGCCGATATTTCTATGCTTGTAACATCGGAAGTTATTACAAAAATCCATTCCGGAATTCTACGTGGCCTGGGACCTAGAAGTACGCGCCTACATCCGAAAGATCCGAATGAAAGGCGCGTCGAAAATCCAGAAGAGGCGACTATTGTGAATACACTCATATTCCCTCTTTCGGTTCAGGCGCATCTTGGAACGATTCGTTCTGGACGAGTTGCAAATGACATTGCAAATAGCCACATGCCGATGCTTTCATTTAATGATATTATTGTACGGCTAAATGGTATACCCGATAAGCCGAATGCAGGCGGCATCGTATCTATCGGCGAAGGAGGTAATACGAATGGAAGTATTCCATTGGAATCGTGGCTTGTAAATCAGTCGCTATACCCTCTCGGATTAGGCGATGCAGTAGTGGAACTTGCAAACTACGGCCTTTCCCAGACAGAATTCAATAAGGAACAGCAAGAGGTACTGATAACGAAAATCGACATGTATAGGGCACTCATAAAACAATACATTATTGAACTGCGGGCCGCCTCCGAAAAGGCCCTGTCTGATATGACAACGAAGGAAAATAACTTCTTAGATGAAAAGGGATATGCAGATATGCTCGGCCTCGTAAATGGCGAACCCATTTTAAAGGAGGAGGAAAAATCCTTTTTATCGGCGATACCTGTCTATAAGAACAATGATGTAGCCCTCTTTGCATATCTTTGGAGCAAGTCTGCCGACCTTCTCTTGGCCACCATGTCGCAAGTCCCCTTTCCTCTTGCAAGAGAACGAAATCGTAAGGTGCGTGATCAATTCTTAGAGGCTCTGAAGGATGCCCTACAAAAGACCTTGAAGCGAGAGATGGCCGGCGAACCTCCCACTCCCAATAAATGCCCGCACGTAGAAAGCTATACGCAAATAAAGCGCGTAAAAGATGACACGGAACGAATGATGCTGTTTTCCAAATATTTGGCGAAATTCAAAAAGGGACGCTCCGAAAAATGGCTGGAATGTTCTCTGTGCAACCAACATTTGGCGTGCTATCACGAATTTCTCCTCTTACAGGAATTTCTCCATCCAAGAGAAAAGGCCACAATTCACAAGGAAATTGTGTTGGAATATAATGGCGGCCAATTCTGTGGAAAATACATTTGCAATAATTGCGGACAGCCCATTTCCGAACTCGATTTTGATAAATCGATTGAATACAGCGATGATGGCGTACCGATGTCAGGAAGAGCGGCAATGAATACGGAGGACGAGGAGCTCGAGGAACAACTGGATGCAGTCTTGAGCGAGACAAAAGAGGATGAACTCGTATTTGATAAGGAGAATCTCAACATGTATTATCAGACTGCCCGGCGAATTTTCGACATGGTCGGCATTCAACCCGATAAGAAGTGCTATAAACGGATTGCTGAGCGCGTCGATGGAGAAATGATGCGCCAGCCGAATAAGGAGGAATATAAAAAACTTGCAGGGGCGCGGAAAGTGCTCGATTATACCACCAACTACAATCAAATTATCGTGTGTGCAACTGCAATAAATTGTTTAATCGAAATTCAAACGAGCATACCTGGCTACGTAATGCGCTATAAGATGGATGGATGTAAGGCCGGCTTTAGTGGCATTCCTATTGGAACAGATGAGACGGATTTGACAGGAATAGAATATATCGCCTGTGCAGTATCCCGCGTAAATGATACGGAGAAACAGCCCTGGAGCAATACGGACTGGATGCGCCAGACGGAATCAAAGAGGCAGGAGACGATTCTTACGCGCATGAAACATTCGCTCAAAGGTCTTCTTACACAAACATCGATTCAGCAACAAATTGCTCTGAAACGCGCCCAGCTGAAGGAAATTTACGGAGATATAAAATACGCGGATCAACTTCCGGAGAAAATTCCGGAAGGATTTGCCCCCTTTCCCTATACGGATACTAGCAAAGAGATCATCGTTCCTGAGGCGGCGAGTGAAAAACAGGCGGTTCAAGCATGGATTCTACAGGCGCATCGGTTGGCAAAAGAGAATGGGAATTACATAAGGGGAGATCGTTTATCAGAGGCCACCTGTTGCTTTATTCCCATACAGGAACCTGGTAAATTCTGGAAGGAACAGGAAAATGCCATGGCAAAGCTCCCCCTAAAACAGCCTCCTCGAGGACCTATCCTATCCCATTTGGCAATCCCCTTTGAACCGAGGCCGATACAGGATATGAATGTGGAAATTCCACCGGATGTGCGATACAAAATTTTCTTGAATGTGTGTTATGAGGGGCCGAAAATGGGTCTTCGACATGAACCAGGCTATACAAACAAATGTATGAATTGCGGATTCGAATTTCCGGAAAGCCCCTATATTCTTCAGCCATCAATGCCTCTAACACGCGAATTGATCAAACAATATAATGAGGAGACGGCGGCCAGTATTACTGCAGGAAAGGTTGCTCTAGAGACGCAGGATGTGAAAATCACGGATATCACTTTCCAGGAATTGATTGATTCCTCTCATAAGGCATTTCAAGTGAAGCCCTCTCAGAAGCGGGAAATTATGACCGGTATAAAATTACTAGAGGAGCTACAGAATTTCGATGCCTTTGAGGGCTGGAAAGAGCAAATTACGGATACTATAGCGGAAATTTCGAAATTGCCCGAAAAACCGGATGAGGTGGAACTTACAGGGGCCTATGGCAGCATGTCGAATTTGGCAAGAGAAATCATGGATTATTTCTTGGCAAAACTTGGACAAACACGGGCAAACATTTTGGAAAGACTTTTGAAATCAACTCCGGAGCAAATTGTGGAATTTGTTCGAACCTATTTCGTGGTACAATTTCAACGTCTGAAGTATAAATTCAAAAATGATAATTTGCGTATAAGAATAGTCGATGTGGGACAAAGTACCCGTGATACGATTGATGAGATGATTAAAAAGCACACCAGTTTTAAAACGGATTTGGCTTCACGGATAAGGGGCGGAACACTCGAAAAGCTCGATATAGTTATTGAGAGAATGAATCGAGCTCTCAATATATTGAAAGTGCATATGCGAGCCTCCTCCTTTCCAGGAGGGGGAGTCGGCCTACCCTATATAATGACCGCTCTGGTTGGGGGCATTTTACGCGAATTTATCGACCCCGATGTCGGCCCTAAAGATGATATGTGGCTAAAGGGGCCTTTAACAATCGTGGATTCATGTATTTTGAAAATTCACGAAGAGGCTCTGAATTTCACAGGAGAACAGATACGTGAACTCATACAAAAGAGATCAGAGGACGAGAAGAATCTGTTTATTCGGCGCTTTGAAGGAAAGACGCAGGCGGAGAAGAATATGGAGAAGATGTATAAGAAATTGGGGCTTGGCGAATGGGCGATTACCAGCAAGGATGTTCGAAAATATAGCCCGGAACAATGGGAAAAGGATAGGGAACAGCGGAGACAAATGGGGTTCACTGAATTTCAGCCAGAGGGTCTTGAGGCTGGACCGGAAGGCCTCGAGCCCGGCCAGGAGGATGGATATGATATTGGCGAGGAGGTAGATGACTAGATATTTTAGCTATATACATCAGGAATGAGGACACTTCTTCTGAGTGCTATCTTATATTTATTAGGGATATCAGGAATTTTATTATTACGGCCGTCGTTCATGTTTCATTCCAACGGAAACTGGAAAGAATTCGGAACGATTTCTTCGGAACATACGATATTCCCCTTTTGGATGTTTTGTATAGTTTGGGCCGTTGTTTCCTATATCATAACACTTCTTCTCTTACAGGAATACACAACTGCAGTGGTGACGGCGGTGGCGGCGGCGACAACAATACCTCCGGATATTGAGCCGATTCCTGTGAAACAGCGCTCAAAGAAGAAATCGAATGGTGTTATACAGCCTGGATACTATATCTTAAAGGGATCCGATGAATCCGGTCCACCGGAATATGTATATTATGGTGATAAGCCCCCGCCCATTGTTCGCGAAGAGGAGGATAATGAATAAACTAGTGAGTTTTTAAAAAAGTGAATCTTATCCGAATAGGATTTACTTTTTTAACATAAGGAAGAAAGAGAACATATGGAGGAGCAACAGAAAGAGGGTAATTCCGAGGTCCTACCGGCAGAGGCTTCTGTAAATGTGGCTCCGCCGGCAGCGCCGCCGTCAGCTCCCTCAGCGCCGTCAGCTCCCTCAGCGCCGTCAGCTCCACCGATAGCCAAGAATAGCTTTTACTCCGAGGACGAGATTGCACGCATGAAATTCTTCTACAAAAAGCGCGAGGGGAATCCGACCCTGTATACATATGACGAAAGCGGCGATTTAGCCATGTATTCCCAGAGTGGCAGTGTAACGGAAACCATCCCTCTTCGTTCCTATGTGGCCCATAGCAAGGAAATCAAAGACAATCGCGACCAAGACCGGCTTGATGAGATTTCAGAGGCAGAAACGGCCTACGAGGTAGCACTGGAATCGCTGAGAAAGGCGAGAGAGGAATATCAGAGCACAAAAGAGGCCCAGCCCTATTTAGCCGCTCACAAGGAAATGGTGGAAGCCGATATGATTCTATCGAGGAAGCGTTATGGACAACGGGGTCTTCAAATTCTGCCGAATCCTTCCGTGAGAGATGTGCTCTTTGATCAGCCCCATGAAGTGCGAAAGTTGTTTCCAATGATTGACCCCTTTAAAAGGGAACTCATCCGATTGATTACACGCGAATATCCCTATTACTCATTTGAGGGGTCTTATACGGGTGAAGCCACCGGCGCCGCCCCGGTAGAGTCCAAGAAGGAACAGGTAGTGGAACCACGACAACTTCTGAAGGATGGTCGCTATGCCCGGATGATTTTCCAGGAGGGTAGTGGAGAGAATGACATATTCAGTCCCTTTTGGCCCGTCGAGTTTACAACGGACAATGGTAAATATTCGAGCGCCTTACAGGCCTATGAGGTGGCCAGAGAGCTGGAGGCATTCAATATGGGCGACATTGATGCAGCAAAACATGCCGACTTACAGAAGAAACTTTTGGGCACGCGCAGTGGGGGGACTATAATGCGGTATATGAAGGAGATTACGACACAGGTCAAAGATCCGAAAGGTACGTGGATGATGATCTACACGAACATCTTTGAACAACACGAGGAGCTGAAGAAACGTCTTCTTGCAACGGGGACAGACGCTTTCGTCTTTGTATTCAAAGAGCCGGCAGGTGTGGGCATGGATGCAAACCCCAGTGATCCTGCAACATGGAAGGGGGATAATGCCGTAGGGTCTGCTTTGGAAGAACTCCGAACAGAATTCCGTGAAGGTAGGGGCCGTCTTGCAGGCGTACGCAATGTGGCGCCCGGGCAAAGTGTTATATCCGTGGAGGAGCAGGCCACCGCGCGACAGAACGCCATCATGGGGGCACAAAAGAAGAAGGCATTCACTTTCAAGTCTAGGGCTCCCGCGCCCTAACCCTGGATAGGGTATGGACGCAAACTGGATTCATTTTCATCGCAGTTGATTTCAGTTGCAGTATAGGAATAACACACACCATTTGTATCTTTGTAAATGCGCTGTTGTGTGTTACTGGGATGAGGATATTCATATGTTATGATTGGTGGTGCCTTATACCATATCAGAACCACGTATCCGAATAATAACCCGAATAAGAATGGTATTAATCGAAAATGTGTGAGCATCTAAATAGTAATGGGAAGATTGTTTACCTTTCTACATTCGAATACATTCAATGTTATTTGGAGTGCAGTTCTTGGCATGGGAATCGTGGCTGTGCTGAAGCCGTCATGTAAGCCCGACGAATGTGTTGTGAAAAAGGCCCCGTCAGCTGAGGAAGTTACGAAGGGGCCGTATCAAATTGGAACAAAATGCTATAAATTCTCGACGAATCCCGTGGATTGTTCGGGCCTGGATATTATCGAACCATTTCGGCCATTTTAGGGCTGCGGGGTTGGGGGCGTGATAATTCCCTAAAACCTTTCAGAAATGAGCACGTTGCTTTCTGATCTCGATTCGACTGCGCCCAGCAAAGATGGAGATTTGGTGGATCAGATTTTGCGGGAAATGAACTCCGGAGGTGGAAGCCCTCCGGCCCCGGCGATTCCTTCTAGCCAGGGGATGATAGTCGACCCTATGCCCAATACGGCAATGAATACGCGCGTCATGGATGCAGGGCCGCAGACGGCGCATATTATTGGGGGGTCTCAGCCCACCCCGGCAGATTTCGCGGCGGCAATGCACGGGGTTCCCTATGCCCCCTCGGCCCCTTTTACAGCACCGACGACGGCGCCCCCTCCTCCCCCTCGAGTGCGCAAGTCGATGATGGGGAGACTTACAGAGGAATTCAAAAATCCGATTCTCGTTTCGCTACTTGTATTTGTATTTTCACTCCCGGTTGTGAATTTTCTATTTGCTCATTATTTGCCGTGGTCTGTTTTGCCCACGGGCCAGCTGACAATGGTCGGGCTTCTTCTAAAGTCGGCATGTGCAGGAGGCTCTTTTTGGGTGATACAACGCATCATTATACCGCTTTTGAATATGTAGGGCTTATTCGTCAAGTGATAAGCGGAACTTAGTGGGGAATCAGCAACTTTTATACTGACCGCTATTAGAAAAGAGGCAGAATGGCACAGAAGATTGGAGTGGAATTTGTTTTATTGGTAATCTTTGTTTTGTTTGGACTTGCAAATTACAAGCGGAATTATTTTCTTGTTACATCGGCCATTGCTGTAGCAGCATATATGATTTCAAATTCTGTACATGTTGTTGTCGGCATATTTATTGGAAGTTTCGTGCTGTATCAGTTTAATACTATTATGAAGCCGGCCCCCTCGGTTGAGCCTGTTGGATATAGTGAGGGCTTTCAGGTGAAGGATCCTATATCGATTCATCAGCGTATTGAGGAGGCACAAGTCCCTGTGGTGAAGCCGTCAATGATAACGGGGGTGCTTGAATCGCCCGAAATTTTGGATAACTTACAGGTTGCAAGTGTGGGTTCGGAAGAGGTAGGGTCGGCCCGGCGCGTTCAGCCGGCTGGGGCTAAGGGAATGCCTGAGCCGATTCCTACCCCGCGGGATTCGGCTGATCAACTTCCGGTGAGTGGGTCATATGAAACACAGGTGCCGAAGGCAAATCCGCCTTTGCAGAATGGACCGGATAACCAGGGGATTTTGACCGCCTTGATTGCAAAGGGGACGGCGCTGTTTTCAGGAGAGTCGCCAGCGGGGAAATAAGGGGTAACTGGCGGTAAAGTAAATAGATAAGATCATAGAGTGGTATTATCTCATTACTTTATATTATCATATTAGAGAGGGGATGGCTACTCGGCGAGCACACGAATTAGCGGCATTTAATATTATGGAGGATGATCTAAAAGAGACAATAATCAACCTTATAAATATTGACAAAGGCACATCAGAGAATTTCGTGCTATTTGATTTCCGAGTGAACATTCAACGCAATAGGGAATTGTTCAATCAATTCAAATATTTTAATAAAATTATATTAAATCCACAAGGGGATTCTATTCCCACGTTTGAAATCGGTGGCAAACACTTTCCAGCATTAACTTTAAAATCATATGATAATCGGCCTGGTACATTTAGAGATTTTTTTATAGATAATGGAATGGATAGAAATTCCCTATTACGTATATCATCTGCCTCAGAAGCATTTAATTTTTGGAAATATAAGGGGAGAAATATTACAAATAATACTCGTAGAGGTGGAACACTTCGCGGAAATTATAATAATAAATTCGATAATATCGCACTTTTATGTATAATTGTGCCCGGAAATCGGGCTGTATATGACCTGGACCGCTCTAAATTAGATTCTCTGGGTGATCTTGATAAGGCCATATTAACTGCATCAGATACGGGTAAGAAAGAGGCATTTGCATTTCGTATGTTGGGATACAAATATAAAATGAAAAATGTTGCTGTTGAAGGGCCACGAGAGCCCCTTCAAGAATCTAGGCAACTACCCCCTTTAGTGCAAGAACGCCGGCCAGAAATTAATATAGAGCGGATGTTAAAAGAAACAGGGGGAGACATGAGATATCGTAATCGAATGACAATAAATGAAGGTGGCAATATGGCAAAAAAGTTTGCAGCAAGTAAGAGTGTAAGAGATGCTATATTAGATGCCATTCAAAATGATACTGCAGATAAAAAGAATGCTTTAATATTATTACGTAATCTAACATCATTCAAAGATAATGCTAAATATTTTGAAGATGGCTATATAATGGAGATCAAAAAGATGCCAATTGACAATATATATATTACAGGTATACTTTTAAATTTGAGTTTAATCAAGGACAACTTTTTTACATATGGACCTGAACTTGATTTTTCGAAATTTAATGGTGAAGATGCCGAGCAATTCAAAGGTGTTGTTGGACCCACTTGGAATAATTTTATGGAGAAAGTGGAGGAGCAAAAGAGTAGGCCGGAAAATTTGATGACACCTGCAGCTAGATTTGCAGGAATTTTACAAGGGGCTAGAGACTCACAGAGGAGCCGTCGTAAGCGCTTGCCACAGGCCCAGCCACAGGAAGCTCCTCTCGATCTCCTTGGATTTAATCCATTCCCTCTAAATAGGAACTCACTCCAACCCTCTCTATCTGGCTATACGCCATTTGGACTTAATGTGCCCCCTCTAAATAAGAACTCACCCAACCCCTCTATCGATCTCCTTGGATTTAATGCATCCCCTCCAAATAGGAACTCACCTAAACCATCTCTACCTGGCTACAGACCATTTGGACAAGGGGGCAGTGCACGCGGTGGGGCCCGCCGCCAGGCACGCAACCAAACCAAAAAAAGAAAAATTGAACTGATTTAATCCACTTTAGAAAGTATGGGTGCCGAACAAACAAAGCCTTCACCGATTGCAATAGATGAAAGAGTTATGAATCTATTTTCACAACTCTTTCATTTCAGTTTTCCAGTAAAAGACCTCGTCGACAATTTTACAACAAATGAATACGAATGGCCCCATTTTGTAGACGAACTCGATGTGCTAAATCTGACCGATACGATTCCGGATTATGTGGGTGCATCTGGTAAAATCTATATCAAAGGCGACAGAATCATCAAGGAAATCTCCATTGTTCACCCGCACAATCTTCGAGGTGTATTCCTAGAGTCCTGGATACAGACGACACTTCAAAATGATTCCCTCTACGGCTCCCACATTCCACAATTATTCGCCATCCAGCGCTCCAAGTCGAAAGAAATGGGGAAATTATCTATCTTTCTCACGATGGAAAAAATCGCCGATACAATTCAAGACGTTTTGCTAGAGGATTCCATTAGCCTAACAACGATCCTCCCCTATTTCAAGCAATTTTCCGAAATGCTCGAACATTTCGAGGCCAAATACGCGTTTCGTCATAGAGATTTACATATAAATAATGTATTATTTCAAGATGGCAAGATATACTTGATTGATTTCGGCCGTTCAAGTATAGGGGATACATATTTCCAACGAGGAGAGTATATATATGTGGAAAATGAGCTCCGTTTCTCAGAATATACCACAGCATTAAAATGGGACAATGTGTACTCGTGGTCTCCCCCACTGGACATATTAACATTTCTAACGAGTTTTCGAGAGCTATATTACATGCAGATGGACGCCGATTGTAAGTCATTCATAAACGAATTTGTCGATGACACTATGTATAAATATATGGAACAAAAGAGAATATCTGGCGAGCGCGTTTATTTCCAAACATATCCCTATAAAATTCAGAGTTGGGACGAAAAAATAAAGACACATTTTGAGAAAAAGGTATCTATTCGTGAATTTTCCAAGGAAATAAAATACTTTCTTCATAGTTATTTATCATATGAAATCAATCTAAATGTTCCTGCGTATGCAGATATATAAACTCCAATAATATAGAATGGCCCCGAGAACCGGCGGGATATTTATATCCAACACAACACTTATAATACTCGGTATTATGTTCATTCTTCTATTCGTTTTTTTTCAACCGCTTACGCTACAGCAACCGCTACAGCAACCGCTACAGCAACCGCTACAGCAACCGCTACAGCTACAACCCCAAGCAACCATCGTCCAAGTGGAAACTCCAGGAGGCGACGATCGCTACATGCGTGCTCCCAAACCGGAGCGTGACTGGATTCCCTATCGTGCCAGCATACGTACCAGGGGCGGACCCGAAGCCTATCAGTCCATCGGCGTATTGAAGTTGGATGGGGGTGAGGTTCTCCCCCTTTACGGCCGGCGAACAACATCCCGGTCGGATCGCTATCAATATTATACGCGCACGGACACCTATAATCCCGTCCAACTCCCCATTATATACAAAAAACGCGATTGCCAGGATGACATCGGCTGTGAGGAACTCTTTGACGGCGAAAGTGTACGCGTCGGGGCAACAGGAAAAACGGGGAGTGTAACCCTATATCGTTTATCAGGCCCGACATATTACGGCTAAATCCTTTAGGGCTGTTTGTTAGATATGGCGAATCCTCTTGGATGTATTCCTGGAGCACAAACCGGGCTTATTGATTTTAATAGTATATCCATAGATTCCGATATTCTGTTAAATACCCTATCAAAAGAAACCCCGAACTTTCAGTTCAAATGGTCAACTCGGTCAGATAGACCCCAAATAAGTCAAACACCTGGGGTCATCAATTTAAAAACCGAAGGACTGACAACCATTATTTATAATCAACATGAATATTACCTGACCTCCATACAATTTGCACAAAGCAGTCAAGGAAAGGGTACACATACACCTTTGATATCTCCCAAGACGAATCAACTATCCAATAAGGAGGATATCATTCTCACATTTACAGACATTAATATCATTATCGGAGATCAGCAACATATTGTTATTGTTGTTCCTATTATACGCAATTTAAGTGGACTAAGCGTAGATCCCGATTATCTCCATGCAATATATTCACCCGATAGTGTATCAGCGGAACGAGGCATAACCATTGAAAGTTTGATTCCGAAGGGCCCTTATGTGTCATATACTATATGTACACCACGCATAGGAGTAGCTGGTTCAAATCAAAATTTAATGATTATGGTTTCTATGTATGGGTTGCCTGTAATAAACGCCAGTATACTAAATATTTTACAGGGTCAAACCCTATCAAATTATATACCTCCTGCCTCTGTACAATTCACACAATCGAGTTCAACAGCGCCTATAATGGTCTTATTCAATAATATTTTGACTACGCCCCCTCCCCCTCCGGAACCGATTCGGACACTTACGACCGATGCCCTCAAATGTGTTCCACTCGACCCTGAGAAACAAATAGAAAATGGAAAAATCAAGATAGATGCAAGTACAGGCAAACCACTTGATATCGTTCAAGCAAATCGTATAGATACGATGACAAATGCCCTGTCGAACACGTCAAGTGTTATTTCGCCACAGACGTTCGTTAGGGCAGTATCTCTTGTGCTCGGCGTCCTGTTTTTTCTGTGTATAGTCTATTTCGTAGTGGCCTTTAGTATGAATTATTTCATCGGAAACTCCTATGCCGGCTCTCATGGTCCTATTGCTTCCATGTCGCGTTCCGTCTCAAAATTCACGATTCCCGCCTATTTTACGACGGGCGTATTCATGGGACTCGCCGGTGTTCTGGTGGGATACTTACTGAGCCGAAAGGCCGTATGATCGCGTATAGTGATCGGCAACTTCATGTGGCGTGGCCGTTTCCAGGGGCTGTTTCATATTGATACTTTCACCCACCGGTCGGAACTCATTGCTACTATCTCCATCCGGCTCGAATGAATGCGACTCCCTAGAGGGCTCCTCGTGTTCCGGATGAGCTTCGCCGTCTACTACGTCGGCCGAACCCTCGGTTAAGGCGCTAATGGGAGCAGCCACCTGTTTTCCGGGCCCGGTCGGCTGTTCGGGGGCCTCGATTTTGATGAGAATACGTTTGCGATTTTCCAGGAAGAACGCCCCCGCCGTTAAGAAGACGGCAAGAGCGAGTATGGGATTCACATATAGGGCTACAAGCACGGAGGCAATGAGCAATATGACGCCCACATACGTATTTACGAACATTTGAAGGACCCAGTTGGGAACATTGGGGGCACTCAAAAAGAGGAGGAATGATACGGCTAATACGGAAAGAAGTGCCGTGGGATTCTTCATATCTAGTTTATGCATTGTAAAAAATTGATGAAATCCGGTGGCCACACGACTTATATGGAGGATGGAATCGTTCTTACACAAAAGGGCTATTCGATTCGAAAGGCTGCCCTGAGTCCACAACAGACGGATCTCATTTTGAAAGAGCTGAATGTTTGCCCGAAATTGAACACGAAGTTCTCTTCTGACAAGATAATTGCAGAAGCGACCTTTAAAGTCTATCGCGAGTCGCCGAATCGGTGGTATCTTCCTCGCCATTGGGGTATAGAGCATTTCGGACAGCCGGACAAGTCGAATTTGCCTCTTGGCCTGGAATTGAGCGAATCCGCTGGAAAATTCGTTGGAAATCCCTATCCATACCAAGAGGACATTATCAAGAGTTTTATGGATGCAGGAGGCAATGGGCTCATCTGTGTGCCGTGTGGAAAGGGGAAGACGTTCATGGCGTTGGCGATTGCTGCCCGGATTGGACGGCGATTTCTGGTGGTCGTGGACAAGGAGTTTCTCATGAATCAGTGGCGGGGGGAGATGGAAGCGCTAATGCCTGGGATTCGTATTGGCTGTGTCCAAGGACCGAAACAGGAGATTGACCCCACAAAATACGATTGTACGATTTGTATGATTCAGACGATTTCTGGGAATGATAGAGTCTTGCCGAGTTTCCACGAATATGGATTCGCCATTTTCGATGAGTGTCATCATCTCGGTGCCCAGCACTTTTCGCGATGTCTTCAGAAAATCCAGTTGAATAAAATGCTCGGCCTCTCGGCAACGCCTACACGAGAGGATGGGCTGAGTAAGGTCTTCACCTGGTTTCTTGGAAATCCGGTATATTGGGAGAAGACACGCGAGCCTGATCCGTCTGTGGAAGTCAAATCCATCATGATTGAAACGGACGATACGGACTATAATACGATTCCTACGAATTGGCGGGGAGAGCCCGTTATGGCCCAGCTTTTAACGAATATCCTGGGCTGTAAGGAGCGAACGGACATTATTGTTGGGTGGATTCGGCGACTTGCTGAGGAGCCGGCGCGACGGATTCTCGTCCTTTCGGAGCGTATTGGGCACTTGGAGGGAATCGAGCGATGTTTGGAAGGGAGTGGGCTGAGTATTGCCTATTATATCGGTGGTATGAAGGAGGCAGTGCGCGAGTCGGGGGCTCAGAGTGCCCGTGTTCTTCTGGCCTCCTATGCAATGGCAAGTGAGGCCATGAATATCAAGAGCTTGAACTCGGTCATTTTGGCCAGCCCTAGAAAGCACGTGGAACAGAGCACGGGGCGTATTTTGAGGACGCGTGTAAGTGATAGGGTAGTTCAGCCGATGATTATTGATATAGTGGATAAACATTCGATGTATAAGGGGCAGTGGAAGAAACGTCATGCCTATTATAAGCAATGTGCCTATAAAGTGGAAACGTGGAGAATGGATACGCCTATATGTCGCGGTGCAGGGCCAGCCCCACCAGCTCCGGGCGAATGCCTCATCAAATAAAGGAATATATTTTGTACGTAGGGGTAAATGTTACAGGGCCAGTTACAGGGCCAATCGTAACAGATCCCGTAGAAGAGGGAATAGGAATGGATTTGGCTACCCCATATGTATCCTGGAGTGTTATAGTAGTGCCAATACCTTCCACATATATCGATGCAATATTGTGCTCTTCTTGTAAATCGATTTTATCATTTGCAATATCATTATATAATATTTGTCCTATAGTATCTGTCACACATACTTTTTTATCGGGTGGATTCGGCAGTATATATCTAGCAATAGTGCCAATGCCACTATGTTGCGGTTTACAAGAGTCGTGATAGGGGTTATTGAAATATATGGAGTATAATGGTATGGATTGAGTAGCCTGTTGTATTTTGTAATAATTATCAGAAGTACCCTCCATATTCTTTGAGGGATTATCCGCTTTAAAAATGGAGATGGTATGGAGGTTTCTATTTGATTTATATACATATAGCCGTAATTCCACATTTACTTTTAGCATATACATAGAAATAGTCGAAATATCATACGGAGCGCCCAAATCTAGAACAAATGATGTGGACGTATTTATGTCATATTTTCCATTCGTGAAAACGGAATTGATAGTTTGTGTGGATGTGAGTATAATAGGTTTTCCAGCTGCAACATTTATACCGCGTTTATCTATAACAACGAGTTCAGACATACTACATGAAGATGTTTCTGTTGAAAAATATAAATATTGGACGGATGTTAATCCAGTAGATATAATCTGTTGTGTTTCATATGGAAATGAGGTGGCAATTTTCTGAGAAAGAAGAAAGGAATATATATCAGACTTTATTGAAAGGGATGTTTGTGTAGAATCAGTTGGTTTCGTTGTATAACGAAATGATGAATTTTGTATGGTAATATATTTTTTAAATGGTTCTAGTACAATATCTCTCTTTGTTGTAAGATTATCAATAGTATATGTACTTATTTCAGAATCTGATTGTGAATATGTATCTTTCATAAATTTTTTAAAATTTTCCAGTTTATTGTTGGAATGATATCTTTTTTCTGCAACATTTGTTATGAAATTATTAATCGAATCCGTATTATTCCATGATGTAAATATGTTACCATCGCTTCCATATGTATGTAAATCACTGGGTATTGCCCTCCCCCAACTAAAGACTGAATAGTCCATCCATGGCCAGCCCTGCAAGCTGCCGCGATTAATTATGTATAAACCATCACTAATACGGGTGGCGGTATTTATAGTTTGTTTCATTACATCCCTCGAGGCCCAAGCAGAGTGAAAATTTAAAGGCTGTCCCTTCGCGTCATTTCCAGTAGGTGGGCTTGGTGTTGCCATCGTCTCGACTATAACTGATCCTACAGAGAGAGTAACTCCTGAATCTTGAAGATTTAATAATTTCATCCGAACATCTGTATTAGTCCAACTCCAGTATGAATAATAAGTGTAGCTGCAGCCGGAGATGTTGCAAGTGTTTAGCTGCGATATTGTTTTTATAGAATATGTTCTACTTATTATAGCAGTTTCTAGATCATACCAATTTTTGATATCATTAATATAACTTTGAATAGCATTATATTCAACTTCATAGCCACTATTTAATGTACTTTTAGGAGTTATTGTAAATGTGATAGTATCTTCTAATGTATCTAAGATTATTGGTATAGTAGTATCATTATATGTTGTTGATGACGTACGTATGGTATAATTATAATCTGTGGTGGTCGCTCCTCTAATAGAAACGGCAAGAGTCAATGATAATGTACCACGTCCATATGTTTTAAATTCAAATGATGTTCCCGTTGTCAACAACTTACTTGTCATTCCAATATTTAAAATTTGTGTTTTATTTGTATTGATACTAAAATCACCAGCTCTTGTAAGTTGCATATAAGAAGAGTTATTGTTGGATGTAATTCCTTGCACTTGTTGAATATAAGGGTCAGTCAGAAAATATTTTTGTATCTGTGCTCTGTTTTCATTATAAAACAGAATGGGGGCATTTTTCATATAGCGATGGTCATATTTCGCTGTTTCATTAGTTATTTGAGTAGATATGAGCTTTACACCAAATATTACAACATCCATACCAATGTCAAATTCAATCCATTTTGCATTCGTCCGTATATATGATGAACTATTGAGGGTATTTAAAGCTTGATAATCAGATGTATTGGATGTTCTGTATGGTTTTCCTTCTAACACATTTCTTCCATCGATATCATATGCTTGAAACGATTTTATATTTATATATCCAGAAGAGGTATTATTATCAAACTCATTGGGAGAAAAGAAGGCGGGTGAAGGGTTTTCTATACGTATATATCGTGCTGTTGTATTATATGTGTATGTAATAAGAATATCTTCGCGAACATGTTCCCCTTTTAATATAATATCCATTTTTGATAACTGGGATGCATTTAACATTTGGAGTTTTGAATCAATCAATGATAAAACATAATTATTTGTTGTTATCACGGAGGCACCTGTAATATCATATGTTGCTCCTAAATCGATTGTGATGGGGGTTTGGTTAGGAAGCCCTAACCCTGTAGTGGGATATAATTGCGTATCAGGTGAATTTAAGCTGTATGTTCCATCTGTAATTCTTGTCGCCCCACTTTCTGCAAGCGTTGTACCCTTACCAAGCGCCACATTTCTCCCATTTTTATCATATACAACGATCTGTCGTATTGCCATTTTTTCTTTCGGCGTATAACGAATATAACGTATGCCAGTCAAAGGACTCGATGGGCCAAGATTGACTATTCCACATTCCTGTGTGGATGGCCTATAATCAAAGACTTCTTTCATTAATCCTCCAATAAATGCCTGCATGCCTGCTTCAGTATTTGATAGCTGTATTCTCTTCCATGCATTTAAATCCGTTGTTGGACTTGCTCCATATGTTCCCGAATAGTCTACACCTCTTTGATCGGGCGCAGCTAAATTAATATAATAGAATCCATCCGTAAATAATACAATATGACCTAAGCGATATGTATCATTGCTTGCCCATGTTCCCCTATTTCTAGTAGTTACGGAAGTACTACCAGCTAAAAATGTTTGATCAAATGATAGTGTAGATGGTATTAATGCTTGTTTGATAGTATATTGCCCCCATGCTGGACCTCCGATATTAAATATAACATCTTCATATAGTATTATGAACATACGAATTCGAATAGTGGCATCTAAATTTGTCCATGATGTTGGACTTACAACATAACTACCAGAGTTGCCAGAAAGTAATTTATTACCAGAGGCACCTATATCTGTAGCTAAACCATTGCTGGTATTTGCTATAGACCAAATCGCTCCATTTTGGGATACAAATTTTATGTAATTATTTCCTGTACCTGCATTATCTATTGCCATAAATGTGGGCTGGCTACTTATATTCGTAAGAGCAGCAATAGGGAGGTTTCCATTCACATTTGGGCCAGACATATTTCCAGGACTTACTGGCGGAACATAGATGTATCCAGGAGTTGCCGTTGAATAAGTAGGTATATTGGAAGGATTGAATACTGCTAACGAACCTTCATAATAACAAGCCTTTCCAGTCCAATCCACAATTTTAGTATGAACACCTATATATGTGAAGAAGTATACATTGGAAAGAGTACTACCACTCCATACAGGACAATAGTGTGTAATAGCGAAGGGACCTCCAACCCACATTCCTGACATTGAACCCAATGCTCCTGGCCGTGATACCGCTATTATCCATGGTGTAATTTTTCGGATGCGATTTGTAGCATATACGCTAATATCAGGATTCGTTCTTTCAGAAAAAATAATATTATCCGATGCATCTATTATAAGGGCTGTAGGGTTATACATCGTAGCAGTTCCTATAGGTCCGTCAGTGGATGTCATTCCTGTTGCTTGCATTCCTGGCCCAGTGCCTGCAATGGTTGATACTGCCCCTGCAGGGGTTATTATTCGTATTCTATTATTTCTTGCATCTGTAACATATAGATTTCCATCCTTATCAAATGTTACACCAGTAGGCCCATTAAACCGAGCGTTAGTGCCCACCCCATCGACCAACCCAGCCGTGCCATTACCAGCAAAAGTAGTAACATTTACTTGTGTAGGCAGAGCACCTAAGGGTGTCATCATTCTAATCGCATTATTATGATAATCCGCTATATATAAATTACCATTTGGACCTAAGGCAATACTTATAGCGCCGTTAAATCTTGCAGCCGAGCCTGCAGCATTTACTATACTCGCTGCACCATAGCCTGCACACCAAATCAGAGCAGGAGTAACACCAGATGCTGTAAAATTGGTTAAATTATTCGCATTTGTCGACAAAGCAATTATACGATTAAAATTCGGCTCTGTGAGATATAGCATGGTATTATCAGCATTAACAGCAATACTATTAACTGGCTGGAAAACGCTGGTACTCAACGTAGCCAATGTAATGATTGTTCCAGGTGTTGATATGTTGCACTTAAAAACTGATTGACCCGACCAATTCGACCAATATAGGGTCGTTCCATCAGGGCTTATAGCAAGACCAACTACATTGGTTTGACCACTTATAAATGTTGATACAACGCCCTGAGGTGTTATTTTTCTGATTGCATGGCTGGCCTGATCCGCCACATAGATATTACCAGCAAAATCAATACATAGATTTCCAGGAGTATTAAAGGTGGTTGCCGTGCCAACCCCGTCGGCGGACCCAACTGCCCCGCTCCCTGCAATCGTGGAAATAATACGACCTCTTGTTATGGGTATCGTATCAGGAGTCAATTCTGTAGTAGACTTCTTCAATCTAATAGTTGCCGTTGAATTTGTCAGCACATTAAGAGCACTATAATATATAACCTTTCGTATTTCGTGTTCCGTTCCCAAATCAATCGTAAAAGGTCCCGTGTAACATTCTCCCTCAGCCTTATTGGAATAGTTACCATCGGTTGGATTATTTGTTCCTGACATACGCATTAAGGCAACATTTAATCCTATCGAATTTATTACAACAACTTGCGATGTTTTTCCTGTTGATGTTGTATTTATATCAATATATCTCGCTTTCAAATAGCTAACTGGATTTATAGGTTGAATCATATAATTCACGGAATTTATATTTGTTGGGAAAGAAACAGAATCCTGCAAATTATAATTCCGAATTGGCTCCATCGCTTGAATGCGTTTCTCGTTATAAAACTCTAATGTAACATTTATATTTTGACCAGATTTTATATAATAATTGATATATTCAATAATGAACTCTTTTCCTAAATCTATTTCTAGAAAATTAATAGGTACTAACGATTGACTGGTTAGTCCCGTCTTTATTTGCTCTAAATTTGAATTATCTATATTTGCCCCATACAGATTCGCGTTCAACATAATATTATTACCAGTATTTTTAGAAATAACAGAAATTTGTGAGAAAAGTGTTGTAGGGGCTGTAATACGAATGATGTTAGTAGAACAAAGAATATATTGACCGATATTGTCCCTTATATAGTATATGGGGGAAATCATTTGAATATCGGATGTAGTAGATGAATTTGTTATGAATGGTGTTAATGAATTATCATTATTTATCAAATATATACAATTATTATTACTATCGGCTACATAAATTTTACCATCTGAATTTGCAAATACACCTCTTGGATTGGAAAATCCACCAATCCTAGTCTCTGCATTAGTAGAGTGTTGTATTTTTTTAACGCATAGACCCGAGCCATCCTGTGTTGATATATATATCGATGTAGAATTCACCGCGAATGGATTATTTGTACCACTTGATACTACTACACTATTAACATATTCCATTTGTATTTTCCATAGTCCATTTCCATCTAATACATATTGTATATTATTTATGATTACAAACCCTTTTGTACCGGTAAAATTGGCATTTAATAGCCCCCCTCCGTTATTTCCTGCAGTATTTGAGCCTGTATATAGAGTATTATTTCCATTGCTGCGTTTTGTTATTTGATTTCCATTTGAAATATACATATCTGTGCCATTTACATGCATATGTTTGGAATTCGTTATAGTGGTGTTGGTTGAACCATCACTGCCATATATTCCAGATGCATTACACACATATATTGTTGTACCCTGTAAACAAACATCTTCGCCCCCAGGAAGAGGGGTTGTACCAATGCGCATTATTTTTATATGTTTTTCATATGTAAATGTCCTTGTTGGAAATGTGGTTTTATATATTTTACCCTGTCTTATGATATTTTCCGCCCATCTTTTACGATATGGTAGACCATTATTTTTTAGATCACCTTCCCATTGCAGATAATCATTGCCATCTTTTGTTAAATATACATTATCATCCTTATCAACACACACACCTGCACTAATCCATATGAAATGTCCCCAAACAAGCTGTTCCATTCCCATCCATCCATCTAAATCACGATACCCACAGCCATTTATATCCATTTTATCAGGCCATCCATGAACAATTTCCGTGGTATTTGTATAAGAATCTAATGGTATATCTAAGGCATTTTTTAATCCACTCATCATATCATTCCAATATGGGGGGTTATTAAACGGATTGTTAGGGTCATATCTCCATTTTGTAAAAGAACCATTTGCCCATGCAATATACATATTTCCTCTTGAATCTGTTGTAACTTGGGTAGGGTAATAACCACCCTCTTTGCTGTTCTTTCCTCCAGTTATTAGAGGCTCGATCCTCGAGTGTTGCTGTGCCTCTATGGGATAGGGGATAAATGATATATTTTCACCAATATTCTTATAGACTGAATTACACATGTTATTGGATGGTATAGCTAATCCATCTGAACCCATTGACCCCCTATATATTCTTAGTTTAAATTTTGAGGGCTCAGTATTCCAATAGCGTGTATTGTAGTAGTTAAACTTCAAACATTCATCGTATGTAGGTAATGCGCCCCCCGATATTTGACGAGCTAGATTGTCCCAGTATGGAGTGTAATCCGCATACCAACTATACCAATTGTTGAAGGCCGGCTGACCAAGCCGTGCAAGCTCTGATGCACGTAACTCGGCCCCTGTCGGATATTTAGATTTATATTGACTATATACTTCGATACATCCATTCATGTAAAGACGGGTTTCACCGCATGTTACTATATATAAATGATATTCATATTGTGGAATACCATTGATTTCCCCTGTATAAGTTTTTCCTTCGCATATTTGAAATGAAGGATATGATTGGGGGGTAAATTCCCCATATATACTATAACTTGTTCTAATTTCATTACGAAGATTTAGTGGACCAGTACCATTATCAGTGAACCACAGAGTCCAATTGGATTCAGATTTTTTCCTATAATATATACTAAATAATTTTCTGTCAAAAGCAAATATAAAGTTTTTTGTGAACCATAAATCACTTTTAGAAACGTTAATCCCCCCATTAATGAAGTACTCCTCTTGAGTCCTATCACTATATGAAATAACGAGCTCTGTCGCGTTGTTCTCAACAAGTGTGTTTCGCAATCCAAATATCCCGTCAAATTTCATAATTGAATTATATAAAGTATTCATATTGGAAGGTATAGTCATTTTATAGAATTCGCAATAGAACCTCCCAGTGGTAAATCTATTCAAATAAAGAGTATCTTCATAAGAATCAACCCCTAGTAAGTTTGGATAATGTGTGCACTCCATACTTGAAAATTTATCAGTCTCCTTTTTGGTATCAATGATATAAATATGTTTAGAGAAATAATATATATTGTTAATGCAATCTTTTCCATTGGATGTATATATTTTACCATCGGAAGTTATATATAACTTACCAAATTTCTCGCGTCGAGCGCTACCAACGCCTGACAATTCAGCCGTTGATGGTGGGTCGCGTGCATTGATACTCTCAATATTCAGTCGATAACATCCATTTGAATCAACAACAATAATATTTCTATTAGAATCCAGACATAGACCTTTTGGCGAACTTAATGTAAAATTTAATGAAAGTGTTGAACCTGCTGGTGAAGTATATCCAGTATAATATACTTCATATGTTCCTCCTGTAATTGGAATTTTACCAATACGATTTAGTCCTGTTTCTGCAATATATAAAATCCCATCTTTAATAACCATTCCATTTGGATTATTTAGACCAGAACACAGGGTGGTTTCAGTACCATTTGTATCGATTTTTATTATACTCCCATTCGACGTACTAATATAGATATTTCCAGCAGAATCCGATATCATACGATTGTATGTGCTACTTGATTTAATTCTTGATACACGTAGTTGTTGGGATACTTTATTAATATTAGTGGATGTTGCAACATAAATATCATTTGAAATTATAGCAATGTCTACTGGATTTGTGTATGTTGTTGCATTTCCATCTGTAATATTTTTCACCGATAAATCTTGTAATCCCCTTTCTAGTCTTTGTGCTTTTATAGTATATAATATGTTATTATTATCTATATCAAATGCTGATATATTCGAAATTTGAGTGGCCCCATATATTAATGTATTATTAGACCCTAATTTATAAATCGTATTATTTCTAGATTTAATATTTTTATATGTTCCTGTATCATATAGACTCTGCGCCCCCCCATTTGGTTTTATAGTAATATATCGCACGTATTTATTTTGTCTTGCATTTCCAACGGGAGAAATTCCGTAACAAAATACACCTCTTGTACTCGTAACACCTGACGGCGATGTAATAGAATTACTATTCATTGTTCGTATGCCATTTTGTACCCATCCCGTCATATTACTTAATAGAGGGTCGCGAATATCTTCCATAAGATTGGTAAAAGTTGCCAATGATGCCCCATTTTGTCTTGCTATTCTTTCTGCATCAGCCGTGTTAGTCAATGTATTATCTGCCAATATATAAAATACTTGCGGTGTTTGATTTAGATAAGAGGATAATATTTCGGAACGCGTTTTATATGTTTGAAATGTTTTAAAATCAAAATGCTCGAATGGATCTGTAAAGGGCGGCTTTAATGTCATTCTCCGCTCTGTAAGTTGTGTTCCACTTGCATCATATAGGGTTATTTTAAAGGGAGCAGATGTTGCATTAAAATAGCATAAAACGGCAATTATCTCATAGGGTTTACCTAAATCAATTCGAATGGGATTATAGGAATTATACGCGTTAATCAAGGCCCCATACCATCCTCCTGTGGGTATAAATGACGACAAGGCCAGGGATGTAGTGGTTAAACCCATCGTTACGGCCGGCTTTCCTAAAGAACAATTTATTCCATTCGAATCAAGAGCAACTATTTCTGTGATATTCAGGGGCCTTGTGGAATCTAAGGATGTTAATTGAATATATTGAACATTTTGTATTCCGTGCTGTATAACAGGTGGTGTGCTACTATATAATATACTACGCACACGACTATTTGTTTGTGAAAATAATATATTATTATCTGAATTGATAGAAATATACTTTACATTATATAAGATGGAATTTATATTATTATCACCACTCATGCCACTCATGGGAATATCATCTCGTTGGAATTCGAATTTTCCAAGTTCACCTGCTATTTTTATAGTTTGGCCATTATTTCCAAGTCGTTGAATCGTTCCATTTGTATAAAAGTATATCTTATTTGAGGAGTCTATTCCAAGAACGATATCAGTTGAAGTTGTAGAATATATGGGATCCACAAACTCTTTACTATATATTTGCCCGCCCTCTGCAGTATAAATTATATTACGTGTATCAATCACAAAACTATTAATAGCTCTTGTACTCGGATTACTCGGATAGAATCTTTGAATATATCCAAATATCGATATTTTATATACAGCTGTATTCGATAAAAAATATACACTATTAGATTTGTCAACAAAAAGTTGATATGGTTGAGGGATTGGATTTAGTATAGATTGGCCATCAGTTATACTTGTAGATGTAGTATTCGTTCCTGCAAATATTACAGGCTCTCTAAATGTATCTGTTGTAATATTGTATTGTGACGATAAAATATTTGTTTTACATGCTATATACATGGTATTAGTTGAGTCGAACTTGACATCGATGGGCTCATTCAATATAAATAATGTTTCTATAAAACCAGTTTTGATGGAAATGCGTCGTATCCTATTATTGCCCGTATCCGCTAAATAAATGTTCCCATATTTGTCATGTGACACCCCATTTACATTATTTATCTGAGAATAAGATGCATCTTGACCATCCCCAGCAAATCCTCGAATACCATTTCCTGCAATATTATACATGTGATTGGGTAAACATAATGTAAAACTTTCTAACTTTAATATGCGAGTCATATTTGCTTCAATTTGATCAATAATATACATATTATTACGATAATCAAATATTAGCCATATGGGGTTCATTAAATACGTCGAGGGTGGATATGTTCCATTTGTAGAGTATCCAGTTCGATTTCCACCACACACTAGAATATCAGATCCTGTAGCTGCACCGGCATTAATATTTATAGGCCGCTTTTTTACCTGACCCATATTATTTGTATAATATATATAATTGGAATCGAGTGGATTAAAACGAATACATGTCATTTCATAGGATATTTGAGTGCTCTCAGTTAAAGATGTCATGGGAGTTAATCCTATGGAGTTATTTAATATATTGATTTCATAGCGTTTTATTATTCTTTTGTCCGCCGAGTCAATACAATATAATATGTTGATATTATCAATACAAATAGATCTTGTATTAAACAATGATAATGAAGTTATAGCTTGATTTATTAGACTATAGAATAGGATATTATTATTGGATACGAATACTAAATATGTGTTGATAAAAATATCAATAATATACGATGTTATTGGTGTATTAATATATACAGAACTAAGAGAGTTTGTAAGAATATTATAGGATGTAATATTTATATTAGGTGTAATTCCTTTTGTATAATATAGGATGTTATTCGAATATACTAGATTTCCTAGCACAGGGGCTCCTTCCTCTGTAAATATTGTAGAAATATTTCCCTGCATATCGACCCTTTTAATGCTGTATGTTATCTTATCTAAATAATACATATTCCCATTTTCATCAAAGGTGGCCGTTGTTGTATTGCATTTTTCAGACATAGAATTATATCCTGTATTATTAACATATTGGATATTTTCGTTTACAAAATAGGACACTTTTCCGTATTTTAGAATGGGTAAATTATTATCTGGAATGTCCTCTTCTTGAGAGGGGTTAATTTTACATATTCTATTTTTAGAACTTTCCATAAAACGAATTACATTATTTACACATGATATAATCGTTGGTCTAAATATTATAGAATATGCTGCATTTCTATTTATAACATCATTATACACATTTTGTGAGTTTAAAATGCCTGCAACAATTTGTATTTTTGGCTCGTTTGCCTCTAAATCAAACACTTTTATTATTTTATTTTGACATGTACAATATAATATAGTATTTGTATCATCCATCGTAATAGATTCAGGGGTTTCTAAATCAATATTGTAAGCAGGATATATCTTGGCGTCCATTATAGTTGATATTTTTATACTACTATTTTTGAATCCACCTGTTATAGGCTGTACTGCTCCTTCATCTGTTATACGAATGATACATCCATATACTTGACAGCAGATATAAACATTGTTATTTTTATCAACAAATAATCCAGTTAATGTGCCCAAGTTTAAATTTGCTGTGTAGGATGGTTTTGACGTATTGTGTATACTAACCACTTTTGGAGTAATGTAGCCATTTCCTAATACTCTTTGAATTCGGTTTGAAATATCTATTTTACAAAGGGATCCATTTTCTTCTATAAAATAGTTTTTATCAAATGAAATAGGCGATACGAGTGAGGTCTCTAGTCTATAGTATGCATCTGATGATTTTATATTATTATTATAGTTAATCGCATATAATTTTGACCCATCATTTACGTAGGCAATGCTATTCTTTAGTAAAATATGGGTAGGCGTCGTATTAAATGTAGCAATAGTATTATTGTCCATTACAATAGTGTTTAATATATTATTCGATTCTGAAAGCATTATACTCATAAATTGAACAGGTGTGCTGCTGCTACTAGCGATGCTGTTAGATGTACCTGCGAGTGTTGTTGTTGGTTTTATGAATCGTATAGTATTTGGAATTGTTGGCCCCATAGATATAAACATGTTATTATTATCTATGGCAATTGATCTAGGCGAATTGATATTTGAAATGTATTGTTCTAATACATATGGCGACTCTTTTAATATATTTACTCTACATATACGATTATTGCCTGTATCGGCAATATATAAATAGGATGATATAGCATCAAAAAACAATCCTGACGGATTGTTTAGATTTGCTATTACAGATACATTTGTTTTTTCAGGTATACTTGGTAGTCTGGTAATTGTTGGAATCGTGGCTGGTCGACCGGTAGTTGTTATGGCCGCTGTAGTCAATGGTGTAGATGGTACAGGGTCTGTATAAACATCCTTCAAATATATCATACGAATTTCATTAGTGGTTGTAAAGTATAATCTATCCGCTATGATAGTAAGATCACATCGGTCACTTATAGTGATCGTTGTATAGACAGACATTTGATTGTTATTTAACGTAATTTTACAAATACGATTGTTCCCTTTATCGGCAACAAATAATACATTATCGGGGGAGTAATATGCTATTCCAAGAGGCTGATTCAGCCCAGACACAATCCTCGTTAGAGTCGTTTTATCATATTTATATACGGAATCATTTGCAGTCATATATAATGTGCCATTTAAATCGACATCGGTAGAATAGAATATTGGGGGATTTGGCGATGTTATTGCGCCTATCAACGTATTACACAAGATAGGTGGTTTGCCACAATATATATCAAAGCCTCCTATAGATTGTGATACTGATAATTTACTTTTATAAATGATATTATTCGGTTTATCTACAGCAAAGATATAGTCATCAAATATGGTTATAGATGTAAATTTTACATTCGTGGATACACTTATACTTAACCAGGAATTGTTGGTGGTCGTTTGAACATTTGTATACCACTTTAAAATATTGCCATCAATGTAATAGAGCGTGTTTTTATAAAAACAAAATGCCGATAAATTCGGTTGAGCCTGTATAGGCTCTATAGAAAATTGGGGGGCATTTTTGATAAAACACAGGGGCTTTTCTTCACACGTAAGTCTTTTAATAGCGGCAGTAGTAGTAGGTAATATACCACTTGTACTTGTCAAACGTGTCGTTGTTAATAGGGGAGTTCCAGTAATCAGCGTATTCGGTAGGAGCCCTCTCGGTAGGTTTGTTGTTGTTGGGAAATCTTGTAATCGAGACCCCAAATCAATAACACGAATTTTAGAATTATTATAGTCGGCAATATAAAGTTTCCCGTTATTGTAGGCAATATTTATAGGGCGATTTAATTGTGCAAATACACCCTGTTTACCATCCCCCTCTAACCCAGTGATTCCATTTCCTGCAATAATACCAGAGCCACGAGTGGCTGATATATAATATATGACATTCTGTGTTATATCCGTTTGGAATAATATGCCATTAAGTGGATCATATGCAACACTTGTTGGAAATTGAGAAATTGTTATTGACATATATTTCTAATTATAGAAATATAATATTTTTAGACCACAAACTCGCCGGTCTGAGTATTAAATCCTATTGTGCTTTTTGTAAATGTATCACATATATATAAGAGAACTCCATCTGTGCACATAAACATAAAATCTGAATCGGTTTTTTGTTTTATAGCTACCACATTTCGATTTGTAGCAGTCAATGAATATATAGAATCTTCTCCACATATATATAGGGTATTGCCTATAGAACATAGGCCACAGGGCCTTTTGGGAACTTGACATGTAAATATCGTTGATCCATTATAGCCCAGAATTTTTGAATCACCCCAATTCGCGATATAAAGGGTATTGTTCATATAACAAAGTCCCATTGGAGTCTTGAGAGCTGAATTATCAAAATATAATACATTTTGTTTATATATACGATTTATCTGTGGATAGGATACATATATATTTCCTTGAGGGTCGAATGCCATTCCACAGGGTGAGGCTGTCGTCGGAGGGGATGCCATCTATTATAATACAATCATGTATTATTTTTAGATGGGCTATTGTTAATAGCATCAAAACAGCGTTGTTATCTTCGGCATAATAAGGAAATTTATGGGTACGTCGCGATTCGCCACACCTCTAAAATCTATCAAGCGTTCGCCAATATCGGTTGATACGAATACATATTGATGTAATATACGACGTTCCGAATTCAATAGCTGTATTCGCATTCCTTCCAGATTATTTTGAGTCGTATTTGGAGGAACATATCGGACTGCACTTATTGGATTATCAGAGCCTAAATCGACTTCAAAGATATCATATCGTTTTTTATCTGATATATAGGAGGCAGTTTCTGAACGAGGGGTGTGAAAAAATCCGCCATATCCGTCCGTAGCATATTCTGCATAGCGACCTGATAAAGTATGCGTTGCCTTTGAACTCTTATGAAATGCAACATTATCGCCAATATCATTATACACCATTAATTGAGAAATCTTTACATATTCTAATTGATTAAATACGCGGACATATCGAACACCAATGATATTCCCATTTGCATCGCGCACATATGGTTTATTATCATTAATCATTATACATCTGTTATTGAGATTCAGATTTGTTTGAACATTCGTAATTTTTTCCAATATATCGGATGCTAAGGCCGCCTGTAAACCATTTTCTACTTTTGTAGGAACTAATATGGAACGATTCTGAACACCTAATAGACCATTCAAAATAGTGAAATTATTCGTATTAATTTGGAATGAAGAACCAATACGAGTATATAGCTCTTTCTGTACAGCAATAACATCGCGATATTTATTGTATATGAGAACAAGCATGCCATCTTTTACAGAAGTGGGTGTATTTTCTAAAGCGGCTACAATAATCGAAACCAACTCATATTCTTGTTCCAAATTGATTTCTACATAGTCAGTACCTACAAATCCATTTATTTCATTGCGTATATAATAATATCCATCGTTGATTTTGGATGATGCAGATTGATTTGTCGGTGAATATGTAGGTTTATACATGGCAATATTATTTCCAAATGGATCGCGCAAAATCACTTGGGATAATTGGATAGAGGATCCTTGAATACGAATATATTGACCCATAATTCCACACCCCTCTTTTCCAACATCAACTATGCGTTCACGCACTTCAATACGTGTAGAAAAATCATCATCAGAAACGGCCTGTGTTATATCTCTACGAAAATCGAGAAGATCCATTTGATATATGCGAAGTAATTCCGATACAGGGTGAATGCCAACAACATTATCTCGTGAATCATAGAGTTGAACGGCGGCTCCAATATTGCCTGATTGGTCTGCTGAATTGGTTCCGATAAATAGAATAGAATTTATTGCATATTCTCCCATGAGGTCTATTACGACATATCCTCCTTGTGGAGAAACATATGCGTCTATATCTGACCGCACTATGTAATTTTCCCATGAAATAAAGGATTGAATTCCTAAGATTGGTTGGAAATTCCCGTCGACAATTCGTTGGGGATTAGATGATTGTGAGCCCATATAAAATGCCTCTTTCTCGAAAGCAACATTAATACCACTTGCATCCACTGCCACAATTTGGGATATTTTTAGTGGTTTGCTTGTCGATGATGGGGTTATTTTAATATAGCGTGTATATACGCCCACCCCATCGGGATATGGCAGAGCCGTCGTAGTTGTCCCCATCTTATATCCATATCGAACAGGGTAGGGAGTTCTAGGTATAAGTGCTCTAATAGCGGCATCTGTTATCAACGGATTTGTAAATGGGGCAATACCATTTGGCTCACTATAACTTTTCATAGTAAGAATATTATTACAATCATATAATTTGACCTCTACCCCCTGAGTAGTGTTGATCGCCGTAATTTCATACAATCTACCCATATTTTTAGAGCCAGTAAAAGGGCCAAATCCCTTGCCAGTTGCATCCACTATAGTAAATGTCCCAGGACATTCCACAATTTGTCCAAATATACCAAATGGCCCATATTTTGTTATCTTATTGTTAACAACTTTAGGAAGGGAAGAATTTTCTGGATCTACGCGCGTATCAATTTCTCCATAAAATGCTGTAGAATAAATAGCATTATTGGAGGCATCTGCCACATTCGAAAAATATATTGTTGCAGATAGGGATTTATCGACTCGAACCACACATATTTCCTTTTTTTCACCCAAATCTAATAATAACCAGGAACCACTATAGGGCTGTGTATTCCCATCGGCATTAATCGTGTTTGCATTTGCCCCATCACCCGATAAATTTTTAAATAATCCTATATCTATGCCCATAATATCGACCACTTCTAATCGTTTTATTCCATTACATCCATTTATACGTATATATCGGCATATTAGCCCCCCATCCCCATATATAGTCGACGGCCATTGTAGTTGTATAGGACATATTGTGTCTGCCCCCTTGTATCGGAAATCAATCACCTCCTTGTTTCGGTTGGTTGATAGCGATATTGGTCCTGCAGCATACAGAGTTTCTTCTGTTAAAAGGGCTACAGACATTGCTGATTGAAACGTGTCAGGATTATCCGATTTATTATAAATATGTACTGCAGTAACATCAACGGAAGAACCCAAATCGATTTCTAGATAGGATGGCGTGCCTGTATAACATAGGCGTTCTGGCCGAGCATAGTATTGGCCATCCGTCATTCTGGAAGAGGGGATGGTGGTTGTTGTCATAGCCATCTGTCCACCTTGCTGTGAAATGGGGGGTGATGGATAGCCAGTTGTGAACGGAAGGACGTTCTTGCTTGCAACATTCGTAAAGTATGCATTTGGAAAATTACTAGAAGAAGGAGATGGAGACCATGAAATACCATTGCTGCTATAGTTCAAAGCTGTATTTCCATAGTTTGTTCCTACACCTATAAAATATGTACCATTCCATGTACCAAATGCCACATCGGTTTGCATCGCTGTAGCAGCCATCCAAGTTATGCCATCGGAACTATAATACCAAGCCCCTGCAATACTAGCAATAAATCTATTCTTATTCCATATAATATCGTTAACTCCCCATCCCCCATTAGGTGCATTTGTTGTTAGAGGTGTCCAGTTTTGGCCATCAGTACTCGCTATAAATTTACTATCCCCCCTCCCCGCGCCTGCCGCGAACGCCCCACCCCCTGCTAAAAAGAATGATCCATTCCAACAAACCGACTGAATCTGATTAATTCCTAGAGCAAAAATACCACTTGGAGATGGAACCCAATTAATCCCGTCAGAACTATATGCAACGCTCTTATTGCCTAGATACACGAATAGGCCATTGCCATATGCAATAGACCTTCTTGTAAGGGTGGATGCTCCACTTACAATACTACTCCCGCTTATGGATTTTATCCATGTAATACCATCATCTGTGCTGTATATCATAGTATTTGGTGTAGCAGCTACCCATCTGCCATTTCCCCAGGCAATACATAGTAGTTTATTATCCGTGTTTACGAATGATGAGCCAGTTGGAGAATTAGTCCAATTTATTCCATCTGTGCTATATACTACTACTAATCCTCCTGCAACCCAACGTGTTCCACTCCAAGCAACAGATGTAAGTGGACCGAGGTTTGCACTTACTGCAGCTGACCAAGTAATACCATCGGTTGTATAAACGATATGTGGTGGATTCTGAGAGGTTGCTACTGCAAATGTACTCCATGTTAGACTGCCTGTAGCTATGGGAGGTGGTGATATTTTATATGGATCATTACTTATATCTGGTACATTGCGATCTAAGGTAATATATATTGCTGCATAGCCCTGTCCGTTTGAGCCACTTAACCTTGTCGAAATGATATTTCCAACAAGAGTATTATTCTGAAATAATTGCCGCCCTACATATGAAGCGGCTTCTGCCACTGATATAGTATAATCGAATGATTCCCCTGCAGCAAATACGAGTTCACTTGGCGGATAATATCTAATCTGGCCATGGGGCAAATGCTGAAGTGAAACGCTAATTCTCGTTGTTGTGGGAGGAGCAGTGGTCGTGCGAAGAGTGGTCGTGGGAGGAGCCGTTATCGTCCCAGCCGAGGTTATCGTCCCAGCCGAGGTTATCGTCCCAGCCGAGGTTATCGTCCCAGCAGCCGTCATCGTACCAGCAGCCGTCATCGTTCCAGCAGCCGTTATCGTGCCAGCAGCCGTCATCGTACCAGCAGCCGTCATCGTACCAGCAGCCGTCATCGTACCAGCAGCCGTTATCGTGCCAGAAGCGCTCGTTGTCGGTCTCGTCAATGTAGTGAATGATATACTCGTTGTACCAGTCGTATTCACCGGTTTACCAAGCGCCAAATTTTGCCCATTGTTCCCAATAACAGCCACCTGAGAAATATGGAAATAAAATCCCGCCGGTATACTTGAGCCCCCCGTATTTGTTGCTAAAATACGCACATATCGTGCAATAGTTCCACATACACCCCGTTGATTGGAGATAATATTATCCGGATAATTCGCGATATTTTCACCTGTAAGTTTCGCCATATCACGTAAATCAATATGTGTTATTATGTCGACCCTGTCAGGTAAAGTATATTCTATTGTAGTGGAATCCGTGGTCGATACTCTCACCCGTATTCCTTTTGTCGAAATTGCCTGCTGAGTTTGATATATTTTTATACTGGTCAACTCATAGATTTCTCCCAAATCAATATCAATTCTCGAACCGGCAAGTATTTTATATACCGATGAAAAGGGGGGAGGAGTATATGCTCTCTGTCCATATCCAGTATCTGTAATAATAGAACCATCTGTTATACTGCGATTTGTAATATATGTAGTTGTTACTAATGATGGTATCGTCGTCATACCAAATGTCATGGCAGATAATGTCGGCATACTAACGATGGAAGGCTTTTGAAAGGCCACATTACGCCCCTTTTTGTCAATAATGACAACTTGTGAAATGTGTACATCATTCGTTGCTAAATAAATGGACACTTTATTGCTTATTTTACCAATAATCTCGGATGGAATCGTAGACGTCGTTGTTATATTGAATGTTATAGAACTTCTGTAGTTCGTATCATAGTTATATTGGCCAAATTCGGTTATTTTACATGTGGGTATTTCTGGTTGTACGAATCCCGTTTTGGGAAACATAGTACGCCTTGATGGTATTTTTTCAGGCCGGCCCATATAAAATGGTATTAGTGGTTGAATCGTACCCGAGAGATAAAGTGTATTATTATTACATTTACCCGTTATCTTACCTGTTATATTTTCCACCAGTATAAATTCTTCATTATTACATGCTGATAAGACTTCTATTTTATTATTTCTACATATTCCTTGACGATTATTTCCCAAATTATAGGTAGTTCCCTCAGTGCATGTAAAATATTTATCATATGGATAAGTTTTTGGCATATATAGTTCAGAAATAATATCAGAGTCTAATATACTGCGAGAATTCATTAGTATGGTTGACATTCTATAATATATATTAGTGCGCATATCCATATATTTATTTATTTCTTGAACACAAATATCGTATCCTGTCATAACCCTGTTCATTTCCAAATCGTTAAATAATTTTTCAGAATCCGAGGGAGTAAGTTGATATTTTGTTTGTAATTCATATTGAGATTTATATAATATATAATTAAGTTTATAATATAGTTCTGTGTTGCACACATTCATAAAATCATTTATACACGCCTGTATTACTTTATATTGACGCTTTTTATCATTTAATGACGATATAGTGGAAATATTATAATTATCATAGAAACCATATATTTCCAATGTTTTATTGGCAATTTGTACCATAATTTGGGATGAAATCATAACTGCATTATTCATATAGGATGTCATTTCTTGATTATAGAATGTGCTAAGTGCTGAATTTGCAACATTGCTTTCATTTTCAAATGTTGCCAGATTTGTATTTAGTTTTAACAAATACGAACGTATAGTAGAGCTATTAACTATATCTCCACCTCCACTTTGTACAAGCATTGATGAATATTGATCTGTCAAATCCGTAAGAATATTTGTTAATGATGCTTTTTGTGTTTCAATACGATCGCGTGTTTGTATATATGTATTATAACGCTCTTCTGCTACACGTAATGCTGTTTGCTCTGTATATATATTATCCAATATTCCCTGTAAACTTCTATTATAACTCAATACATTTGTAGAATATTCCCTATTAATTGCTTCCATAGAATATTCTGCAGATAATAGCCGTTGTATATAAATAGTGCTTGTGCGAATATCTTCCAATTGTGTATTCGATGCTTGTAGATCTAAATCATATTGTTTTGATTTTATCATATAGCCTTGTATAGTCGAGTTGTATGTATTTAGAACACGTTCGTATGACACGTCGATCACCTCTTTTACTCCCTGTTCCAATTGTATACGCCTGGATGTTGCATTGTTTTTTAGTTCCTCAAATGAATCAATGCGCTCTTTTAAATATCGGTATCTTTGTGTATTAAGTGCATCAAATCCCAGTTGAATTTCCATTTCTCTCATTTCCTCAAATGCCGAGTTATACGTCTTAATACTCGATACTTCATATGCAATCGAACTTATATATTCATTTTGTTTTACTGCATAATAATATGCCTGTTCGGCTTTTATCAACTCTGTTTTCGAATTATTATATTCCTCCGTATATATATCCTTTAACTTATTTAAATCGGTTAATGACGAATTTAATTGAATAATGGTACTATCAATAGTATAATTATTTATAGCCTCTATAGTGCTATATGGAATAATATCAATTATGGATTGTTGTAGTTGACTACGTTCCCTATATTGTTCCTGTAATGTCACACTGGATAAATATGTTACCTGTGAACTATATTTCAAAGAACTTAAATGCCTGGAAAGTGTTTGAGAAGATGTTCGATTAATATACTCTATAAATGTATTTACTTCCTCTAATTTGGCATTTAAAGTGGATGTAGATATTGCTGTAGCCGTAGATAGGGCTATTATTCCGGTGGAAGCGCTAATATATTGGGCATTTTTATATAGGAATGTACTTGTTAAATTACTATTAAGGGTCGATGTGCTAATATATATTTGTATATCAGTATTGTAGCGAATTATATCTTGAACATACGTTTGAATTTGTTGGGGCAGAATGTTGTTTAAACTATCAATTTGCTGTGAACAACTTGTAATTATTGTACTATATTTTTGTGTAAGTCGCGTGTTCAATATGGTATCAGAGCTGATTTGTTGTATGATAGAAGGGTCGAACATTTTATATAAATCCGATGTCATATTTAAAAAATAATAATTATCATTTTTTGGTATATTAATTACTGAAAAATAATCACCACCTATTTGTGGTAAAGGTTTAAACATTCCTATAGGGTAGTAATAAAAAGATTTAGACCACGCGCGCTCAAGCATTTGGTTTTACCGCCAAGTGCTTAAGTACTTGGCGGTATATCAGGACATTGCTATTGCACTAATCTAAAAACGTATTGGCGGAATAACTCCATATTCGGTCATAGAAGTTCCAGATGTGGGCTCTAATAACAGGGTAGATGTTCCAGGATATCTATTAATGCTTGAAAACCAGTTGATTCCAATAATTCCCGTTATAGTGCTTATATTTGGCGTAAGTATGGTATTAATATTGGTATGAATTAGGTTCTTGTCTCGAATATTTGAATTGATAGTTGTAACAAGCGCATTTAATGCTGACATATCCCTAAAATACATGGAACTAATTAAAGTTGAATTTTGTTGGAGGCTAGGATATTCATATGTATTAAATATGGCCTTTCTTTGCTGAATGAATTGCCCTTTCATAGTGCTTTCTGTAAATGCAATATTCAATATATCATAAAACATCCTGTCAAATGGATTGAGAATATTAATAATAATGGAATCAATCGCGACATTTGTGTTTAATAAATCGAATCGATAGTTCTGTATTTCTGTCATTTTATCTGGCGAATTTGCTAAGTTTTGAGATTGGATATATGCCGAAGTCATAAGAATATTATTATCAGACTTTTTCACAACAAGATTTGCTGCGCATTGTCTTGCTTTTAGGTCAAATAGTCGGATATCATATATATATTGTTCCATGATAGCCTTTGTATCTTCTGCCTTATAATCATAATATTGATTTGCCTGACTATAGAACGTGGACATTTGCTCCCTATATCTACTAGTTGAAATTGTCGATAGTAAAATTAGTGTAGAAATTTGCTGTGTTATATCATTTATTTGTAAATTGTACCCACGTATAGTGCTATTAATAAATGGCTCCATTGTGGAATAAAACTTTAAATTACTTTGATAGGCAATATTATCAAGCGCATATTTTGTAGATATTCTTGATTGTATCGCTATATTTTGGATACTGGATGTCATTTGACTGCTTATCGATAGTATAAAGGTATTATATAGATTTGCGTTTTGCTCCAATAGTGATTTTGTATTATTTTTATCTTGTATTATAGTGGAATAAAATTTCTGCGTGCTTGTTAATATATTTACTGCTCTGCCTATAGATGTGCTATATGTATTATAGTCATAGTTCATCATATTATACCCTGTACTTGTAGAAAAATAGTCCATATTTGCATTGGTCGATGCAGTAGAATAATAGTTCAGTTCCGAGATATTTTTCATTAATAATGATTGTGTACTATTATATACCTGTATGTTGCTGATATACGCCTTCATTTCATTGTCATATTTTGTTGTATATTCATTTAATAGGATTGGAGAATTCATGTATTCTAATAGCATGGTGCTGTACTGCAATTCGAGGGTACTTATAGTGCTTCCCATAGATAACGATGATAAATATAGGGTACTATATTCTGCTTGTTGTTGAATTAACAGGGCATTTTTTGTCACGATGGATGTCGATGTACTCACCCATGCATCCAACTCAGTACCGAATTGGGTGGAGGCGGCATTATATTGGTCTTGTAATCCACCTGCATCATTCAATATATGTAATATTTGTGCAATGGACAAATTATTCTGATTTATTAGAGTATTATCGAAATCAATTCGGGTTTGTATCACTTTTGCAATATCCATAAGTTGTGCCTGTGTGAGAGATACAATATCGGCAAATGATGATAAATGGGCTGTAGATAATATATACAATAAAGATGAATAGGATATGGCTGAACTTGGCACACTTTGCTGAGTTAAATATGAACTTGAAATATAATCTCCACCAGACATTATATTTTTAGGCTGAAACATTCTTCTATATACTTGATATTTTCTTTTAGACCTAACCGCATTTTACCGCGATCGGTGCAGCGATGTGCAGAAGACAGCCCCCTATATTATTAGAGAATGTTCAATTATTTGTAAATCATTCCAATATCTATCCATATTTAGCACGAGTGTCCTATATGTCATTAAATCTATTTTTTGTAGTAATCCATCAATATTCATCGTATTGTTATTATTTAGCTGTACTCTTGTAAATTCACATGAAATTGTTGTACATTTTTCTAAATCCCCATCTATTACTCCCAATGTTTGTAAGGCAGTGAGTTTTTCCTCGATTCGTTTTACACGTTGTCGAATATCATTCATTTTATCATGTATCTTGGGTATTTCAATGAGATTAATTTGTTTCGAAGCAGACTCTAATATAGTATAGGCCACTTTCACATTGGCTCGGAGAGTATCCATTTTTTGTTCTATAGATACCGACATTTGATCATATTGCCCTTTAATATCGCGCAGTTGTTGGGCATTATTTATACCTTCAAATACGGGAAAATCAGCCTTTAAAATGCCGAATATATCGCTCAATTGCGTTTTCATATCGATTAAAATTTGCTGTTTATTTGAAATTTCTGGCCAATCACGATCGAAAAAGGGGTTTTCATATAATGTAAATATATGATCTGGCTCCATTTCTGGCTCCATTGTTTTTTTCATAGTGGGCATCTTTACACTCAGATACATTTGTTGTTCATTCTGGTCAGGATATACACCAAGCCATAAAGCAATCTTCCTTGCAAACGCCCTATCACTTTTTAACTTATCATGTTTTATACGAATGGATTCCAAAATCCTATTACAATATTCTTTCCCTGCATTATATATCTCTTTCAGTAGATCATTGTCGACAATTTGTTTGACTGCATGTACGGAAACATTTGCTTCATCGAATAGGTACCCCATATCAGATATGTCATATTTTTGTACCATAAATAGTCCAGATGATTTCGGCTCTAATTTATTGCGTATTTTATCCAATGTCGATATGAATGCCGTTTTTTGTACTTCTGCCCTATTTTGTAGGCGTTGTATATTTGGCACCTCTGTCATTCCTGTTATCACTGATATCTTCTGCTCCGCCTCTTGTATTTGTGAAATGTGCTTTGTTATGCTTGATAATCCGCTCTGCTCTAGTACATCCAACTTAACTTGATATTCTCTTGTTTCTTTCATCTGTAGCATTTGGGGTTCAAACTCCATCATAATTTTATTATATTGTTCCACTATGGAATCCATTTCTGCATCAATTGTTTCCTTTGTTGTGGAACGGAGTTTATTTCCAATTTCGGAAGAAAGTGTATTTATAGAATATATGACCCCATCTGTCTGATTTCCTAAGCCTTTAATTTGGGCGGGTTTAATTTTCAAATCATTTTCTAATGATATGAGAAATTGTTTTCCATTATCAACATGTTGATTTACCATGGTTTGATTTCTATCCTGCTCCTCGCCCTCTATTAGCGACTTGAAATCAATCGGCGCATAGGTTTGTGTCGGTAATTCATACAAATTATAGGGCTGGCCTAACGCCTCTGTTGTGACAAAATTGGGATCCGTTTCCAGAAATTTACCATCTGCAGTTATGATCGGATTGAACAATTTTGTCGTGTATATTTTCGAATTGGCATTTAAGACGGGTGATACAAATTCACTTGTAAACAGCAAATTATAGGACAAGTATGGTTCAATCGGTATTGTTCGAGTCAACATATCCGTCTTTTTCTCCAAATCAAGATCCCCATATGCCCCGCGAATTTTCATAGTGTTCTGTATATATTGTATGGGTGTTTGTGCACACTTTGCATAGCCGAATTCATTCGGTACTATCCCCTTTGCAGAACATAAGAGGGCGGCACCAGTAGTAGAATCCTTACGCACAAAAATGGGCCCTGTAATATGGAATTTTTTTGTTGCTTTTGGATGTAATAAAAGGGAATCGATGGATTGCGGAACACCCTTATTAACAATATAGGGATTTACATGATTTACATCGTCAATATCATATACTTTATCATCATTCCATCGTTTTACCTCGATAAAATTCCAGTCTGCATCATATATGGGTTCATAAAATTTTCCTGGAATACCGGTTTCTTTCACGTAAATTTCCTTTGGAACATCGGTATTCAATCCTGAAATAAGAGAGGAATAGTTGGATCTAGGTATATCTTGAAGGGTATCATAGGGTAAATAATTCGTCGACCATGGTAAATAACCATATGGGATTTCTCCTGCAGTATATATAAATAAGAGGGCATTCTGCGGTCCGATCAGTGTTCTCAGAGGTGTTTTGCCCGAATTGAGAACGCAAAACGGCATATCACTTATGTTATATATCATAAAGAAATCACCAGGAATCAATCCATGTGTAGGGAGGACAAGAGTGTTCAAAGACTTTGCAATATAAGTTACGGAGTTTTTTTTCATACGATCTAATTCTGCACCATCGGATATAGTTGACTCAATATAAATAGAGGGTCTATAATTTTCATGTATGCGCGAAAGAATGGATTCTGTGAATTCGTCCCCTATAATAAATTCCTCCTTTCCATTCAACAGAAATCCCCTTTCTGTGCGGTCAATATCCATTTTACTGGGAAAAAAAAGAACTATGCCCATTTTTTCGTCCAAGATGGGTTCCCCACTCTCTTTTGTTTCCATATATTCAAATCCCAAAAGTATACTAATTTCCCTATTCATGGGGCGAATATAACGTGGACGAATCGTCGATATATATTGGGTAGGATTCATAATAATTTGTTCCAATATGGGAATTTCCACTTCTGGATTGCTCACTAATTCATGTTGTTTAAAACATGTTTCAATACGCTGTTTAATGAGCCCTATTTCACGTATATAATTACTACAGGCACGATGGATGTAATCAATGTATCCGACATATATCCTCGTAAATACGACATGACATTTATGATATAGGTACCCATTTGCAATATTCGAAGCGAGCGTATTATATTTTCGAAGAAGGTTAATCAAATAGGCATAATCGCCCGATTTCAAATATTCTGTGATTTTTTTCTGATATTTGTCCATGGTATCTTTATATTTCTTATTATTCTCATTCGTAATAGGTATCCATGCTTTGATAGCCGTATTGAAATTTTCATAGGATTGTATTTCGGTTTGAATATGTTCCTGTAAGATTTCCAACATATCTCTTACTTTACGATGATGTGCCGTTTGTAATGTATTATATGCATCATTACCATCAAACTTTACACCCTCATTTATAGTACATAGATTTGTATAAAAATTTACTGCATCGGTATTTACTGAACCCGAATCTCCCCCACCTTTCATTGGGGTTAATAAAAGGGAATTGCTTGGATTGAAGTTACGTAATTTATTTATATAGGTTTGTAGAATATTATTTCCTAATGTAAATCCATCTATATAGGATTGAATCGTATCTGTTGTAAAAATGGGATTTTTGTCCCATTTTTGAGAGGTGATTACTTGAAATACTGCATTTAGTCCAAATAGACCCTCCTTTCTTACATATAGCGCTCCTTTGGAAAGCTCACGACGAACTTGATTGATTTCGCGAAGAGCAACAATAGCAATATTTTTATATGTGCCGTGTTCACTGATAATACCATTATACATCTTATATTTGTTATATAACGCGTCTATTTCACCAAGAGCCTGTTGTATACCATCTTCAATCGATTTCAATTTGGTATGTATTTCCATAAATATGGGCTCTGTTGCAGTAAGATCCGGTAGAAAGGGGTGATCTATATGCAAGGTAAATTGTTCATTTCGTTTATAGGCAATATACCCCTCTAAAGTGTCCTTTTCCTGGGGTTCCAGCTCACGTGAATAAATAATCAGTTCTATTAATTCGGCAGTATCTTGAACAAACGTACTACCCTGAATTTGTGAGGTGAGGGGATTTTGTAGTAGGTCCGAATAGATTTGAATTTTTTTAGAGATATTGGAATATTCCACTTTTATATTTCCATTCCAACTTGTGAAATACGAGAAATTGTCTGGTAATTCGAAATCCCGTTTAGAAATTAATTGGATTGTATGAAGTTGTTTGGATTGGGGATCCACATAATTACCGATATTAAAACTGGACGCCTTTCCGGGAAACTCCTGTAATTCAGGAAATGCCGTGGGTGACTTTGTTTCATCTCGTATAAAGGAATTCACTGAAGCGGGCGTGTCACTTATGATTTCCGTTATAACCACTTTCGAAAGGTCATTCTTGTGTTGTTGGATAATTTCACTTCGACGACTTAGTTCCGGTTGCTCAGATGCATATTCTGCTATTGTTTTGGAGCGTGTAAGACTTTTTTCGGGGCGTAACCAGCACACTAGGTCTGGAATGGAAGATGGTAAAAACTCGGCTATATTGTTAACATTTATTCCTAACATCGTAATCCCTACTATTTCTAGCAAGTGTTTTTATACTTTCCTGGCGCTCAATGCCGGTACAAACAAAGCCATATTATGTCTTTGTTTGTAATGTCTAGTACTTGGCGCTAATGCCGGTATTATACTTTAACGGCGCTTGGTTCCTCTCTTCTTCCGTTTCCCACCGCCGGTCTTAATACAGGCGGGATTCAATCCATTCGGATTATAGGGTACCTGTATATTGACAGGGGCGCCCGAGGCTCCTTGCCACGAAGAAGGGGTGAAACCATATCCGGCAGTTTGCGCCGTGTAAAAGGGGCTTGCAGAGCCCCCAGGAGCTCCGCCATTTTGATAATGCGCACCTCTGCACCCTGTCGGAACGACATCTCTTAGTACGTTCGGCCCATCAAGAGGGGCACCTGACATACTCCAACCGCCCCCTCTTGCACGACGAGTACGAAGGCCTCTACGCTTAGAGCGGCTTGTACGTTTTGACTGCTTCATAGCCCGCTTACGGCGCCGAGCACCTCCCTTGAAACCGGGAAGACCTCCATTATTAGGGGGCGTATAGGATGTCAGCATTCCGGGCGGGTCTGCACTTAAACACGCGGGTTTCGCGATAACTTCTGTTGCATAGGGTGCCCCTGGAGCTACAGCCGACGAACCAAATGTATACGATGCACTTGCTCCACCTTTTTGTTTATCCATTCTCTCTAACCTATAGTATCTTAATTATTTCATATCCCTTGAAATCGTCCCGCCAGGAAATATTTACCCACACCCCCTCATCCGTAGAACATTTTGAACGCATCTCTTGGGAGAGGGCAAATGATTGGACGGATGCCCGACAAATGAGCGTCTTCTTTTCATCATAAATGTCGTAAATATCCGGCATCTTATCTACTTTCACGGCACGCCCCTTGGACGGCTGTTTTACATCGACAACCATCCTACTGGACGACAGCTCCTCTTGATTCACTAAATACCACATTCGCCGTTTTCCGGGCTGTTCAGGAATGAGATCAATAGTACTAGTTCCCACGAGGGACTTTGTGCATAGCTCGGCCAATGAAATGGGATTTAAGATGGTCGTTGTAATCCCTCCCATCAAGCGCGTATCGGGTATCCAATGTTTATCGACGAATTCACGGAGGAGATCGCGGCGCTCAGAATAAGGGGTTGTTGTGAAAACCGGCTCGCCGCGCCACATCCATACATCTTCGATGCGTAGGGTATGCGCAATCGTATCGAGATTCGCCACAAATACGGAACCACCCCCTTCACTCATATAGGGGCTTACACGCATACGCAACATTGCAGGAGGAAGGGCACGTTCCTTTGTTTGTAAATAGACGACCGCCTGTTTTCCTGGTAAAAATACCAAAAATCCTGGTTGCGACTTCCCTTCATTTTCTGCAACATAAAACACACCCTTTTGAAGGGGCTGTTTCATGTTTTCGATATCAAGCCTTTGACGAATAATCGGGCTACCATGTTTACAAATGCTATCGACTAAGTTTCTTGCAGAAACTTGGAGTGGCTTAGGAGCATATTTTAGGCGCACGGGATTTATTTCGCGATGACTGGAGCGTAATGATCCCTCGTTGAGTTCCATTATATATAGATATATGCAAGACTTCTTTATATCGTTGCAAAGTTGTCCCCGCCATACGCGTCATTTGCTAATATACCGGACATGAACTCGCCGCCATTCTGAGCAAACTCGGGAGAGAACTGGGAAACCCCGGATGAAACACTTTTACTGGAGATGCCGGCATCAAGGGAAATCTGTGTTCCCGTATTTGGAACACCCGGACCGAAGGAATTTTCCGGCTTTCTCATATTGGTTTGTATGGGTGTGGCGGAATTCACATCATCAAACGGATTGTTGGGTTGAACTCTATCCGGAGAGATTACGGGGGGCGGGGGCGGCTGAGGTATAGGAGGGGGCGCCGCAGGCGGCGCGGGGGGCGGGGGAGGCGGAGGAGGCGGCGGGGGAGGGGGAGGAGGCGGAGCTACCGGAGGCGCTACCGGAGGAGCTACCGGACGAGTTGACATGGGCGATGTCCAGTTAAATGTGGAGTTTGTATATTTTTGTAGGAACATATGCCCAACATATAAAATAAGAGCAATGGAAATGAACGTAAGAACAGATTGAAACATCTGAGGACTGCAGCGAAAATCTATTAAAAAATTTTGCGGAGATATTAGAATGAACAATTCCACTTCCGATGCAATCATTGCAGATGTGAAACGCCTGATTTCTGAGTGTTATGCCGATGGTCGCCTGGATTCCGGCGATGTGCTGAAGATTGCCGTGGGCGTGGCAGTGAAGGTGAATGATGTTCGTGGTATGACTGGGGTAGAGAAGAAGGAGTTTGTTTTGAAGGCCGTGGAAGCTGGTTTACGCGAGGTGTTTCCTGGTGAGCAATATGAGCAAGCGGAGTCCAAGTTTGTTCGGAGCGTTTTACCGGCTGTCCTTGATATTGCCGTGAATTCTGCACGGGGCGCCTTTGCCCTCCAGAAGCCTCTAACGCAGGTGGCTTCATGCCTTTCTTTTTGCCTTCCCCTGTTGATGCAGAAGTCGAAGGTCGAGAAGCCTTGCTTGACATCTGCGGCCGCTCCGGAGCCGCCGGCGGCCCCTGTAAAGACGGAATAATCGTATATTCAATCTTCCAGCCATCTATCAATACTTCCGTGTCGGAATATTTATAGACGGGATATGTCTGAATATCAAATACATCATATGGCACCCAATCGGCATTCATAGGAATAAGAGTTTCCACTATATTGGATTCCTCATCACGATGTCTAGATACTACTTCCCAACAACGCCACTCGGTGCCGACAAGTTCTCCCCAAAAAGCCCCTCCATCATATATGGTAATAGTTGATACAGGTTCGGATGTTTTATCACATGTAGGCTTCCATATACGCGTATACATATATAATATTCGCCCAAAATGTTTAGACCTCGCCAAAGAAAAATTGGGGGTTCAAACAGATTCCTCTAAATATTAAAAGAATGCCTCCTTCCAAGGATTATCCTGTGCTAGTAATCAATCAAGATGGCGAAATCAAGAAGGCCGCGCTGAAAAGAGGTGCTTCAAAGGGGGAACTTACATTACAGCATATTCAGTCCTTCTATGATAAGAAAAACAGGGATATCGATATTGTTGCAACGTATCCCTACAAAACATATACTATCTTTCTATTTGGCTCTGTAAATGGTGATGAGGGAACTGAAAACAATCATCAGCTTCCTCCGCCCTATGATACGAATATGGTATATGGCGATATGATCGTGGTGGCATCAAAGGAAGAGGGCTCATTTGCCCAGCCTATTGAGTTTACCACGGAAGAATATGATCAGTTCTACAGCAAAAGTTTCGGCGGATATGCCTCGGATGAGGAAGAGGATGTTCCTGTGGTAGATGTGGATGTTCCAGAGCAAGAGGATGGAGAGGAGGAAGAGGAGGAGGAAGAGGAGATAGATGGGGAGGAAGAGGAGGAGAAAGATGTGGATTTGGATGGGGGTGATCTAGATGAGGCGGATGAGGCGAAACCGAAAATAAAAAAGAAGCGTGGTTCATCGAAGGCTCTTCCTGCAAACTCTATTCTCACGACGATTAACACTTATGCCTATCCCAATCGCCCTATATTGTCGGAGGATGAGCAATTAAAAGAGGGTGTATCGTATGAAGGTATTCGTATTCGAGAGCAGTTGGTACAAAAGCTTACATGCCATTTTGATACGCGACTCAATTCCGAGCAAATCGAGCAATTGGAAATGTGTATTTACAATGGGGCCTTGAAGGAGGCAACACGGCGAAATGTAGTTCGAAGCTGGGATTATCCGCTGTTTCTCCATATTTATAAAATGCGAACACGCCAGATTGCCTCTAACTTTGACCCAGCATCCTATGTAAAAAATACGGATTTATTTGAAAACTTCGATAAGGGCAATATCACATTTGATTCGATTGCCACTATGAATTCCTATGATTTGTACCCGTCAAAGTGGAAAGAAAGTTTCGAGCTTCAGCAACTGCGAGAGAAGAATCAATTGGAAGGGAATCGGAGCATGGCCACCGATCAATTCCTATGTACTCGTTGTTGGAAGAGGCAGTGTACATATTATGAGATGCAGACACGTTCTGCAGATGAGCCAATGACCATCTTCATTACTTGCGTGAATTGCGGCAAACACTGGAGGCAGTAACGTCTACATCGCGCTTAATCCGATGATTTTTTCATCCACTGGAAAAATATAGAAATGTCAACCTGTTTCATTGGCGAGAGGTATGACCCCTTTCCCTGTATTAAAAATATATGGACGCTCTACTCGAAAAAGGGTCCAAAAACGATGGTGCTGAGTGTTGGAAATTCCAAGTCGTGTATCGCCGATTTAGAGCTCTCCGAGCTACTAGGATGTCCCATCAATGTAGTGCCGTTATCGGAAGAACAGCGCGAACAATGGCTGGAAGTGAGTGAAATCATAAAAACGAAATCAAGAGGGCAAACTGCCAAATACGATTTTTCAAAAGATACCGAAACAAAATGGGTGTTGAGTAAAAATCTTCGTATTCATGACACAATGCCGTGGTGGTCAAAGGGTACTATAAATGGGATTAAAACGGAACGCTTTTTTGAATGGATAGAGTCACTATGTGATGACCCGCGCATTGACGTCTTAAAGTTGGATATGACGGATGGTCTAGAGAAGCCCTTTTTATTTGCAATGTTGGATGCCGGATTTCGCCCCGGCTGTATTATGGTTCAGTGGTCCAAGGCCCCTGATATGGATAATCCTACTACACTTGCTGCCGGTCATCTACAGATGTGCGGATATACACTTTTAAAGATAGTTGGGACGAAATGTGTTTATTACTATACGGATGACGATTATTATGTATCATGTAGTTGGGAAGATACGACGTGTGGAAATCCTCTCGTAAAAGATATAGTATCATCTACGAAAAAATCCATGGCATCAATAGGGAATAATTTAAATCATGTTACAAGGAACATTTCCTCTTCTGGAGAAACAGATGCTTCGAATCAAGATGAAAAAGCATCAGCTTAATCGACGAGCGTTCAGTGATATATGTTCTCGTCGTTCAAAATCACATCTAATATCTGTATCATCGTATCCATATACGGAATCAAATGAGCATCAAATCACTCAAGCGCCAATACTCAAACGTGCCATCGGGCATGGGACGTTTGATGATATAGGGTAGACGACGTTGCTCAAGCTCCATTCGGGCAATATCCAGTGTATTCGTAATATGTTCGGGTACAACAATATAGGCTCGGGCACCCTGTGCCAGCTGATTGGAACGAAATCCAAGAATCTTTGTTTTTTCGAAAATACTGAGAAAGGGCTGGCTCGTATGTTTTGAATCGCCTTTTAATGGGGGAACTTCTTGAATAGATACTTGTGGAAGAATCTTTTCTGCATAATCCAGAATCGTTTCGGGATGAAACTTATAGAGAATCTCCAAAGGATCACCAGCATTTCCAGGAGTACCATATTCCATTGCAGTATTCAGAATATCTTGCTCTGCAATAATATCTTCCACACCGGTATCATCGATTTCATCCACTTCTGCCATTACTATTCTATCCATACCAATAGATTTTCATTCAAATTTTTATACGGGCGATGTGTTGAAGCACAGCACTCCGCGTATAAAAATTTAAAAGGGGCTTATGGACTTATTACTTTTATAGAGTATAGATGAGTTCCGAAGTTCCTTCTGTTTCTGTTGAGGTCGTCGATGTTCCTCCCGCCGTGGAGGTGTGTGATGATTTTGATAAGATGGAATTACCGGAAGCATTGCTACGTGGTATTTATGCTTATGGTTTTCAGCGCCCCTCTGACATTCAATCGAAGGGCATTCTCCCTATGAAGCAGGGAAGGGATTTGATTGCACAGGCCCGTTCAGGAACGGGAAAGACGGGTACGTTTTGTATTGGTTCGATGTCGAAGATTAATCCGGAGTTGAAGAAGGTTCAAGTGCTGGCCATAGTCCATACGCGCGAGCTTGCCCAGCAAATTCGTAATGTAGCATCGGCCCTGGGCGAGTATATGGGGATCTCCGTGTATTCTGCCACGGGTGGCACGCCCATTCGCGAAGATCTGAAGGCGATTGAGCGAGGTGTTCATTTCATTGTGGGGACACCTGGGCGTATTTATGATTTGATTACACGGCGTGCCCTTTCGCGCGACATGATTCGTGTGCTGGTATTGGATGAGGCCGATCAGATGTTGGAGGATCGTTTCAAGGAGCAGGTGATCTGTATTCTCGAGCAGGGATTTCCCCAGGATTGTCAAATCGCGCTCTTTTCTGCCACGATGCCCACGGAAGTGGCCGAGTTCGCGGAGAAGATTCTCAAGAATCCTGTGCGTATTCTTGTCCCCCCCGAGGAAGTTACTCTCGATGGTATCAAGCAGTATTTTGTGGAAGTGGAGCGTGATGACTGGAAGTACGATGTATTGTGCGACCTGTATAAACAGCTCACCATCAATCAGGCGCTTATTTACTGCAACAAGCGCCATAAGGCGGAGTGGTTGGCGGAAAAGATGCAGCAAGAGGGATTTCCGATTTCCTTTATTCACGGCGAGATGGACCCTGAGGAGCGTTCTCGTCGCATGAAGGAATTTCGCGCGGGCCAGGCGCGAATTATGATTAGTACCGACCTTCTTGCACGTGGCATTGATGTTCAGCAGGTATCCGTTGTCATCAACTATGAGCTTCCCACACAGCAGGAGAATTATATTCATCGTATTGGTCGTTCTGGTCGATATGGCCGTAAGGGGACGGCTATCAACCTGATTACAACGGAGGAGAAGCGTATGCTCGACACGATTCGTAACCATTATGCCACACAGATCGTGGCTCTCCCGGAGGATTTGGCTTCCCTGGTGTAAGGTCTAGAACTTAACAATATCACGAAAGATAACAAGTCCATTCGAATGTACCTGTTATATTCCGTCCTACCGCCAAGTACATAACTTCAGTACTAGACGTTACCTTATTTTTACTTAGACATTCAGGCTCAGCGTATTTCCCGTAGGGGGCGCGCGACGACGTCCACGGCGTCCTCCCGCCTGTGATCCGGCCATACTTCCAATATCATCTGTCCCCACACTCTGCATATCAACCGCCACCATTGCAGGCTGTGCCTCAGGCATCATGTTCTCCGATTTCTGAACCTGCTCAAACGTACGCAGAATATCCTCTACACCCGAAGGACCGGCCATCTCACGACGCGCCGTAGCTCTCGGGGGCTCCATTGCTGCAATGGGGCGAGGGACTTGCGCCATGGGAGGAGGGGGCGGCTGCGCGCCCGCCGCCGACGAGCCAAAGAACGCCCCTGGAGTTTGGGCCACGGCGGCGGGGGGCGGCGCCTCTGCCCCCATCGCCATGGACATGAAGTTTCCAAAGCCGGGTCCCGCCTGGCGCGCGGCGGCAGCGGCGAACTGGCGCGCCATGTCGGGGTTCTGCTTGAGAACATCGTCCATGGAAGGCATACGAGAGCGCATAAATGTGTTGCTCACGTGGCACATGAATCCGCTCCCTGCAAGGGCCATGACAAGGCGCGCCTCGGGCGGCATCTTTCCACGCTCCTTATACTTGTCATAGAGCTCCTCGAAAATCTCATCGAAGTCCTCGACATTTTCATGTACCGACTCAGACCAGCCCTCCAAACGAAGATCGAGCGGATCGAACTTGTCATTCATCCACTGAAGACCCGTCACGGCTCCCACCAACATCTGGCGCTGAAACTTGATGCTCGTCTCCAGATTACGGGCATCCACAAGGCGATTATATTCCTGTTTAATCTCATCTAGCGTGTTATCCATGGTATATCTGCGCGAGGGCGTGAGTCCCCTGCTCTCCAGGCGCTGGAGTTTATTGATATACTCCGTCTTTTCCTTTCGCTCATCCTCAGCAGAGAGGCGCGTAGAAGGGGCGGGGCTGAGTGTATTTAGAGGTCCTGAGGCGGTCTGGGTATTGGAAAAAAGGCCCCCCGAACCGGAAAAGACAGAGGTGGTATTTTCATCAGAAGCTTTTGAGAACTGAATGTCGATAGGGGCAGAAGGACCATTCAGAGGTCCACTGCCGAGATTGAGAGTGATCGGTTCCATAGTATCAAAGGAACTTATTTCAATCTCATTTAGGCCTCCACCACTGGGAGCGGAAAAGGGGGCATCAACGACGATATTCTTTGCCGGGTTATTCTGTGCTCCACCCATTTTATTGGAATTCATCAACATATTTAGTCCAAGGGCATCTCCTGCATCAGTGAGATCGGGCATCATAGCAATATCATTTAATAAACTATCAGGCGGTCCCATCTTCCGGGCTACATTCTCCATTTCATAAAGGGATGCGCTCATTCTTCTTTGCTATGGCTCGGTCTTTTTAGATGGAAGTTCCCGCGCTCGGAAAGGGATCGTATTCATTAGGTCGCGTTCAAACGATCAATACACATACACATTGCATCACATAAATCAGATTTCTTTTGATTTCCTGATAAGACATTTTTCCAGCGCTCTTTTTCACAGATATCGTCTTTTTCCAAAAACTCCCGGATTCGCAACTCGGAACCCTTTTTCCGATCGGCATAGCCGGTGGCCCCTTTTACCTTGTTTCCAGCATGAATAAACCCTACAAAGGGTATAGCCGGAAAAAGGCGTTCACGAAGTGTGGCAAATAAAAGAATCTGAACCGATTTCATTGTGGGATTTTTATAGGCGGGCTGGTTTTCCAAGAAAATATGAGTTGCAGTTTGAAAAAGGGATTTATGCTCATCCACGAATTTCTGTATAGAATCATGTAAGCCTGCTATGTCCTCCGATTTCGCCTTTGTCGTTTTAGGAACTTGGATAGGGAGTGAAAATGCCTGTTCCATCTGGCTGAGGTATCCTGCACGAGTCTTTTTCTTAGGAGGGGGCTTCAACATTTTCTCTAGCACCTTACATGTCGGTATTTTTGTAAGAAGGGCTCCACTCAGGTCATGTAGCGCCGGCCTATCGGGTGGGCAGTGTTTTACACAGGTCATCTTGCCACCACTCTGGTATTTGGCCTTCTTACCACATTGATGGCATACATGCTTTTCTCGATTTTTAGCATCTTGTGATGATTCGCCTGCAAGGAGGTCATAGTTATTCCACCCGTGAATTTGCCATGATGTTTCCGAATGTTCCATGAGACACCATGCCAAGTTCCGTATACCGATATCAAATGCCAATACCTTCTTCGGTAATGACATATGCTATTATGTATACGGGATTACTTAGGTCATTTATTACGTTAACCACGAGGAGTATTCCGTCCCCCCTCGTACTGAGTTGTCAGAGAAATCCGGGGTTGGGGTGCCGGAGTTGGAGATATTTCTTGGAACGTTCCGAATAATTCGGGAACAACATCACGCCGTCCCATACCAATACCGCCGGCCAAGCCCGTGTATTTGATGGAACAAGAATCCGGCTTACATGTGACCTCGGCAACGAGAGGCGGTTCTACAGAGGTATCAAACGGATATATCGCTCCGGTGTAATTTGCCTGGCGCTGGCGGGACACCGATATGATATCTACAGCATGTTTCTGCATCCATTCTTTGGTGGCATATTGACGTCCCGTAGGAATATTTCCGGAGCAATGCGATGAGTAGTCTGTCACCAGACGTGCGTCCGCCATGGGACCCGCCCAACCAGGGAAGCGGATGTCGGGAGCGGGAAGTTGCTGGGACTTTCCAATGCGTCCAATATCTGCCGGACGGGCGTACTGAACATCTTTAAAAAGGTTTGGGGAAGTGGGTAATCGGAATAGTTTTGCATCCATGTTTGTATGCTCTCTTTACACCACAGAAGTTCATGCGGGGCTTTCCATAGAAAGTGTATCAGTTTCGACCATGTCAAGAGGAGCACCTTCGCCAGATCGCTCCATATTTCCTGCAACGCCGTTGGCATCACTCTTTCCTGTTTCTTGGTCACTAGAACTATTCTTGTCCGCTTCTCGCAACAGCGATACTAGGGCCGGCTTCCGTATTCCCTTTGTTAGGCGAAGCATCCTCTTCTCTGCAAGAGATACCAGCTCATCTCGGGACATCGACTCGTAGTCGGGCTTTGATACGGAAAGCACGACCTCTTCTACAGCCGGCGACTCGGAAGGGGTGGATTCGAGGACCATATTGTAAAAGTCGGCCTGGTCCTTGGGCACGACGGCCTCCTCCGTGTTGAGGGGTGTTCCAGATACGTCCTCAATGATAATGGGAGCCGATTCTTTCACGGACTGAAAGTTTCCATGAAATGGCTGGGGTGCTGCATCCTCCATTTCCATCGTCATTTTAATATCGAGGAGTATCGTTTCGAGTAGATTGATTTTCCGCTCCACGTAAAGAAGACGGGAATAAAAATAGAATCCGAGTGATCCGACGAGCACAAAGAAAATAAACCCTAGAACAAGTAATTCTGTTACCATTCTTGTTATTATAGAGGATTAAAGAGTTGATTCGGAGCGCGCCGGCTGCGCCGGGGTTTGATCCAACTGAAAGCGCTTCCAAATATCTTTTACACTACTGATTTTACAAATACCCTCTTCCACGCTATAAGAATATTGAATATTGCCCGATGGAAGCTCCGCTGCCTTACAGCACAGGCGCTGTACTTCAGGCGGAGCATTTTCCACAAGTTCAAATACATGTGTACTGACGATACTTATAATTCCCTTCTTTTTCCAGAGTTGTTTCAAAAATATTTCTGCTGTGCGTATACCATCAGGAGGGTTTGTGCTATGGAAAAGTTCATCATAGAGCACGAGGCCCATTTTATTTTCCGTATTATACTGAAGTAAATTCGATGCAAACCATACCTCCGTTTCAAACATCGACATATTCCCTGGAAAATCCTGTAGGCGTAGACCGGATGATATCCATGAAAATCTGCGCACGACCAATCCGTCCGCCGGTGCAAATCCATAGGCATGTGATAGGACCACGCATTGTAGAATCCCTCGAAGAAATGAGGATTTTCCGCCGCCATTGGGACCTGTGAGAGCGGCATGAGGGCTCATGCCTGTGAATTTTATGGAAGACGGAACAGCATCCATTTCCAAGGATAAATCGAAAAAGTTCTCGGCAATAAAGAGGGGATGGTCTCCCTTTTCAATCACACGGGCAATACGTAAATATGGAGAATTCGACATTCTCCAGATAATTTCCAATTTTGCCAGGTCTTTCATCGCCAGCTGGAATAAGTCTGGGTGTTCTAAAATCGACATAATTGCTATACGCGGGTCATTGCGGGGAATATGTTTCAGCGAATTTGTAAATGGAAAGAATATGCCCTCCTTTTTACAGAAATTTTGCAGCCTATCGTAAATTTCGGCAATTTCAATTACATGCTGGCCATTTTTATAGAGTGTTGTATCGATTTTGTGTAGGTGTAGGGCATTCTGTATGGGTTGGACCAGCGACTGAATGAAGGATATTCCCATGAATAGCATTTGAATCATGCTTCGAACGTTGAAGGTCGATGTTTTTGCAGGTAATTTATTCATCCCTGGCATAATATTGCCAGACCAAACAAGTGCCATAATTTCATTATATTGGTTCGTTGAAATGGGTAAATTCACCATAAACTTCAAAAATATATAGGGAAGAATCCAGGCAACAACGGGCATTAGAATTGCCATTGCAGGAACGGCCCAAACTTTAAATAACATCATGGTATACAAAATAAAGGGAACATAATTCAATCCTCGAAAGGAATTATCTTGGAATGAAAGTTGGCCGAGGGCATCTGTCTGCATTGCCTTGGTATCATCCGATGTAGGGAGTGTGAAGCTATTCAGATCCATTTCTAATTCGGAAGCGCGATGGAATATGCCTTCCAGTGTAGTGTGTTTCTCCTCCGTGAAAGAGGACATCGTATGTATTGCACTTTTGCGTATACCATATATTTTCTCATTTGTTTTGGTAGCTTTATTCAAGGCCCTATAGAGAATTTTCGGTGCTTGTTGTAATTTACATCCAAGTATCGTGCTGAATTTCTCTAGGCCTGCATCTTCTAGTAAACCCATTCTATAGAATAAATATATATAGCGGTCGGAGATAGAACGCGCCGGTGCAAGCCTTACCGCCAAGTGCTTAATTTAAGCACTTGGCTCTAATGGCTACTGACATGTAGGCTAAGTTAGGTACACCCTGGGGTGTACCTAACTTTGGCAGATGTCGGTAGACGTTACTCATTTAGAATTTTGAGAAATTGAGCCCCTGTAAATTTGGGTATACCTTTTGCCGCCGCCTTCTTTGTCTTTTCATTATCTACATTCTCGTCCTTTACAACGAGAATTGTTACTTTCGATGTGAATGTATCTGCAATCGTTGCACCCTGGGCTTTGGCAGCTTCTTCCAACTCTTTGGGATGAAAGCCAGTAAATAGGATAACCTCTTTCGCCATTCGTTTATTTTCATTCGCCACTACAACTTTGATAGGAGACGGGGACGCTGCCACTCCTAAATGTTCCATAAATTTCTTGAAAAGGGGCAAATGTTCCACAAAGGCTATCGCCGCTTCCTTAGACCATCCAGGCGTTTTAGCAATATTATCGACAATTTGTGCCGAGGCCTCTAAATTCGAAGGAACATGTTTGAACGCCTGTTCTATCTTTTTTACACCTACTCCGCGCCCAAAGATGCCGGAACCAACTGCATATTCTACACGCGTTGCCTTGGCCTTCGCCTCTGTAATGGCGGCGGCGAGCTTCGCTGCTGAGGCCTCTTTAAATCCCTCGACCTTTAAAATCGCCTCTTTATTTAGCCGTAGAAGGTCAGGTATGGTTTTTATTCCCGCGGCATATAGACGTATAATAGTACCTTCTCCACAAAAGGCGATTCCGAATTTATCGGCAAAATGTAATAGGACACTTTTCTGCATATCGGGATTTTCCTCTACATCTTCTAGGACTGCATCTACGTGCGTCTTATTCCATTGCCACTTTACAGGCGGCATTTGTGGGCCACTGGGTGAAGGCGATTTCACGGATTTTACATGCGGTATAACATCGCCCGAGCGAATAATTTCCACATATGCACCTGGCCCCATACCATTTTTCTCAATCCATGCTGCATTGAATCCGGTTGCAAATTGAATAATGGACCCCCCAATATTTACAGGTTCAAATCTCAGCGTCGGCTTAAGATATCCGTCCTTCGATACATTCCATTGGACTTCTAAGACCTCAGTGATTGCCTCTTGTTCTGCAAAGGCCATTTTGAAAGCAAATGCATGTTCGGGATTCGTATGTTTACGGGGATAAACTGCATCATGCGCCACAATGATCCCATCAATTTCATATTTCGATTCCCTCTTACGCTTCGTTAAAAGTTCTCCCAGAATTTCCATATTGATGGCCTCAAAAGCTGCATGGGATGCAACTAGAAAGGATGATTTGGAAAGCAACTTGAACTGGTCCACGGGCTTTAAACCCTCAGGAACGATGACCTCATATGCAACGAAATCAATGAGTGCCATTTCTTTTGACACACCCTTTTGATTTGCTATACCGGTCACCATCTGACGAGCCCCCCGTCGTCCTTCGGCCACTTTTGCATAGTTTTCCTTGCTTATGATGAGTTCTCCGCGGACAGCGTATGTTTCTAAATCGAGATCACCAATATGGATGTGTTCTAGCATACGCGACAGATCCTGGCCAATAGTTCCATTGCCGCGCGAATACAGGGTACGTTTCCCCCCCTTTTTGATGACAAGTGCAGACATTCCATCGAGTTTCTCGCTTATACAGACGCTGCCCTTGTATTTTCGTAGCCAAGCATCCAGATTATTCCGATCTGGCTTGATTTTGTCCATGGAGCCAAGGTAAAAGGGGAGTTTTACCTTATCACCCTTTGGCTCTGCACCCACTTCTTCTGCAACTTTGGAGTGGCCGAATTTACGGAGAAGAGTTTCCCGTAAACGATCGAACTCTTCATCACTGATCAAATTCGCCCCCTCATTATAATACATATCGGAAAGATATTGGATAGTCGATTCCAGTTGTTTCTTTGTTAGGGCGTTCATGGTTGAAAAGAAGTCGGCCTTTAAGGCGCGGATGATATGTGATTGTTCTGCTGCATTCATAGTATATATTTATATGAGATGTTTATTAAATTTATTTTTACCGCCATGGCGGTAGGGTTTATCAGCACATCGCATTAAATAAAATTTATAGAGGTCTAAACCATAGAAACATACATATATAGATGGAAACAGAGAAGCAATTCATTCAGACAATTCTTGGCCAGCCCTGTCCTCGCCCTCCTTTTGAAGTTTGCCATAAAATTTCTCAACTAAAGGATTTATATGAGGGCGGTTCAACATATAAGTCGGATTGGCGTCGGACTTCTCCTACCACCTCCATTCATGAATCCTCTTCCTCCAATTCGCTCGGAGGATTTCAACCGGCGCCTATCAAGAAGCCCATGTTTCGAAATGCTGTTTCCGAGCCCACCACACCCGCTACTGGAGGAAAATACCAGAGTAAATTCAAGAATTCAACTCAACCGGTAAATGATAAAATTCTGAATAATATTATTCTTTCGAAACTGAATAAATTTAGCGATAAAACATATATTGAGATTCGCGATTTCCTATATCAAATTCTGGGCTCCGGTGAGCCGGATCTTCAGGAAATGGTGCGCGATTTCATGAAACTCGTATTTCGAAAGGCAGCAACAGAGGAAATTTTCTGCCATCTATATGCCAAACTTCTGTGTGAACTTTCTTCCAGATATAGTGTGATTCTACAGGAAATGAAGTCGCTCCATTCGAATTATATCAATATCTTTGATAATGTTCAAAAGTCCGAGAAGACTGACTATGACACCTTTGTAGAGGATCAAAAGGACAAGCGGTATCGCCATGGATACAGCCAGTTTCTCGCGGAGTTATGTGCACTTCAGATTCTTGATTTGGATTTTCTAAAGATGATATTTACACGCATTCTACAAAATATGGATGAATATGGCAAAATCGATGGAAATAAGACACTTGTAGAGGAATATTCGGATTGCCTTGTATGTATGGCAAAGGTATTGAAGAAGAAGAAGGAGGCATTCTTTGTGAATGCTCGGAAAACACTTTATGAAACAAATAGTCCAATGATTCAGACGATTATGACAAATCGTGAGAACTATGTAAGTTTGTCACCAAAGGCGCGATTCATGTTGATGGATATCGTTGATATTCTAAAAGAATAATCTCCCATTATGAATAGGAAATGGCTAAGAAGGGTGTAGTAGGAAATTTGACAGCGCCTTTTGGCCATATTGCAACTGCAACGGGAGAAACAATCAGCGAGGTTGCTTCTACTGCAGGAAATGTGGCAAAGCGGGTGATCAATGGGGCAAGAAAGGTGGGAAGTACTTGGGTCACACACACGGATGAAGTACTAAAGTCTATGCCACCCGCGCGTAAAAATACGAAAAACATGAATAACACGAAAAAGAAAAAGCGGAAGTCCCGGGGGAAGAAAACCCGCAACTCAAAAAATTGAGCGCACACTTTTTTACTTGTACATATAGAATGCCTCCTCGTAATTGGTTGAGTAAACATGGGAAGAATGCGCGTAACAAGGATTCTGGCGACGTGAGGGACACAGCCCCGGGTAGCAAGAAGCCGAATAAAAAGCGGAGTGGGAACGCCCCTCCTAGCGACGACGAGAGTGTCGATAGTCGGGGCAATATCCGCGGTCTCATTTCTTACTCGGACGAGGAAGAGTATGTTGGCTCCGATACATCGGAGCTAACTCCGGAGCAAAAGAACGATATCAAGAGGAGTGCTCGAAAGGCCGCCACCAAGGCGCGCAGTAAGATTCAGAGGGCACTTGCAAGGGAGCACACTCCGAGTTCCAAGAGCAAGTCATCCTCCTTTGAAGAGGAGGATAGGCCTGTAAGGCGTAAGAAGGCTCCTTCAAAGATGGAAGAGGAGGAGGATGAGGAGGACGAGGATGAGGACGATGACGAGGACGAGGATGATGATGAGGATGATGAGTATGATGATGAGGATGACGAGGAAGACACGAAGAATACGAAGGGTCCGGCGGAAATCAGTATCAGTTTCAGCGGAATTGACCAGGGTCCTCAAAACAAGATGGTTCCTGTGCGTCATAACATGAAGACCGCCTCCGAAAATGTGCGCAAGTTTGTAAAGCTTGTGACGGAGCCTCTTGATTCCGGTGGGATTGATGAGCAGATTGACCACTTCAAGGGCTTAAATGACGACAAGCAGAAGGAAATCCTAAAGGCCCTCGAGCGTCCGGCGGTTCAAGAGGAGAGTATGATGTTCAAGATTCTCGGAATGAACATTCCGAGTTCCACGAAGTCGGTGATTTTGGCCAAGTATCACATGATTCAAAATATGGACCCCAGTATGGGCGAGTATTACAAGCATCGGGCTTGGCTGGAGAAGGCAACGGCGCTCCCTCTCGGGAACTACAAGGATCTTCCAGTTAAGCTGGAGGATGGTTCTGCCCCGTGCAGCGCCTTTATGGAGCGGGCGCGTAAGTGTATGTCTACGGCGATTTATGGTCAGGATGAATCGAAGCTCCAGATTCTCCAGTTCATTGCCTCTAAGATTGCCAATCCGACCTCAAATGGGATGAACTTGCTTCTCGTAGGCCCGCCTGGTATTGGTAAGACGAGTTTGATTAAGAATGGGATTGCAAATGCGCTTCAATACCCTTTCCAGTTTATCTCCTTGAGCGGTGATTCGGATGCAAGCACCTATAATGGTCATCAGCTTGTGTATGAGGGGTCACATGCTGGAAAGATTGTGAACTCATTGATTTTGGCCAAGAGCATGTCGATGGTCATGATGTTTGATGAGCTGGACAAGATTTCTGCAACGCCAAAGGGCGAGGAGGTTCAGAACCTCCTTGTTCATATGACGGATTCTGTGCAGAACTGCGAGTTCGAGGACAAGTATTTGGCGGGTATTCCGCTTGATTTGAGCCGTGTCATGTTTGCCTTTTCAGCAAACGATATTACGAAGATTGATAAGGTCTTGCTCGACCGCATGATTGTCGTTCATCTAAAGGGGTACGAGAAGAAGGAGAAGGTCGAGATTGCCGATAAATATATTATTCCTACGGCGCTCGCCAATGTTCACCTTGACGAAAAGGTGGCCATTTCGAAGGAGGTGATTGAGTATATTATTACGGAGTATGCAAATGGGGAGGCGGGCGTGCGTGAGCTAAAGCGCTGTATCGAGCAGATTACTCAGAAGATCAATATGCTGCGTATCTTCAATACGAAGGAGTTGCCGTTTCACATTCCTGACTTTACGCTGCCGTTTGTTCTCAAGAAAGCGCACGTGGAGCTCTTTCTCAAGAAGAAGCCGTCTGATATGGATGAGTCGGCGCGGAGGATGTATACCTGAGTTTATTGAAGATTGCCAATATTTTGAAACAAGTTGATGTAGGTAAAAAAGAGCGAGAGGGATTCATTGATGAAATCGGGGTCAGTCTGACAGCGCGCGGCATTATCTTTTAGAACTTGCATATTTACAACTGCATATAAACTAAATATACCTACAAATATGAATGTGAAAATCGTGTGAATACTCAAGAACATTTTTTTCTGGAATGGTTTAAATACATCGATGATGTATAAAACAATTTCTGCTAGAATTAGTCCTATAAGCACAGCGAATAAATACGGCTGAAGACTCAGATAGTTCTGATTGTCGTATAACCCCACAGATGTTAGGGCAATAAATACACCCGTCGTTAGGAAAAATACTCGATACAATAGGTCATCATTTTCTAATCGTGTATATGTATTGGCTGAGAGCTGACCAACTAAGAAGAAGGCAATGGCCGCGACGAAATATTTTAAGGGCGTGTTTGCTGGCATGTTTTGTAATACATAAAATACAAACAAAATTACAATGAGCCATAGAATAAACAATATAATAGGCGAAAGGTGTTGTGAGATTACATTATATATGATGGGATGGCTTGCAGACAGAGTTGTAATTGTTAGCCCGCCTACCATATGAGCAAATGTTTTGGAAATAAAATACTTACATGGCCCTATCTCTGTCATTTATTAGGGGTTTGATATTTTTTTCCACATTTGTCTGCTGGGTCGTGGGGCCACTACCGAATCGCTCATCCTGCCTATTTCGGGCGGCAATCAAATCGGCCAGCTTAGTATTCATCTCTTTGGATTGTTCGCTAGTTTCCGGCCGTGTACATGGTGTTCCAGAACCCCAAAAGCGGCGGGCACAAGAACTCATTCTCTATTAGATGGACTATATTTTCAAGGATACGCCCGAGAACATGTTTATTCATAAAAAGATATACATGGTGATTGTATTTTTTGTCATGCTAGGGGGTGTGAACTACCTGGCGATGAGTATCATGGGAAAGGATATGGTACGGGCCTTCTTAGGAAAACGTATTACGTACCCCCTATATATTTTCATAGGTGTATGCGCGCTTTTATTGTGTTTCCGTCGCGATGTCTATCTCCCGTTTCTAGGGCAGGCCGTTTTCCCATCAGGGGCTATACAGCTAAAGACGCCCTCAGGTGCCTCGGAGTCTGTCACAATAACTACAAGGCCGGGTGCAAAAGTGGTCTACTGGGCATCTGAGCCGGATCCTGTCGCGGATGCAGTGAATCCTCCATCTTGGGATAAGGCCTATGGTGATTATGAAAACTCCGGTATGGTCATAGCGGATGAGAGGGGCGAGGCGGTTCTTTCTATTCGGGGTCCGCCTCAGCCATATAAGGTCCCCTTTCATGGCCGCATAGATTCGCATGTGCATTTCCGTGTGGAAGAGATGCCTGGTCTTTTTGGACCCGTGCAGAACAAATTTATTAAATCAGGGAAGGTGGAGGCTTTCTCGAACCTGGTTTAGACACAGGTCTAAAGATATATTACAGGCTTTTTATAAGATAGTTCATCACGATGTTAGTAACAAAGGAGAATCTAGTTGCATTTGACCTGGAGAATTCTATCCGCAAAAACCGGACAGAATTCTCTATTGATGCAGCGGAGTTGAGCTTAGAAAATCGTCCCTATCGCTTACTCGCCTATTTGGCAGCCAATATGAATGGAAATACTATAGTGGAAATTGGTACACACCATGGAGCATATGCCCTTTCATTGAGTGGAAATCCGAATGTGAATATATATTCCTTCGATGTACGTCGCCACACACGTCTAAAGGACTTGGCAAACGTGTTTTTCGAACTTTCGGATCTATGGGATATAGAGCCGCGCGAATATTGGATGGAGACCCTTTTAAAATCGGAGATGATAGTGATAAATGCCTGTTTTCAGCATAGTGATTCGAAGGAATACGAATTTGTTCAGTGGCTGAAGGAAAAGGGATATAAGGGATTGATTCTCTGCACGGGATTTTGGATTCACAAGGCAATGCGTGATAATTTTTGGTATCGGATCCCCCATGCAGAGAAAGTGGATATAACAAATCTGGGCGATGCACGTGGAACGGGTGTCATCTCATTTTCTCCTCGGCCCGATATTACATGGGAAACTGCCACGGGAAATACAACGATTGGTTCAGAAGCCCCGTCTAGTCCATGGACTATCGTGACGGCCCTATTTGATCTAAAGCGGTTCACGCCTACGGCTCGTTCTACAGACTTCTATTTGAACTCGGCACATTCCACCCTCAGCCTAAATCAGCCCATGATAGTCTATTGTGAATCCGAACAGATGGAAGCGCTTCGTTCTATTCGACCGGAGTATCTCCATGAAAAAACGCGATTTGTGCCCATACGTTTTGAAGATTTGCCCTTATTTCATCATATGGAGGAGATAAAAGGGAACCGAATTCGTAATCCTTTGACAGGAGTGAAGGATCCCGTGTTTTATCTCATGTCAATGACACGCTATGCCCTTTTGAAGCAGAGCGTCGAAGAGAACCCCTTTCATTCTACGCATTTTTCCTGGCTAAATATCTCCATGGAGCAATTCGGATGTATGAATCTAATGAAATTAGATGTCATTTGGAAACGGCCTCCTCGTGATCTTGTTTCGGTCATGTATATGAAATATATTGGAAAGGGGTCCGTGCTGAATACGATCGATTATTTTAAAACTGCTCAACAGCCGTTTTCCACCAAAATCATCACGGCGGCTGCGGCCAATATCTATGAATTCTCGAATCAAATGGAGGAGATGTTTCTCCATTATTTGAAACTGGGCTACGGAAATACGGATGAACAATTAGTTCCTTACGTGTATTATGCACATCCGGATAAATTCGACTTATATTATGGTGCTCGTAATCAGTGTATAGTGAACTATGTTCGACCCATGTCGGAATACATATATGTATTACAGAACCATATGGTTCCTGCAGCAGAGGCAAAGGATTGGTTGGCATGCTACCATATTTGCTCCTGGCTCTATACGAATCCTGCCCTCTTTTCCAAGGGGGATTTAAAGTCGATTTTAACCTATTATCTTCGGTCAACCTTTGAACTCGGCGGAGAGAGGGTGGCCACCCTAAGAAAAAATGGGGCTCTGGAGGCATTTTATAGGGTCTAGGCGCGGGAAAGCCACACCATATAGGTCGAACGACCGAATACTGGCTTGGGAATCGGTATTACGTCATTGTCATCATATATATACCATGAATCACCCTTTGAGCACTGGGCAGTATAATGCCCACCTGTGCTACTACCATGGTGATCAATCGTGGAGTGTAGTTTGTATGACATGCTTTCGGGCGGCTCGGGACTCTCTTCCGAAAAGAGGGGCTGAAAGGAAATGGGGCTTACACCATCATTTGGAAGACTTGCAATCGGTGTATTAATGCGCTGACCATCATTTCCAAAGCGCTTGAGATTGACGATGAGATAGAGGGGAAGACGCCAAATACGGCTACGTGAAGTTGCACGCTGTTTATGGGGCCGACAATGCTCACAATCATAATCGTCAATGATTTCCTCCTCGAAATTCTTTTGAATCATCTCGAGAATGCTGGGAGGTGTCTCGGCCGAGGTGGGAACCACCGCCTTTAAATCTGTGAAGGTTTCCCAGCGATGGGATTTATTCAGGCAGTTCGTACACTGGGTGGTCTTATGCATGAGGCCATTGAAGAGGTCAATCAGGGGACTATAGGTGTTATGGAATTGTCCCCGCCACACTTCCAGAGCCTGTACACAATGTTTATCAGCCTCGGTAACTGGCTCAGGGCGCGTTACCTGCATATCAACCTTTTGTGAAATGGCCTCGTGTAGGATATCTAAGATAACCACGTAGAACTCATTGCTGTCATGCGACTTAATTTGGAGGAGGTCTTCATAGGCGGTACCTTTGATATATTTGCGGAATTTTGACCAGAAATCGGCTGGACGAACAATTTCCCCTTTCTTACATGTTTCCAAGAGTTGCATGACATTTGCAAACGATTTGCAAATATCTTGTTGCTCACTCCTTTTTTTGGTAGGCTCCTTTTCGAAGAGAGTTGTATATCGCCCCTCTGTGAAAATCCATGGAATTTTCTCACAATGGCGAAATGCCTGAAGAATCACATTTGCATAGCACGTAAGACCCATATTGACAATACCTCCTAAAGCTTTCTGCTCAGTCATTATATATGTTGCCAAATAATAATCCATTCAATTTTTTTCAGAACAGCGGCGCTCTTCCCGCCGCGGGCCCCTACGGAAATACATTCTTAAATGATGTACATCGTATTTTTCCGGCATTTTTATACAATGGTTCTCGGTTTCAAACGATGGGTGATGTATTTCGGTATGTAGAGCGCCAAATGTCGATTCATTACAATGTATATAACAATGCACAGAATGAATATATTATGACACAGGATGTCATATCGGAACAAAGCCGGTCATTACAGGAAATTATGAATCATATCATTCATCAAACTATTCCTGAAGGGAATACTGGACGACAGGGTACTACGTACATGCGTTATAACGTAGGTACTAGTGGACAGCATCCACAGAGAAATATATCAACAGCAATGGATGCATCGATGAATACATTTATATCAACTGCTTTACAGGATTTTAGAGTGGGCGGGCCACCCTTTGAAACATGCTCCATATGCCAATCAGATATTAATTCAAATGTGCAGGCAACTCAAATACGTGTATGTGGTCATAAATATCATAAAAACTGCATAGAACAATGGATAAGAACACATTCTTCTTGCCCGATGTGTAGGGCATATATCTATGGGATAAATAACTCTACAAATACGATGATATCGCCGAGCACCTCGACGCTTGTGTCGCCCTCCACAATATCGAGTCTATCTACAGGGGTAAATTTATCTCCATCGTCATATGATTATTGGGGGGTTGACCCGCCAATGTATCCAATCTAATCCTATTAGAAACGTAGATGCATTTACATGCAGATATAATATGCCATACTGCATGAAGATAATAATGCGATCGAGGAATGCTAATATTGAGAAGAAAGACTCCAATATTACAGATATAGATGTTTGCCAAATATATATCATATAGAAACCATACTAAAGCCATAAAATAATCGATACCTGTAATAAAGGGATTTGATTCTTCATAATAGTGGTACAATACAGAACAGGTGGTGGATAGAAAAATGATACATGTATATTCATTATAATGTGAATATACAAGTATTATTGCTAAATAATGTGGTAAAGTAGTCAATATTTGCATGTTCATATAATGTTTAGTGGTATCGATACTTAAGGTCATCTTGCAGCATTAGCGCCAAATACTAGCTATTATATATTCGACTGAATAAATTTCATGGTATTCATGTACGAGGTCAAAAATGTGTCGCTTGTTTCTGATTCCGCCGGCGGGGGTTTCTTTTGTGTCTGTATTTTTGTGACCTTTTCATTCAGTTTCTTGAAAATATCCTGTTCTTCGGGGCTCAATTCGGAGGGCGGAGGAGGTCCAGTCGGCTCGGGCACCTTTTGATTTCCTTCCCCAAACAGATACAGCGAACTCGTTTCATTCGTTAGGTATCCAAGAACCAATATAAGAGCTATAGATAGCCAAAATGCCGTAAATACATTTCTTGTTGCCACGAATATAATGACAAATAAGAAAATACGACGAACCCATTTCATTTGAAATACCTTGTCCTGTTCGGGAGTAAGTGCAGTGGGTATATGACGACCACCCAAGTTGAGCAAAATCATCATGAGTCCAATGAAATATGTGTTCGTATTTAGTCCCGTAAACGCCGCTTCAATCGGATTTGCTATTATGGCCATTGGACCTGCAGGTGGCATTGGTAGGGCCATATCTATTTAGAAGGGCGTTTAAGATCGTTGTTCGACCATTTTTTTGTTGTTACTTCCATGTCCATAATGTAAAAAAAGAGGGCGAATGCTATCATTACTGCGACATATTTACTCCACTCAACAGATATCAATATGAGAGAAAGAAAGAGGATGCGGAAAATGGGAAAACGATATAAATTTACCATTGCAAGTGGATATGTATTTTCAAACACGGCGCCCTCGATAACATTCCATGTAAAGAACGCAGATACAACAATACCCTGTAAGATAGTATCTATATTGTTATATAGCTTGAACTTCATTCTATTATTATACGGGATTGGATTTATTGGACTGGATAGGTAAGTACCTCTGTTTCATCAATTTCTTCCGGGTTTTCTCCCAATGTAGATTCGACGAACCATTTGTGTTTTTTATCGATCGGAGTATTTGCATGAAATCCTTCGGCGAGTGTCCGGGGACTTAGGGAAAGAAGTAAGAGGGTCAGAATGGCCACCAGTAATCCATTTCTCCAAGAATAATATTTCGCCACGAGTATTGTGAGAATGAATAGGAAGGTTCGGCCGAAAAGGGTTCCGCTCCATTTACGCAATTGAAGAGGGATTTGTTTTACAAAGACGATGGTTAATACGAGAAAGATGAGAACGAAAAAATTCACTTGTTCAGAAAATTTGGTGGCAAAATCGAGGAGGTGGTACTTTGCTCCACCCACCATATTCAACTTAGGAACCATGGGCTGTAAAGGAGCAGGAGCCTGGTTCATTCTTCTATATCTGACTTTCGGAAATATACAGCCAAGTACTTAATTTAAATACTTGGGCACAAGCCTGTATAAAAATCCGAAGTCTGACACAGAGGGAGAGATGGAACTATGTTCAATAGAGGATGCCTTTCCAGATTTTCAATCACATAAACAAAATTCTAAGAAAAGCTCGAATATACTATCTGGAAGTGCATTATCGAAGGAAGAACGTCGTGCAATGAGAAAGAAGGCAAAAAAGGCGAAGGAGGTAGAGCCGGCAGAGCAGGCAGAGGTTGACCCGGATCGTCCCTCTTTGAAACGTATGGGCGAGCTTCCCGCCTTTGTGAATTATTCGGAAGCATTTCAGGATTTGAGTGGCGCTGCAGTCATTCCGAAGGTGGATGCAATATTGAAGAATGTAAAATACCCCGACTATTTTGGAAAGGGGGAGGATGATGAGATGGAGGGATTTTCCAACTTTACGGGTGTGGATGAGAACACTATTGCTAATCGTCTTGTGCCTCAGACCTTGAGTGGAGGCTTTGATAAGGTTGGTGTGGATAAGGCAGGATCCGGTGGTGGAGAACTCCCGGCACCCTCTCGGAATGATAACTGGAAGCCAATGACAGATTCCAAGGTTACAACGGCAAATACCCCTGTGAATGCGACGAAGAATGATATTCCGGCACTAAGAAATGAACCTCATGACGAGCCACCGAAGCGGGAGGCGCTATTGGCCAAAATACAGGATCTTACAAAACGTTTGGAAGATCTTGAACGTCATCCACCGAGAAATAATCAACGGGAGTTGCTTATATTTATTAGCAGTGGCGTATTTTTGATAATAAGTTTCGATTTAGCAATGCGGGCGGTCTATCGGAGTCGTTAGAGAAGGACTAGTAGGGCAGCAACAGCAGAGGCACTTAGTCCTGCAGATGCCATGATACCTGATACCCAGGATTTACCGCCTTCACCCTTTGCTTGTGGATATCTCTTCTTTATAGTATCCATATATGCTTTTTGCTTTTGTGGAGAATTGGATTCTGCTGCTTTTTTTGCTAAACCTGCCACTTCTATATTCGATTTAGCTCCCATTGGTGGTGTATATTGCCCACGAACAGGTGCTGAAGCAAGGTCTGCAGGAGGAGTAGCAGGGGGAGTAGGAGGAGCAGGTTCAGGAGCAGGTTCAGGAGCAGGAGCAGGTTCAGGAGCAGCAACAGGAACAGCTCCCGTTTGCTTTGCAGCACGAAGAGCAATTGTTGCATCATCTTTTTCATTTATTTCTAGACACCCTCCCCACAATGATTGTATCATATTCGTTTTTTTATTACCACCTACTTTTAGTTGATATAAATCCTTTAAAAATTCCACTTTCACTATCGGCCGATTTGTTTTTACGACGAAAGTATATTGTTTCTTTTCTAGATTATTTATAACAAACTTAGCTACATTAGTTAAATTGCCATTCATTAATACGGGCTGATTCCAAAATGTATAATATGGGGACTTTTTATCAAGAACATTATTTTTAAACGGAATATTTGAAATTGCTTTTAAAGTGTCATCTATATCGCCAGTTTTAGACACTATATTATATTCTGTTATCTGATATTTTGTTAACAAATTTTTATTACCAAATATACCAAATTGAGAGTCGTATGTCATTGGATGTGAAAGCCATGCAAGTGGCGATGTAACTTGAATTTCTATCATTGTAACCTTATTTCGAGCAGCGGCAGCTGCTGCTATACCAGAGGTAAGATATGGATTTGTAGGGGCCGCCATATAAATCTATATATTATCTATATTATTTGGGACGTAAAGATGAAGTAACTTTTATTTGTTTTTTTATAGGTTTTGTACTACGAATGGGTGTGGCACTACGAGACCTTGCACGAGTGGCAGTAGCACGAGGAGAGGCAGCACGAGGAGCACGAGGAGCACGAGGAGCACGAGGAGAGGCAGGTACAGGAGCAGCCACAGGAGGAGCAGGAACAGGTACAGGAGCAGCCACAGGAGCAGCAGGGGTAGGAGCAGGTACAGGAGCAGCAGGGGCAGCCATAGGAGGAGCAGGAGCCGAAGAACCAGATGTAGCCCCTTTGAAATAGGGAATTTTAATGAAGTTATATGTATGATGCTTTGGCAAAGGTTTCCCTTTGGGTGCTAAAGCGTAATACACATGGTTGCCTAATTTGGCAGTTGCATCCTTTTGTGAAACAATCACAAGATCATAATTTTTGATTCGAATATCCCTATCATCCATAAATTCTAAATTCTGAATACCATCCTCTTGTGACGCTAAAATAGCAAATTCATTCGGCGATAAAATACGAAAATCAGCCGGAAGTTTTTGAAGGGGCATATTAGGTAGAACACGTTTTGATTTTTCTTCCTTATCACGCGTATTAAGATTCAAATTCCGCGCATATGCCTGAACAACATTTAAATAGGAACGTATTAAATCGCATTCCCGCTGTGTCATTAAATCGATTCTATCTACATGAAAACACTCGGTTAAAGATGCATATCGTAAAATATTTGCAATTACAAATGAACAACCTCCATGCGATTTAAACATATCATTACAATACGATGGGCGAATACCCATCGTATTTAAAAAGTTGGCCTCATCGTTTGTGAATCGCCCATGATACCAATCTTCCAGCAAACTTTTATTCTTTTTGCCATCATCGGTTGTATCAATATCACAATTAAATCCATGGCATTTACGTATTTGAAACGTATCTTTAATACCGGGTATACCTGCTTCGATAGTTACTCTACCAACATCGTCCACTTCAGGTATAAAAGCGTCGACTTCCGAAGGTTTTACACGAACAGAATATAGGGGAATGTTTGTGTCTCGATGTAGACGTGCAACCAGAAAATTCTGTTTTAATTCTATATTCTTATAGCGTTCTGCTCTTAGAGTATTTAGATAGCTTGGATATTCGTCAATATTTAAATATAAGACCGGTGTATCATTGCCAAGTGAGATATGAACATAGCCATCGGGGACGGGGCCTTTCGGTTCAATCGCCTGAAAATTCTGTTGTGTAAATCCAACAGGAATATTATTATCTTCTTTGGAAGAGATAACAATACCCTTATTATTTTTATGTTCATGTGGATATACGCAATAGTCTTTGATAATCATACATTTTTCTTCATCCTGAAGACAATCCAGTATAACTAAATTACTCCTTAGAGCAATTTCATCGATTCCCATAAAAAGTATCATAAATCCCTCTTGTAATGTATTCCCCTTCGTTAAAATATTCAGTTCACTGAGATCTTTTACAAGACCTAATAGGGACTCGGCAGTATTAACGGGGGGTACTACAACTATAGAGCGAACATTGGGAGAGATTACTTTTATACTGGAAATTCTATTGGAAACTTCTTGATATTTTTGAAATAGTTCGTTTGTTCTTGTACTTATATATTCTTGATACGTGTCATAATTAATAGTGGTATGTGAAACTAAATCGGGGCCATATGATGACATTTCATAGAGTTCAAAATATGCATTCTGTATTTTGATATCTTGTATATCATTATATTCTTCTAACGAGTCTGCTACAGCTCCGCCTGCATAGACCGCTTGAATATCTGTCCCTTCTCCTCCACTCAATATAGATTCTGAGGTATAGCCACCAGGAGCTCCCCCACCACCCCCTTGTACAGGCTGAATATTGACCCCATCTCCTCCGTTCAACATGGATTCTGGATTATATCCAGCCGGTGCTGCCATCTCTGTATTACATGATGAAAAAACCGCCTTAAGACAGCGCGTTCTAAAGAATAGTATATCGGAATGCAACCCTTGGAGGAGCTCACTACACCTGTTGTTCAAGTCGATCCGGATTATCAAACACGTCGTAGAAAAATTCATTGTAAGCAGGAATTGATCATATCGAACTTACAGCGTTTTTATTCGACGCGTCCTGATACACAGGAGGTGCTTGATTTACTTCAGGGAACGTCCCATATTTCTTTGCGTCTTGTCGATTGGTTTGTCACGAATTATGCACGGCAGAATAGTATTTCCTATATTTTAAATGCCCAGGAATTTATGGTGTATACTGGGTATAAGTCGCAACTGAAGGCGTATTCTAAGAAATTGTTCGACCCCTTTTGTCGGAGAGAGCGAATTATGTTTCAACTTCCCAACCATGAGGCGTTTATAACGACGGTTGGTAAATTGAATTTCTTTCGATGGGCAATTGAGAAAGGGGTAATTGATTATATTAAGATGAATTTTCCCCAAATTGAGAAAGAGATGAATAAAAATGCAAGAGAAATTCACAAAATTCGGAAACAATCGGAAAATTCCACGGAAAGCACTACTACATCTGTAACGCGCCGTCGTGTAAAGCTGGCAGGGAATCATGTGAAGCTTGTAGAGAAGCATGATTTGAATGTGGAAGTGAGTTTTACTTAGAAATTTTCGCCCCCATACTTGTTAAGGGCGTTCGATAGACAATTTCAGGATTGTCTATGGTGGGCCTAGGCAATTCGAACCACTCCGTGAGTTTCGTTGCCGCCTTATCTTCAGGCGTGTAGCGTCCTGTAAAGACCCGTTCACGAATCCGCTCCGATTCTTTCAGACCTCGATCCGGCTCCTTGGTTTCATACACTGCAGAACGGACTTCGCGAATCATATTACGCGGATCACGTGTAGGATCATATCTATCGAAGAAGGGATTCATGGACAGATTCGGCCCGGTGGAATCATAGGGCTTCGACTGACGAAAATCCCGCCGATCTGTGCGACTACTTAGTGGTGCCATATCGAAATAGGTTGGCGCCTCTTGCTTCTCCGCCTTCAAAACCCCCACGGCCTTTTTCACATTATTTTCCATGCTCTGTAGGACTCCACGTGCTTGAAATACATCTACCGAGCCTTTGGGAAATGAATTTATTACGGCAGCCTCTTCCTTCGTTGTAGCCGTCACCTTTAGAAACAGGGAATCCACCGCCTTTTTCACATTATTTTCGTAGCGACGAAGGGCATCACGGGCATCCAATATATCGATAGTGCCATCGGGAAAGGAACGCATGACGGCTGCCTCTTCGGGAGAGCGTGGCGTTGCCGACATAATCGTATAAATGGTATTTCCCTCATCACTACGATAGTATTTCCCTTGTTGTTGTGGAACGGCGGCGCCTTGTGTTTCATATAAACGACTATTCATTGTATCTTTGGATGAGGGCTCCTTTCGTGCACGTAATTGAAAGGATTCGGGTGGAAGCCGGAGATCTTCTTCCAGGATTGGTTGATTTTGGAATTCTGACCACCGGAACATATGTCTAAAGAGATTTTAGATCTATCCTAACAGAAATGCCGCCAGTAAATGATTTAAGGCCACAAGGTGGCCTTAAGCCATTTACTTAACTTCAGTACTAGACCTTATGCGGTGTGTTCCCATTTTTATAAAACCCATATCCGATGATTTTGTTCAAGCATGGATCCTTTTGGAAAAACAGGGGACCGAATTTATTTTAATGGATTCCATTGATGAGGCGAAAACCTTTGCAGAAGAGAGTGGACTCGCCCTTACACACATCCATGAGCACGAGGACACCCTTTTTATGATCGTTGACACGGAAAAAACGAAATTGGATGAGTTCTATTCGTGGAGCGATACATCCCTCAAGAGCGATGTGTGGAGGCCCTTTGTTTGGTATATTCCCAAGGATACAGAGAATGATTTACACATTAATATATGCCATATGAATTCCCCTTTTGGGGAAGTATTAAATACCTATTTTAAGAGATATCATGTATAATATATATATGAGCGCCCCTTCACATCGTAATAGAACTCTACGCAGATCTTCTATGACAGATTTAAGTGGCGTAGATTATTCACAGAATTTATCATTGGAGGCGATGCTTCACAATGAAGCCGGCCAAGCATTTAAGAAGCCATGGCATCGTCTAGAGCGCGGGCTTCGTCTCAATCGTCTACGAATCTTTTCGGAGAATTTTGCAAAGGCCCGCGGGTTAAAGCCGACAGAGCAATCATCCTTGCTCCAGCTACTTACAAAATGTCTGGATAAGAAGGTACTGAACTCGAAGTTATCCGTTATATATGATATAGAGAAGGAGGAGATAACTGAAATCAAGCCACTTGTGATGCATCAGAACTCGGCTGGAGAAATCCTGTTCCAGATTTTGGAACGTCGTAGTGCTGTTACATTCCGTAAAGCCCGCCCTGGATCTGCAGATGGGTCTAAGACGGAAGAACTATAACTATATAGATAGGGGGATGTATACTGATATTATAGACATGGTCGAATGTTTAGATAGCATTCAGCCATGTTTATCCTATAGGAACATGTCGGAAAAATGGTTTGCAGATGCCTCTGATGAGATTGAGGCTAGCTTTAAAGAAATTGAACCTACGGCGGAAAGCATAGATGACTATATTAACTTAGTCGAAGACCTGTTTCATATGTTTATTGAGATGGCATCCTCTAGGGTCTCTGTTAGAGCAATCAGCAGTCGCCTGGAGCATGTCCAAACTCTTCTACAACGGCCCCAGATACCCCAACGAACCCCGGAATGGTATATTCAGTCTCGGAATGTTCTGACTGCAAGCGAATTTTCGGAGATTCTGGGAACGGATCGCGCCGTGAATGCCATTGTTTCCAAGAAACTCGAGCCTGTAAAAGAGTTTGGGAAGCAACGTCTTGCCTGCCTCTCATGTGAAATGTCGGCAATGGACTGGGGCGTGCGATTTGAACCCGTGGTAAAGCAGATTCTTGAGGGTCGCGGAACGCAGGTGCTGGACGTGGGCCGTATTATTCATGCCGATGACCCTCGCCTAGCGGCCAGCCCAGATGGGATTATTATGGAGTCGAAGACGGAGGACGAGGTGGGGTGTCTTATTGAGATTAAGTGCCCTGTTCGTCGTGAGATTGGAGGGAAAATTCCGTTCGAATATTGGTGCCAGATGCAGATTCAGATGGAGGTTACGGGCATCTCGAAATGCGAGTATGTGGAGATGAAATTTGCCTCGCCATATCGCGGGGATCTAGTGCCCTATAAGTCTCCCGAAGATCCCGAGAAGGTTCGAGGAGAGATTTGGCTCCTACAGAATCAGTCAACGCTGGAAATGTCGTATGCATATACAAATGCTGATAAGGAGCGTATGGAGGCGGAGGGGCTGGAGGTAGTGGAAACGATTCCCTGGCATCTTGATTCCTATTATCAAACATCCGTGGTGCGTGATACCAACTGGTTTAGCAACACTCTTACAAAGCGCAATGAGTTTTGGAAGCGTGTCGAGGAGGCCCGGAATGGAACCTATGTGATTCCTCCGCGTGCGCCAAAGGGCCCGGTGATCAAAGTATGTAAGATAGTTGATGATTCTTAGTCGAGTGGCTCCGTTTTATAGAAGGATTGGACCAAATCATGATTGGGAGCAGAACACGAGTCGGGAGTTCCCCTCTTGTAATTGTTGGTGAATTGGCGCATATTCCCCGTTTTTTCAAGACGGGTTTGAAAATCGGAATAATAGCAGGATTGGCTTGTGGGCGTGGGAGGTTTACCTTTGAACTCCGGCAAAACATCCAAAAGAAGAGAATAGGCCTTATTTGAAAAATCTATTTCGGCCGGCTCTTCTACGCGCGTAGGATTTGCAAAGGCCTCAATGCGTTCAAGACGGGGGCGAATAGTTGGATTGGGGAAGAATTGTTGGTAGAGATATAAGAGGGAGGAAATTGCCACTAATACCAGAACCCAAATAGTGACAAATTCCATAACAGATTTCGATTTCATAATTCTATCTATATATTAGAAATGAAAGTTGATGCGTACATTGGGGAGTATTTGGGCACTCTGGCGCTTGTATTGAGTATTCTTGTTTTTAATGGTAATGCCTTATACATTACTGCGGCCTTCGGTGCAATCATTTACACTCTAGGCAAACTCAGTGGTGGCCACATTAATCCGGCTGTGAGTGCTGCAATGGTGCTCAAGGGACAGCTTGGATGGAATCAACTGGCCTTTTACGTTTTCGCGCAAGTCAGTGGAGCATTAACGTCGGTGTATTTATATAAGTTGTACGCTAAGTAATAAGTAAGGTCTAAACAACTCGTGCGTATTTACTATAATGCCAGCCGTTGTTGCCACTCTTGCAACGAATCATGCCTTACACGACCTACGTGTTTTTCTAAAAACACTTATGTTGTGGAATTCGACACCGCCCACTATTTATATGCTAGTAGATACGGCCATAGAGAATGCTCTCAGCGATATTTCGTATAAGGGTTCTATAAAAACCATGAATGTGCTGGATCGCTATACGAATAAGACGCGTCTGGAGATGGAACAGCAATCTTTATGGCACGAATTCATGTGTGAAAAACTCCGTGTTCTTGATTGGGCTTTCATGGATACTACTGACGGCGTCTTTTTCTTCGATGCAGACATTTGCTTTTTGGGCCCGCTTCCAACTATACCGGCCGGCACGGAAGTCATGCTGAGCCAACATATGATACGGCCGGCAGATGAGGCGAAATTCGGCAAATACAATGCAGGATATTGCTGGATGTCGAGCAAGAAGGCAGTAGATGCTTGGCGACAGGCGTGTCCGACTTCGCGCTACTATGAACAAGCGGCCTTGGAATGTTTTGATGGAGAGGAATGGAAGGGGCGTGTGGGGCAATTCAGCCAGCAACATAATTATGGGTGGTGGAGATTGCTACAGGGTGCAACGGACGCCGAGACGTTGCAGAAACAATGGTCTATTTTCCGTGGTCCAGATCATTCCGGTATTGTAGTGAATGGTGTGCCTCTCGTATCAGTCCACACGCATTGGCATGAAAAGAAGGATTTTACTATAGTATACTTTAATAATTTGGTCAAATCGATGCTAAATCGGATTGCAAAGTCCCAGCCGAAAACGCATAAATTATTGGGGGTTATCCGCGTCCCATGAGAAAATTTGAATGAACAAATGGTCCCCAATAAAAGTATGACCTCTTTATTCGCCGGTGTTCATCGCCCTCGTAAGGCTGATACAATTTCCTTTCCAGAGAAAGAAATTCTAAATGTGGAAATGAAATGCCGTCAATGTGGCGAATCCAATGAAGATATGATTTACGACGATTATGCTATTTGTCGAAAATGCGGGGAAGTTCAAGAACAGCCCATTGATCTCGGTGCAGAATACCGGTTCTTTGGTTCAGAGGATCGGTGTATGGTCGATCCTTGTCGTATTGGAGCTCCGACCGACCCGCGATTTCCTACTTCCACACTTGGGACGATCATTCTATCCCATGCAACAGGTGGAAATTCCAGTTCGCGTATTGCAATGGCGCGAGTACGGCGTTATCACTCTTGGAATTTACTACCCTATAAGGAACGTTCATTGCTACAAGTATTTGAGCAGATTGCTCTTGCAGCAACGAATAATGGATTTGATATGCGCACGATGGATTGCGCCAAGGATTTATATGTGAAACTCGTTGCACATTGTGATCGTCGTGGTATGTCGCGGACGTCGATTGTGGCGAGCTGTCTCTATTCCGCTTTGAAAATGGGTGATCAGCCGCGAAAGCCGAAGGAGGTGGCCGACATGTTTCATTTGAGTATTGCACAATTCACAAAGTCGCTGAAATATTTTCAGGAAATTCTTTGTATGGCCAAACAGCGCGGGCTATTAACGACAGCAACTCCTGCCTCCTATCCAAGTACATGCGCTGCAAACTATATTTCCAATCCGCTGAGTCGTCTTCCCATTACGCGGAAGATTTTCCAGGAATTGGAAAAAATCGCCATTCGGATTGCACATGATGTGGAGCGTTTAGAAATTTGCCCGGAAAATATGCCACCCTCTCTGGCCTCGGGAATTTTGGGTCTTGTTATTCAGCGGGAGAAAATTCCGGATATTACGACGGAGCGAATTGCGTCCGTATGTAATGTGAGTGAAGGGACCTTGCTCAAGTGTTTGAAGAAGTTGGAGGCGGCGATTGCAGCAGGAGCGATTCCCTACTAGACATTATAAACTATTGCTATAATAGAAAATGACTATTCTTACAATACTAGCCATTATAGGATTCTTTTTTCTCTTTTGGGTGCACATAAATACACTTTGGACTCCTGGAGGAAGATATCGTGGATTCCCCAATCCCGTGGCAGTGATAAGTCTTATTCAAACAATAATTCTAGGAGTATATTTTATGTATTCTCAGGGTTATAAGCTCTAATAGAAAAATTGAAGCACCCCCCCGATTCTCTTAGGTAGGATGAAGAAACGCTGTGAATTTCCGGAGTGTAAGAAGGCGATTCCTATCACCTCTTATGCATGTAAATGTAAGAAGAATATGTGTCTTGTACATATGAATGCACACGAATGTACGTTTGATTATCAGGCGGAACAGAGGGAGAGGCTGATGAAACATATGAGTAGTCCAGTGGTTGGGCAGAAAATTCTTCCGGTATAACTTCTCGTTCTAGCCATTAGAGCCAACTACTTAAATTAAGTACTTGGCGGTAAAATACTCGGGCCTAATTAGAACCATGGCCACTATCACTTCCGTTAGCCACAATTCGTACAAGAACTCTCCGCGTCGTTCCTACATTTCCGTAGCACCCTTCAATGCAAGCTTTTTTACATATACTACGTCCATGAACGCCAGCTATGTTACCACTGGAACATTGACGGCCGTTACAGGGGCCACGGCAGCTAACTGCCCGAAGGGCCGCGTTCTTCGTGAAAATGGCCGCAAACTCTATCCGTCAGCAAATCCCGGTGTGACCACTTATTTGGTGGGTGTGTTTGATGACAAGACATTTTTGAATGGCTTTATTGACCCGAACTCGCCTTTATTCGCCTCTTTTAATACGGATAAACCTGTTTATTTGGATAATGGTGTGAATGGCGGTGATGGCGGATTAGCTCCCGGTGGATTGGTAAATGGACTATTGGTTCAAAATAGAACATCCTATACTCTTGATGGTACAACAAATGTGACACTGACAACTACACAACTTCTAGGAGGGATATTAACTCACACAACTACAGCAAATAGAGTTGTAACTTTACCCAGTACAGCAAGTATTGCAGCGGCACTTGGTAATGTAGTAGGAGCATCCGTTGAGTTCATATATTCAAACTCTGGTGCTTCTAGTGGAACACTAACTCAAGGTGATACAAGTACAACATTTGTGAGTGCGGCCGGAGGAACAGGAGGAACTACTTCAATTGTTACTGCAGCGCTTGTACGTTTCACCATTGTTGTCACCGGCACCACAGCCTCACCCACTATCACAATTTACCGCGTGTAAGGTCTAGTACTTAGCGGTAATTCCGCCGTTTACGACACGTTTTCGCGCGTATGGATTTGGAACATCCACTTCTATGGGCTCGAAGTTCTTGGCAGAGAGATGCATATGTCCGCACTTTCTCCTCCAAATTACAGCGTTTTTTCCACAGGGTCTGTAGCGACGTCTTTCGACTCGACCAGTCATCCGTAGAACTTTCCCAAATGGTCCGCCATTCTTTATAGGGTAGAAGTTCCGGCAGAGCAGTCCAAAAATCATGGGTGTATACGAGTCGCTCTTCGGGTGTCAAGACGTTCCATCGATTCTTGTCGGAATTACTCGCTTTCGCCAGATGCTCCTTTCCCGGAAAATCTTTCATGGGCTTTCCCGTCAAAGATTGTTTGGAATACGGGTGATTTTCAGCCACTGAAAAGAGGAACTCCCATCCTTCGAATTTCGACATCGAACATGAAAGAGCCATACGCTCCAAATAAAATCGCTTGACATCTTCGAAAGACGGATCCTCTTCGATCTTCAAACGCTGTTTTCGCAACTTATCATTCACGCAATTATGAATTTTCCAGAACCATCTTGCAAGGGCATATGGCGCGGTCGATTCGAGTGCATCTTCAATAGGCAGGGCATCCATATATTCTGTCAAACTTGCTCGGCAGTATTTACAAGGGAGCACAAAGGGGAGAGAATGAAAGAAGCGCTTGAGAGTGGCCTTTTTTTGCCCTGTGGGTGATGGATGGGCAAAGGTGATTGTATGGAGTAATTTCCACCCACTTGGACCCCAATATTTTGTGTCCATGATACCTATTCGGTTATTAGAATAAAAGTAACTCATGTCATGATGATATGAGATACTTTTATATCATCTACTACTGAAGTTCCTCCGCTTATTCCCCAAATGTTCCGAAGTTGAGAGGGGCAAGGAAGGGGCGCACGGGCTGTACCGGCGTCTCCTCGGCCTTACACTTCACTTTTGTAGTGGGACAGGCCTCGCGCTTACAGGGCGGGCATGCCGGACATACGGTCGGCTCAGGGCATTTCACATCGGGGCAACGAGGTCTAGGGCAAGGCGGGCAATCACCGCAATTCGAGTTCTTGCACGAGGAATTGTCCACGATGATGGGCTCCGGTGTAGGAATAGAGCTCTTCAGCACATACTGAGAGAGGTCGGGGACGGGAGGGCACTCCGTCTTGAGCATGTATTGGCTCATATCGGGACATGTAGTTTTCGGCGGAACAGAGGCCTTTAGAACATATTTGGTCATGTCGGGCATTGGCGGACACGAGTCATTTCCACATACATTACATGCCTGGCTGTTCATGGCCTGGAATCCCTCCTTCATAGCAAATTTAGATATGAGATAGCCTGCTAAAAGACCTATCAAAAGTGGTACTAGAAATTTCGGTAAACGCACCATCCTCCTTTCTAGTCTAGAGCGGGGAAAAAATGGATTAGTGCTGAGGTTTCCATCCAGGCCATGAGGGCGGAGGGCAGCCGCATAACTGAGGAATCCCCGTATCATAGTGTGTTCCTAGACGATTACAGATCATTCGGGCATATCCGCGATAAGAGAAGGATTCATTTACCTGGTCGGTATTTTTCATACAACCAAAATCATACGGATTCAATCCCCTTTTGGATATTTGATCACATATTTGCTGGGAACGCTCTTTCCAGTCAAGTTTTACCGGAGCATATTTCGGCGGCGCTCCACTTGGCATAGATTGAATGGACTTTTGTTTTGTCCCACCATAACCCGATTGTGTATCATTATCTGAATAGTTATTCTCTTCTTTCCATGTCATATGATCCCCTTTTCCAGCCGTATTGTTGGATTGTTGATTATTAACATGCTTTTCACCTAGGAATCCTTTTGCAACTTCTCGAGCAATTTGTTCCTCTGCATCGCTAGTGGAACTGATGCTGAAATCCCATGATATATTCTTCATGAAATTACTGGCATATTTATTGAAAAAATCTTTTGCAAGTTCTGACCCACTTACGCTACCTGTGCCATAGATAGGGAATAGACTATTCAATGCGTTACTCATTCCACTATCGGAAATGAGTTGGGGCAAGGGTGTGGCGGAATTTCGGAGAGCGGGGAGGAAATTATTATAGGAGGCAATCGTAATAGGTATATCGGCCTCACGCATCTGGCCATTTTCCACTTTTGCAATGATATCCAATAGGAATTTTTTAGTAGCCTCTAATTTAGCTATACGCTGAAGAATAACAGGGTCGGTAGTCCCACTCATCTATGAAAGTCTAAGAATTTCTACATTGACTTTTAATAGAAGTTCTTTCAACTGCATTAAATTGATTTTTCCCGTGTTTACTGATAATTTCGTGGATTGGGCCATACCTGGACCGGGGCCAACAGATACATCTGCAGGTGTTTGAAACCCCTCAATGGTATTTGGAGACATTCTCCATTTTGATTGTAGGCTTGCAACGTCCTTTTCCATTTCATTTAAATCGCCCTGTGTAAAGGTGCTTTCCAGACCTTCATTGCGCTCCATTACAATGATATCGGTCTCTAGCTTATTACGCTGCTTTACTATATTTTGAATTGTTTCTAGTAAATTCGGTCGTATTTCGAGAATAGCAGGGGCCTCATTGACCAAGAATCCAACTTGCATCTCCTGTATTTCTTTTAATCGTCGAAGGGGGGCCTTTTGGAATACGGGATTCGATGCAGGATAGGAATTGACAGATGCCAGTTGACCGGGAGGGGGAGATACTAGAGGGGCATAAGGATTCATAAGTGGAAGGGGGTCTCCTTTGCCTAGTGGAGTTGGATAGGGTTTCGTATCAGGGACATTTATTTGGAAGGACTCTTTGTATGGGGGAATTATAAATAATATACATATAATGAATAATATTAGAAAGAGGAAATGCCTCTTCATCTTTCTAACATTGGTATTATTATTTATGATAACCGAAGTATTTCTGCATCAATTCGAGAAACGAGTTCCTTTACTTGTGCAAGTGTGACATTTTGTGAACTGGTTACGCCAGGCAATCCTGAGACACTACCAGTGGACCCACTACCAGTGGAGCCACTACCCGTGGACCCACTACCAGTGGGCCCACTCCCTGTAGCGCCACCCATATTCGACGATGTGTTCCTATTACTCCCTGTAGGGCCTGTATTTAAGAGTGTATTCCAATAATTTGTTCTCGTATAGCCACCCATGTTGGATAGAACACTCCCAATAGGACCCGTATTGGACAGGATACTCCCAATACCACTCATATTGGATAGGACACTCCCAATAGGGCCCGTATTGGACAGGGCACCTGCAATATTACCCATGTTCGAAAGGGCATTTCCAGCAGCACCCATGCTGGACAGCGGGTTTCCAGCAGCACCCGTGCTGGACAGCGGACTTCCAGTAGCACCCGTGCTGGACAGCGGGCTTCCAGTAGCACCCGTGCTAGACAGCGGACTTCCAGCAGCACCCGTGCTGGACAGGGCACTCCCAGTCGGTCCACTACTACCTGTAACACCCCCCAAGGGTATACCCATATCATTATATTTTTTTGATATATCTGTAGTAGAAGTTATCAAATTGTCTATGGAAGTTATAGACGAACTTACAGAAGTATTTGTAGCTGGTTGTAACATATTCATACAATTTGCGGATGCTTGAAGTATATTTTTATAAATAGCGAAATCATCATCTGTAAATGGCACATTATTTATCAGTGAATCTATGATAGTTTCCTTTAAGTCCCGTGTAATTAATGCAACTCCACCCTTTTGACATATATTACTATAGGAACTAAATTCGGGCATAGTCGGAGAACTTACGATCATTTGTATAAATTCCGTATACTCGGGGGGATCAGGGTTGTTTGCTAAAACCAAATCACTTAAATCCTTCTTAACGGATACTAATGAATCAAAATCAGTGACAGAGATTGCTGTAGAATTAATATTATATAAATTTTTCAGACATTTATATGCTTCATCAAATTGGGGTTGAATTTTATTTATATCAGATGTAATTGGTATATTTTGTTGTTTTATCTTAATAATGAGGTCCTTTGTATTATCAATGACGCGTACAACAGAATCTAGAGAGCATTGTGAGCTCTGAAATCCCTCTGTGACCCCCGCCAAACGATTGAAATTTGACTGAATCATGTAGAGATCTCTTTTCCGTAACTGAATCACATATACAGGATCAGCTCTTGCAGATTTGAGTTCATCTTGTAGGCGCTGTAAATCCGCTTTTACAGATTGAAGAAGTAACTGCGATGACGGGTCTTGCGACGGGGCGGTATAATCTTTCAAAAAATCATTCATACGATTCAAAAGGGGTTCAATACAGGAGGGTGTTGCATTGGTTTGATTTTTAGCTTTTAGAAATTCGAACGCCTTACCGGGAACAGATCCCATGTTCACGAGTTGAACAGGCTCTGAAGCCACAATATCATTTGTAAAAGGTTCCACCTTCTTTGTCATGTATTTTCTTGTTTCCACAAAGACAATCAAAATAAAGGCTATTAAAACTAAAAAGAAGAGTTCTCTTTTCATCTTTCTAGTCTTAGTTAGGAAAACGTTATTACCGCCAAGTACGTAATTTAAGTATTAGATGTTACCGCCAAGTACGTAATTTAAGTACTTGGCTCTAATGACTAGAACGAGAAGATTAAGTCACTCTAATGACATAAGGCCACAGAGTGGCCTTATACATGCGGAGTACTTAACTTCAGTACTAGCCGTTACCGGATTTCATCGTTTCAGATAATAAATATACAAGATGAATGATATTATTAAAAATACTATACTAATGATGTATATTGTGCGATATATTTCTAAATTGGTTTCATGTAGTAGCTCTCCACGAAGATCTGTTAACCCAATAAAGACGTCGCGTTTAAAAATACGTGTGTATTTAATCTGCATGGTCGCTTGATACTCATCCAAATTGTCAACATCAAGACGACTAGGAGTGGCTAACATTATAACGTATTCATGTATATTATAGAAATCCTCTGATAATGCCAACTCTTGCTGACTACTCCATACGACTTCCCTATTTGATTTAAGAATGGCAACCACATCTAAAAGACCTGGTTTAATAAGAAGCGTGAATATTTCATCGAGAGTAGCACTAATACGCATTCCTCCAATACTGGTTTGAACTTGTGGCATTTTTTGAGATAAAAATATTACAATGATAAATAGCACAATAATCCAAATAAATCCCCATGAAAAATATTTCATCTTATACCTCGTTAGAAATATTATTGTATTATTAGCACATCAAGCTGTGTTAGAACTAGGTTTTGTAATATATTTATAAATAATATATACAATAATACTCAGAATAATCGTGCCAAATCCTACAACAAGGGCAATATTGGATTTTAAAAAGTCGGTTGTGTCGTCGAAACCCTCTATATGTTGCTTATACGAATACAATATACTTAATACGAGTATGTATATGGAAAAAAATATGATATATTCATGATGACGTTTCATTCTGTTTTTGTGGTCGGAAAATATTTTATCGCCGGTAGGTTCGTTTCTTTAGGGCATTACGCTTATTCTTACGTTTATCTTTACGCATAGTTTTTTTACGCTTTCCGCCGCCCTCTGCCGGCTTTAATGATGATAACGGGTTTTTTGCAGGGGGGGCCGAATTCAGTAGCGCCGCCGCGGAAGGGCGGGGCGATGATAGTGTGGTTGTATTCATTAATATGTTTGTATTAATTGGTCTTGTTGTGGTTTGTTGGGGATTAAATACATCTGCTGCAGCAGTAAATGCCTTTGTAAACGCTCCAAATATGCCTCCCTCAGAATTTGCAGGGGGTGTCTGACCGCCTTTTTGTACCATTCTGTATATATATTAGAATATTGATTCCGCCCTGTGCCGGTTGTCAATTATATGGAGACAGGTCCTAAACGCATTATTATCCTTCATATAGATGAAAGCCCCCTCTATCATCATCCTATCGAACAAATCAAATACATTCGGTCTTCAACAGGATGTGAATAATCTATTAGAGGTGCTCGGCGGTGAACATTGCGACCCTCTTGAATATCCGAAGCCTGCAGATATTATCATACATTTGGAAGTTCCTGCATATGTATGGATGCCTTATGCAAAGAAGAATATTTTGGTCGTAAATCCGGAATGGTTTCAGTTCCATGCATGGAACTCCTATTTGTCAAAATTCGATCAAATTATTACAAAGGATGAAGTCGCCACACGTGTATTTGATGCATCAAAAACGCGCGTTATTCCGTGGGCAACCAGATTTCGCGGAAGGCTGGAGGCACCGAAGGAGGAATTCGTGTGGCTAATCGGGGGGTCAAAGAATAAACGTGCTTACGTGGAGAGGCTTCTAGCTGCTTGGCGGTCGGAATATCCGCATTTAACGATATATTCAATGGAATCACTGGGTCTAGAGGCGGGTCCAAATGTTTCTTTTCAGGTCGGCGACTTGGAACCTAAGCGACGTTTAGGAGTATTACAGGCATATAAAGGACACATCTGTTGTTCAAAGGCCGAGGGGTTTGGATATACTGCCGGGGAGGCAGAAGCGGTTGGGGCTTTTGTGATTTTGAACCAACTCCCTTGTTATGTCCAGGACTATACCGAACAGCCAGGAGTTGCCTTTCTTCCCTCAAAACTCGTGTCATGGTTCGATGAGAGTTCTTCGGCAGATATACAGCCGGCACTCGATGATGCAATTCAGCGATTTCGAACGGAGCCATGGAATTCTTTGGACCGGATAGCTCGGGCAGAGGAACGTTGGAATCGGTTCGCCAAGGCCTGGAAGGAACTCGTGGGCGGTGGGGCCGGCGGCGCTGGAGGCTTGGAGATCTTGCCGCCTGTATTGCCCGCTCACGAGTGTCCACCCATTTCGATTATCACACCGGTCTATAATCGCCGGAAATTCTTTGACCTTGCCTATCATTCCATACTTGTAAGTGATTATCCGAAGGATCGTATTGAGTGGATTATTGTGGATGATTCCGATGATCCGATGGATCAGCCTGTGAATCGAATTATGGAAGTTATGAAAGCTGGCCAAGTGAAAATCGAATATCTTCCTTTGAAGAAGCGAACACCAGTGGGCCAGAAGCGGAATATCGGAATTGAGAAGGCCACAGCAGAGATCGTTCTCATGATGGATGACGATGATCATTATCCGGAAACGAGTTTCCGTCGCAGAGTTGCCTGGCTCACGAAGCATCCTTGGAAGCCGAAGATCGTATCGGCAACAACGATTGCCTGCTATGATCTCAATCGCGGTATAAGTGCTGTCAACACGCCTCCACTCGATATTCCTCTGGGCCAGCGCGTTTCAGAGGCGACATTGACTTTTTATAAGACTGCATGGCTTGAGCGGAAATTTACGAACGAGGTCCAAGTGGGGGAGGGAGAAGAATTCGTTCATGGGCGCGAGGAGCAGGTTCTAGAAATTCCGCCTCAGCAAATTATTGTCGCATTTAGTCATGGAAAGAATGTGAGTAGCCGCCGCGTTCCATCGGATGCCGATGTAAAGCCGGGCTGTTTTTGGGGATTTCCCAAGGAGTTTTTGGAATTCATACATGGATTGGTATAACGTCTAGTTTGGCGGTAAAATCACTTCAGTGTGAACAGATAGAGAATCTTATTGAGTTCGCCCATCATCTCGTCGCGCAGATTTATTAAATCCGTGTCGACGGGCTTGAGACGTTTTACGAGAGGGCCTTGGAGATAGGCAATACAGGAATGGATGAATCGGGTCGCCGTTTTCTCATTCATGTTTTGAACACGAGTGACATTCGTAGCCCCAGTCATCTTCGGCCGTCCGTATTTTCCCATATAGGTTTCTACGTAGGTATCTATTGTGGCATCAAGGGCCGATAATAGTTCATCCGTTGCCTTATGTCGGGGAAAACTATGTGTTTGCCAGTGATATAACTTTAGCTGTTCACGCATATAGAAGAAGAAATTGATGTCAGTAGCACTCATTCTATATTAAGTTCTATATTAAGTGCAGGTACCATATACTATGAAAGAAACGATTGCAGCTACGATTGATAGGAAGGTACCCAAGTACATAAGCCCCCCATTCATTCCTCCCTCTGATAAAACTGACATGACAAACAATAGTGTTATCATGATAATAATAATAATATTAGCCATTTTTACATTTCTTGCATCATCGCCCCCTATGCAGCCGAACCCCTCCTGTACATCATTGATTTTGAGAAGATATAGGATACCAGTAAATACAAGGGCGTGGACAAGGACCGATTCAATGGATGTTTGACCAGACATGAATACCTTTTTGCCTACAGGGGGGAGGGTAAGTAAGATGCCGGGGGATAGAGCAATAAATAGGAGGACAGGGGCGAGCATTCTGGTATATGTAAAGAAAAAAACGCATCACGTACCGCCAAGTACTTAACTTCAGTACTAGACGTTAGCCTTGAGTCCATATGTGCGCCGTATCCAATTACGATCTGCATCGTATTTCTTATGGAGAGCCGGGTTAGAATATTTGGAATATACGTAGAGAACATTGATTTTTTTCCATACGGATAGGCTTCCATATTTAGCAACGGCGCGCTTTAAGGCTGTATGGCGCTCTGTGGAAGAGAGGATTGCCTTGTAGCCGAAGCGAAGTAATTCACCCTTTTTGAGTGGTCCGATTTTACGCGTTGAGGTACCCTTTCTAGAGTTGCGTCTTGTTCTTTGTGGCATTCTATTTATTTTGAAGAATATGTTTGAGATTGACCTAATTTATAAATGTAATCATTATTACGCCTATTGTAAGTGTTGACGCTACTATTAATGTTGTTATAACTTCTGCTGATAATCCCGTATCAGGAGGTGGAGTTAGGGGAACAGCATTAGGAGCGGTTGTAACATATGTAGAGCTGCGAGTTGGCCCAGTTGCCATGTAGGTAGAGCTGGGAGTTGGACCCGTTGCCATGTAGGTAGAGCTGGGAGTTGGACCCGTTGCCATGTAGGTAGAGCTGGGAGTTGGACCCGTTGCCATGTAGGTAGAGCTGGGAGTTGGACCCGTGGAACCTGTTAGGGGAATAGTATCAGGAATAGCATTATATCTAGAGCTGGGACTTGGACCCGTGGCACCTGTTGGTACTATCGATGATACTTGTGCATCTATATATTTCACTATTCCTCCTGTAGCGCCCGTAGGTGATAGCGCTGAAATATTCACAGATGATTGTGAAAGTATCGAAGATACATCCGACATAACATTACTAGTCGGTGGTATAAGGCTATTTGTAGATGATATAAGATTGTCTTTCAATGATACAATATTATCTATTGATGGTAAATTAATATTTGTCGGTAATGATAATGTTTCTTTATTAATACCTAATAAAGATAAATCAAATGTACTTTGAAATCCTTCCTGTTTACGCTCGTGTATAGATAGGACCATATAGAATAATATGGCACGCAATATTATATCTTCTATTCGATATTTATATAATGGCTGTAATGCTATAAATAATAAAATTATCCATAGCATTATTCTATATAGAATAGTGGAATATTATTTAGTGGCGTTTGCTAGTACTAGACGTTATATGTAGGTATATTATTAAAAAATTGTGGTAGTCCACTTGTAGCTGTATAATTCACTACATCGCTAATATACTTTATAACTTTCGTATATAAAAGGTTGACTCTTGTTCCCACGAGTTGCAATGATTCTGCATCTCCTGATATTTGTATACCCTTCCTTATAGGACCCTCTGAAATTTGAAAACCCTCTTCATATTGTTTGAATACAAATATAATAATAATAAACACAAATGAGCGCAATAATATATCAGAAATATTTATTAGACCAAATTTCTTAGTTAGAATGTTTGGCTGTAATACTATAAATAAAATTATATATAAAAGCATGTTCTATATGTATATTAGATTATCAGGGTGGCGGAGGAGGGGCAGACCTATTAAATAGATTTTTTATACCATATGATAATTGCTTCAAATTTGTATCTATTGCATCAAATCCCTTATTTATATCATTTTGTTCAAAAAAAGCAGCCTGTTGATAACCTGGGGGCGGGCGGGGGAACGAGGCATCTCCAGGGGGGGCGGATCCGGGTGGCATCTCGCTACCTGCCATGGGCCTCTGGGGGCCCTTTAAGAAATCCGCCGGTAATGGTTCTATTGGCAGTGGAGGTGCCGCCGCAGACTTCTGGGGTACAAGTGTAAATGATGTTCCAGTTGGGGGTATTTCATATACGAAACTATTCAAAAATGACGAAACAGAACTCAATTTATCATTGGGTAATTGTAATTTATCTAATATCTGCTGTATAAAAGCCAATTTAGATTTTACACCTATAAAGACTGCATTGTGAGTTGTATATTGGAACACTTCAGAAACGGGTCCAGCATCTGTATTCCATAAACTCTGCGTCATTAAGGGTGCTGTGTAATAACGTCCTCCAGAGTTTATTGTTATTCGCTGTGAATCATTATAGCTTATTCCTATCAAACTATTACCTTCGGGGAGTGTAATAGGTAAATCGACACCTTCTTTTAGACATTGTGTCTTACTAGAACCTGGCAGTGATATAAACACATATCCATCCGGAGGATTACATGTTGGATTCTCCTGAAATCCCTCTGTAACGTCCTGTAAAAAATACACGATTAAAGCAAAGATAACAGCTCGAAGAAGAATATCGACAATCTTTACGGGTATATTCTTTTTACTAAAAATACCAGGCTGTAATACTATAAATAAGGCAACTAGCCAGAGCATCTAATTTAGCTACTACAATTTGTGCATACCTCGTTCTTACTCTCACTCTCCTCAAACTCCTTTCGCAACCTCTGACGTTCTAGCGCAGCTGCCTTAGCCCTTGCCTCCAGTTGCTTATCACGATCATCCTCATCGTCCGAACTCTCCGTATCGCTGTTGGATGTTCCAGCATTCACGACCCCTCCTTGTACGGCGGCAAGAAGACGGGGATCCACCGAGAACTTCTGGGCAACTACCGGTGCCTTCGTGCGCAAATAATAGCATCCCGTCTTCAGCCCCTTCTTCCAGGCGTAGAAGTGCATCGAGGATAGACGAGCATTCGAGGGATCAGCCATGAAGAGGTTCAACGATTGTGATTGACAGATGAAGGCCCCGCGCGCGGCCGCCATATCAATAATGGTCTTCTGTGGAATCTCCCATGAGGTCTTATAGCGCTCCTGGACATCGGCCGGGATTTCAGGAATACCCACGACACTACCATTCTGTGCAATGATCTTCTGCTTGAGAGTATCATTCCATAGTCCCAGTGCAATGAGCTCATGAATCAGATACTTATTCACCACGATGAACTCGCCGGCGAGTGTGCGACGCGTATACAGATTGCTTGTGAATGGCTCGAAGCACTCGTTGTATCCGAGAATCTGCGACGTGGAGGCGGTGGGCATGGGGGCCACGAGAAGAGAATTGCGAAGCCCCTTGGCTGCCCGCTGACGTAGACCGGCCCAGTCCAGTGTTGAATCTGAGAGAGGCGTTACGCCCCACATGTCGGGCTGGAGGATGCCCTTGGAGGCCGGGGAGCCGACAAACGTCTCATATGCCCCCTTTTCCTCTGCAAGGAGCAAACTCGCCTCCACCGCGGCGTAATACATGTGCTCAAAGATGAGCTGATTCAGGTTGGCTGCCTCAGCGCTCTCCCATGAATGGCCGAGAAGGGCAAATACGTCGGCGAGGCCCTGGATACCGATACCAATAGGGCGATGGCGCATATTCGAACGGCGGGTCTCGGGCGTAGGATAGTAGTTGATATCAATGATTCGGTCGAGATTGCGCACGGCCACGGCCACGACTTCGCGCAACTTATCGAACTGGAAGACCTTCTCGACGACAAAGGCCGGCAAGGCGATCGAGGCCAGATTACACACGGCCGTCTCCTCAGGGGAAGAGAACTCGATGATTTCCGTACAGAGATTCGACGATTTGATCGTGCCGAGATTCTGTTGATTCGATTTCTTATTCGCGGGATCCTTATACAAGAGATAGGGTGTGCCGGTCTCAATCTGGCTCTCTAGGATCTGAAACCAGAGCTTGCGAGCGGAAATGGTCTTGCGAGCCAGCCCCTCTGCCTCGTATTTCTGGTATAGGGCATTGAAGGCCTCGCTGTGGACATCGGCGAGGCCGGGCGCCTCGTCGGGGCAGAAGAGCGACCATGTGCTGTCCTGCTCTACGCGTTCCATGAAGAGGTCGGGAATCCAGAGGGCGTAGAAGAGATCGCGCGCTCGCTCCTCCTCCGTGCCCGTATTGAGTTTCATGCGCAGAAAGTCCTCTACGTCGGCGTGCCAGGGCTCCAAATACATGGCAAACGAGCCATTGCGTCGTCCGCCGCCTTGATCAACATAGCGTGCCGTGTTATTAAAGACGCGCAACATGGGAACAAGGCCATTTGAGGTGCCGTTCGTCCCACGAATGAGAGAGCCGCGGGCACGAATATTGTGGAGATGGAGACCGATACCACCTGCATACTTGGAAATGGACGCGCAGTCTGCCAGGGTCTTGTAAATGCCGGAGATGCTGTCATCGGACATGGACAGGAGATAGCAGGAGGAGAGCTGGGGCCTGGGCGTTCCTGCATTAAACAGGGTCGGCGTGGCGTGCGTCATAAACTTTTGCGATAGGAGGTCATAGGTCTCGAAGGCCTTCTTCAAATCGGCCCCCCAGATGCCGAGAGCCACGCGCATCCACATGTGTTGGGGGCGCTCCACGACCTTCATGGAAGTATCCTTGAGAAGATACGACTTCTCTAGCGTCTTGAAGCCGAAATAGTCGAAGAGATAGTCGCGCTCGTGCTTGATATAGGCGTCAATCTCGACGTGATGGGTGGCAACCACGTCGACGAGTTCTGCAGAGATGTAGGAGAGGGGGGCACCATTTCGATGGCGCTGATTCGAGAGGGTCTTGATAACGTTGGAGAAGAGGGGCTCCGTGCTCCGATGTTGATTCGAGACTGCAACGCGGGAGGCAAGAGTCCCCCAGTCGGGGTGGGTAGTGAACAAAGAGGCAGCCATTTGAGCAGTTAGCTCATCTAGCTCACTCGTATGAATCTTGTCGATGATGCGCGATAGGACCTGTTGGGCAAGGGCGTCAGGGTTCACAGACAGAGAACGGGCGGCGGCACGAATGCGCTGTAGGACCTTGTCGAACGACACATTTTCTAGCTCACCATTACGTTTCTGGACACGCATGCTATACATATGAGATGAAAGGTTTTACGGATTTTGACGCGCGCCCCTGTTCAATTTTTAAGGGGGAGGGGATTTGTTTGGACAATCCTTGCCTTGATATTCTTTGCATTCACATTTAGAACATTTATATCCAGCTGTGATCCATAATGTTAAAAATATATAAAAATTATGGCTGTTCATTTTATTACCCTCATTTATTAAGTCGGTTATACGGGCCGGATTACAGGACTTAGGGTCATCTCCGTTTTTAGAAAGAATAGCACACATCCTTGTTTTTTCATCCTCATTTAGCGTACTCCCTTTATTCGTTACAAATGATTCTCGTATAATTTCTTCAAACAATGATCTCTTTTCTGCTTTTATAGCGGAAGTACTTTCATTTGCTATTATTTTTTCACATTGTTCTTTACACGGAAGAGGCTTTCCATCTTTATCTTTAAATGCATTTGTATACCCCCCCATGGAATCAAATATACTGCTTAGTAGTCCACCTATAATATCAAATAGGGCCTTTGCTGCAGTAGCCAACAATCCTAAAAGGGCCCCTGCAAGCTGTGCTGCCATACCTGCAAGTGCAGCTAAACCTGATAGGGCGGCCATTCCCAATTGTCCTAGCCCTGCAAGTGCATTTCCCATTGAGCTAAAAAAACCAGGACTTGAGCCCTGTCTTTTGGTGGCAGCGGCTTTTTTCCTTTTATCTGCATCTAGTTTATCTTTTACTCTTTTCTGAGTTGCCGCCTTTTTATTTGCTTTTTGTTTACTAAACGCGGCTTGTCTTGCAGTTCTATTAGCGGCCTTTTTATCCCGTATTTGTTGCGGATTTACCCCACTTTGTTTCATTTGTTGATACTCCTTTTGCTTTGCCAAACCAGCTGCACGTGCCGTTTTAGCCCTTTCTGCTTTTGCCTTTTTTGAGGCGGCGGCTTTTTGTTGTTGTTTTGGAGTCTGCTGTCGAGGAGCGGGAGGCGGTGCCCGCGGCGGCGGGGGGGGGCGCCCTGCCTTCGCTGCCCGCGCGGCAGCCCGCCGTGCCCTTGCACCGCTTCCCCTACCACCCCTCTGTGTAAACCTTTTCCCCCTTTTTTTTATTTTCAACGTAAACATTCCCTTATTTATACCTTGGATTTTTCTTCGGCCTTGAAACCACGTAGTAACTTCTCCTGTGTAACAATACGACTCGAAATCGACATCGTCTCCAACTCCTGGAGAAGGAGTTTATAGGCATACGGGATCTCAATCGCCGAGAAGTTCGTCGTATTTCCACACCCCTTACATTGCCAAATCCCCTCTCGGGGATTCACAATAGCAATCAATCCGCAATCCTGACAACTCCAGCAACGGAATAAATCCGAACACTCCATCAGGCGCTCCTTTGTGAACTCTGTAATCCCGTGCGCCGCCACACAATCTCTCTCCATCTCACCAAATCGAAGCCCGCCCTCGCGCGCGCGCCCCTCAGCCGGTTGACGCGTAAGCATGACGAGCGGCCCCGAAGACCGCGAATGCATCTTGTCCGCCGAACAATGCCGTAGACGCTGGTAATAGCACGGCCCCATAAAGATGCTCGTTTCCATTTGACGGCCAGTAAAGCCATTATACAGGATTTCATTGCCATGCGGCTCCATGCCCAGTTGATCGCGCATGATCTTCGTAATGCCTTCCAGCGTAACATCGTTGAAGGGCGAGCCATCACCCAGACACCCAAGCTCACAGCCCATCTTGCCCAGCAACGTCTCCATCAGCTGGGCAATCGTCATACGGCTAGGAATACAATGTGGGTTAATAATGATATCGGGAACGATGCCGGACGCCGTCTGTGGCATATCCTCCGTATTGAGAATCATGCCCAATGTCCCCTTTTGTCCATGGCGAGAGGAGAACTTGTCGCCAATCTCGGGAATACGATCCTGGCGCATACGTACCTTTGCGAAGGAATAGCCCTCGCCATTTCGATTGCGAAAGATGCGATCCACCCAGCCAACCTCGTTATTGCGCATGGTACGTGACACATCGCGAAACTTCTTCGCCCCCGCGGGAATCACCATTCCCGTAGGAACGCGCAGAGGAACGACCTTTCCAATGAGAATGTCGTCCGTATTTACAAAGGTCTGTTCGGGGACGAAGCCCGTTTCGTCCAGCTTTTCATAATTGGCATTCTTCATCTGTTTCGTGATGGTGGTATCAGGGCGCTGAAATCGCTCCTCCTCTCCCGACGACTGATTCTTCCGCTCCTCGTCCTTATAGGTCCTGTAGAAGATGCTGCGAAACAGCCCACGATCGAGCGCCCCGCGATTGATCATCACGGAATCCTCCTGATTGTATCCCGTATAGGTCATGATGGCCACAACGATATTCTGGCCCGAAGACATCGTCTGCGCCCCGTAGAACTTGCTCATAAAGGGGGACACGAACGGCACCTGAGGATAGCATAGCAAGTGCTCCAGGGCATCAAATCGCTCGCGGAAGTTGAGAGCAAAGATGCCCATGGCCTGCTTCCCCATGGCACACTGATACGAATTTCTCGGCGACTGATTGTGGTCCGGAAAAGGAATATTGCTCGCGAGAGTTCCCAGAATGGTGCTTGGGTGAATTTCGGCGTGCGTGTAATTCGGGGCACCGGCCACTACTGCATCGGCGGCCTTCATAGAGATATAGGCGCTCTCCGTCTCACCCGGATCAATATATTCCATCAAATGCTGGCCACCTGGACTCTCCCAAAGAAGAAGCTCCTCCCAGCGTGCAATGCCGTGAATCTCCTTTAACAACTTCCCAGAGGCATCCGCGGCAATCTCCTTCAGTGCCTCCACCACGAGAATGGGCCGAAGCATGCGCCCCGCCTCTGTAGTAAGCCAGAGCTCACGAAAGGCCGGTTTCCAAATAATACCCGTCTGAACATGAATACGCCCCCTGCGTTTTGCAGTTCGTAGGCGCTCCACCATCGGCATCGTATCCTCAATGCTCAGCATACCAATCCAGGCACCATTCAAGAACATGCGCGTCCACCGATGCTTCTGCTCAATCGTGGTCTTCTCGAGACTCTGTAGCTTACCGGTTGCATCGATGTATTCGCGAATCGTCTTGGGATTGCTGTAAATACTCACGATTGCAGTGGAGGACATGTTCTTGACAACGCCTACGGAATGACCCTCCGGCGTCTCCGACGGACAAATGAAACCAAACTGCGTGTTGTGGAGTTTGCGAGGAGCAATGAGCTTCCCCGTCTTCTCAATCGGCGTTGAGATACGGCGCAAGTGGGAAATACCACTGATGTAATTCAGGCGATTGAGAACCTGGGACACACCAATCTTGGACGGCCCCCCAATCTTCGCCGAGCCGAAATTCCCCGTTGCAAGCGACGTTTTCAGGCCCACTTCCATGATCACGGACTTAATGACCTTATTGATATTGCTCACATTGAGAATGTCCTCGAAGTTGCCACTCGCCCGCCAGCCCCCGCTGTGAATCTCCTTTGCAAGCGAAGAACGAATGTCCTTTACCATCTTCGTATTGAAATAGCTCCGAAACAGATTCGCCAGGAGAAATCCCGGCAAATCGACGCGCTTGTTCGGATAGGCATCCCGGTCATCGTTCTGCATACGATTCGATGACACCCACAGAACCTTTCGGGTCATATGGGCCAAGTAGCACGCCTTTGGATAGTAAAAGCTGGCATTCAGTCCAATGTGGGGAAAGAGTTCCAAGTGGATAATGTCCTCCATCTTCATTTGTCTGGCCGTGCGTGAAGACCAGCTATTCACATGTGTGCTCATCCAGGCAAAGGCTTGCTCCTGTGTCTGAATATCTGCCGCCTCCTGAATGGATTCATCGAACATGTTATCGAAACTTCCGTCATTGTCGGGACCCAGAATGAGGTCGACAATATCCTTGTCGGATAAGACGCCGAGGGCACGAAAGAGAATCCAGAGGGGGATATCCGTCTTGATACGGGGCATGGTAGCGCGCAACAAGTGAATCTGGGGGTTCTTCGGATGATACATGATTTTGACGGCATTCGATTTCGGAACCTGGTCATTGTCAGGTCCGATGGATTTGACCTCGATGACTTCGAGCTCCTTTGCCGTGTTCCGATTGTTTCGGAATACTACGGGGCGATTCTCTGACATTCGCTCCTGGGCGATGATGACTCGCTCGCCACCGCCAATAATAAAGTATCCGCCGAAATCCTCGGCACATTCCCCTAGAATACGGGGGTGAATATGCTTTTGATCGTGGAGAAGGCAATATTTGCTGCCGACCATAACGGGAATCTTGCCCATGTGAACATTGGGAAAGAGGCGTTCGCGCACCTGGCGCTCGCCGCCGTTCGTATTATTAATAAAGGTCGTCCTCACATGAACATCTACGAACAATGGAGAGGCGTAGGTGAGATTGCGGAGACGGGCATCGTGCGGCATCATTGGGAGCACGGCCCCGTTATTCTCGAAAATGGTGGGCTTACGCAAGGAAACGTTCTGGAATGTGATTGCCACCTCATAGTCGAACTTGGCCTGGCTCGCCCCGCCATATGTATTTTCCGTTACGCGACCCATCAAGGCATTTGCTGCAGACGTCGACAGCCCAGTTGCAGAGGCAAGAGCACTGCGAGGCCCTGAAAGGGGCGTCTCAGGACTACCTCTTACAATTAGAGGATTTACATTCTGAATAATTTCAGGGATATCAATATCCATAAAATGATTGAATGATTCTACTTGGTGCGAAATGATCTGCCGACCCTCCGCTTGTTTGAAATATAAATCCAAGAGATGTCTGTAAGACGGAATCATACCTAAAATAATATGTGGAACTCCTTTAAATTTATTTGTGGGAAATAAATAGGATGGAGAATGATTCCACAACACGGCGAATTGTTGTCACCACGACTATAGATAATAAAACAAAGAAGGCGAATCGTAATAAAAATGGAAATCAGAACCAAAATGCAAAAACACAGCCCCGTATTATAAAGTTCAATACAACTGGTACAGAAATCACTACGGCAGAGCCAAAACCAGAGGCAGAGAAAGAACATAGCAGGTTAGATACCACCAAACAGAAGGAGGCAGAAAAAGAACCGGCTCAAACGGGTGGCCAACCCCAAAAGGTCATTTTGACAAAGAAAAAGAAGCACACCAAGGTGATTCTGGGAACACCCAAGATGGTCGTCCCCAAAAAGCAGCAGAAAACAATGAAACATATAAAACTACATACGAAAGGCATAACACGCCGTATAACACGCGCCAAGCTCATTACAAAATCATTGGCTGCCAAAAATTTAGATGTTATCAAAAAGGAGCTGGTGGAGGCGAAATTGGTGAAAGTCGATACAAAGGCCCCCGAGAATGTGCTCCGCCAGATTTACACTGACTACATGTTGATGAAGGGAAAGGCACTTTAAGATTTCGCGCGTCTCATATATAAGGATTTGCGATATATATGTATGAAAAGTATGCAGAGGCATTTCGTCATCATAGTGCTAAATATGGTGACGATGTGGCTGTCTTTTATCTCGTAGGCAAGTTCTATGAAATGTATGACTGGATTACACCATCTGGTGACATGCAGACTTCCATGAAACGGGCAGTGGATATTCTTGGTATTCAACTCTCTGTGAGAAAGGGCGACGGCCCTCAGAAAATGGACGGATTGTTCGCCGGTATTCCGGAACAGAGTCTTCACAAATATGCCGGCATGCTCACTCGTCAAAACTGGTACGTGGTCATTTATGATCAAAAAAAGGATGCCAAGGGCTCCGTGAAATCGCGCGATGTTGCCCGAGTCCTTTCACCAGGAACGCACATTGAAAACGCCGGTCAGGATGCCACCTATATTGCCGGCATATGGATGGAGGGGGCACCTCTTGGTTCACGGGACCCTCCTTCCTTCGGCCTCACGGCCATTGAAATGATGACAGGGCGTATTTATGTATATGAATCGACGACAAATGGAAAGTGCAATTCCTGGATTACGGATGATGGATTCCATTTTTTCCAAGTTCATCCGCCCAAGGAGTGTATGGTATGGTGGAAGGGCCCCGAAATCACACAGCCGTCTGTGGAATCCATACAACGCTCTTTTGGACTGACCAATGTTCGCACGCGATGCCAGTTAGTTCATTCTCAGGGGAATTTTGACAACGCTTTGATGCGAGAGGAATATCTACGAAAGATGATTCATATGCCATCACTTCTTCCCACACGCGAGGCTCTTCAACTACAGGGAATAGGGCGAGCTGAGAGGGCACTCTGTTCTCTCCTGCACACTCTGGTGGAACTATATCCCTCTGGTCCATCGAAATTCCATTGCCCGGAAAAATGGGTCCCGAACTCCCATGTTTTTCTGGGGAATCAGGCACTTATTCAGCTGAATATGGTGACGCCCAATATGAATCAGTCGATTTTGGGACTCTTTCAAAAGACGTTGACTCCGTTTGGATGTAGGGCAATGCGTGGCCGAATTTTGTATCCAGTTGCTTTACCGGAAATTCTCGAAAAGAGATTTGCAGAAATTGAGACGATTCAGCAATTGTTCGAAAAGGACCGGGAAATTCTGAAACAGCGCATGCAGTCTATTGCCGATTTGCCACGACTCCATCGGCGAATTTTGGCTGCCGAATTGTCTGCAGCGGATGTGATTGCTCTGGATCAAAGCTATACGTCGATTTCCTACATTACGCGCATTCTCGAACCAACGATTCTGAAACATTCGGGATGGTCATCAGAGGAGCTACAGAAGCAACTCCGCTCCTTTTTTTCCATGGAACGTGCCCTCGTGGCCTCAGAGGATGCCTATTGTTTTCATGAGAATGTGGCCCCGCGAGCCCACGAGATTGAGGTGGCGATTAGTGGCCAGATGACCGCCCTTTCGGAATGCTTGGAGACAATTCGGGTGTGGGCGAATGTACCCATTGATACACTCCGTCTAGAGTTTCGAGATGTGCTTGGGCCTGTTATTACGGGAAATAAGGCCGTCATGGCTCTTATTGCCAAGAAGAAGGATAATCCCCCTTATTCGGGCATGCATATCATTGCTAAAAAGTCGTCATCTTCATTGGAAGTGCCACATTTAAACAAGATCTATTCCACTATTCTCAACTTGCGCGCGGATTTACAGACAGCAATCAAAGAGATAATTCCATCCATTTGTGATCGTCTTGCAGTTCACCTACATGAATGGGATGCCCTAGAAGATTGGCTAGCTTCTGTCGATGTTTCTTATACGATTTGGAGAGTATCCAAAGAGCAGGGGTTTATTCGTCCGATTATTCATATAAAAGACGAGGCCTATGTGGATATTGAGGGTCTGCGTCATCCGCTGATTGAACGAACTACGAGTCGTGTAGAATATGTGAAACATTCTGTTCGTCTGGATAAAGAGGGTTGGCTCGTATATGGGATGAATGCAAGTGGCAAATCCAGCCTCATGAAGGCCGTGGGCATTGCCATTTTGTTGGCACAGGCTGGATGCTATGTTCCTGCAAGCAAATTCGTATTCTCGCCCTTTTTGAGTATTTTTACGCGAATTCTTAGTACGGATAATATTTGGGCGGGCCTTTCCTCGTTTGCCGTTGAAATGAGCGAACTTCGAGAAATTCTGGAGCGGGCTGGCCCACATAGTCTGGTTCTTGGCGATGAGGTATGTTCTGGAACAGAATCGGTGAGTGCAACGGCCCTCGTGGGAGCAAGTCTACGCCATTTATATGAGAGACGGGCGAAATTCATTTTTGCAACACATCTTCACGGAATTTTATCGATTTCATCCCTCCCTCCTCTGAAAATTTGGCACCTGAAAGTTCGATATGATCCCTCCAATGAACGCCTTATATACGAACGAACTCTTACGCCTGGCCCAGGTAGTAGCTTATATGGACTCGAGGTTGCTCGGGCCATGAATCTCCCCCTATCTGTGCTCGATGCAGCTGCAAGTATTCGCCGCGATGTTCTTGGAACAACGACCCCTATGGAAGCGCCCAAAAGCCAATGGAACTCCGCTGTTCAACGATATGAATGTGAACTCTGTGGACATAAGATTGTTCATGAGTTGGAGGTACATCATATTCGACAGCGCCGAGATGCCTTGGATGGGAAATTCGAGGATGGAACATCACAAGATGATGTTCGCAATCTTGTGGTAGTATGTGCAACATGCCATGACAAGCATCATTCAAATGAAATCGTTATTCAGCCACTTATACAGACGAGCGAGGGCCCAATGCGCATGGGTTCCGTGTCATCCACGGCAGAAACTCATCGTCGTTCGAAATGGAGCGATGATGAGTTGGAAACGATACAGCGATATCTTCGTAGTGCAAGTATACACCCGTTGAAGCGAATCGCCTTTGAATTGAAAGAGCGGGAGAATATTACGATATCGACTGCTGCACTGCGCAATTTCCGTTCGGCTTAGCTGGAAGTCACCACGGCCGCCGGCGGCATCATACCAGCGGGCATTGCAATATAAGAAAGGGGACCCGGAGGGCCTGTGGGACCCGGAGGGCCTGCAGCCCCATCTGCACCAGCCGGACCGGCGGCGCCGGCCGGACCAGGAGGTCCAGCCGGTCCTGCAGGGCCAGTTCCACCCGGCGCGGTCGAAGTAGTCTCCTTTAAGAGTGCAAACGCCTTTTTCAGTTCATTAATCTCATTTCGGAGTTGGGTAATTTCACGACGAACCGGATTGCCTGCCTGAAAATTCAAGCCTCCAAGATTTAAGACAGAGGACATTCTATGGATGTATATGGATTGATACATCCCATTTATACGCAGCAACCACTCCGGCACCGCCTCCCGGAAATAAAATTATAAACACTATTCCATACTAACATAGTAGTATGATCATTCCGATTCGTTGTATGAATTGTGGTAAAACTATTGCCGATAAGTGGCGATATTATCAACAGGAACTACAGGCAATGTTCAAAGCAAGTGGTACGAGAGGGGACAAGGAGGATCGAGTATATTTCGATGGAAAACCCATTCAGGACACTCCTGAAAAGGCGGTCTTAGATAAGATGAAAATAACCCGGTCATGTTGCCGAAAACATTTCCTAACACAGGTAGATTTGATTGATAAGATTTAATCACATGGTTTAAAAGAAGGGGTCAAATGGAGTTATATGTTCCATCATTGATTTCTGCAAGTCTTGCATTTGTTATAATTCTGGCATGTTTCGTTCTACGTCCGCCTATCATTATGATAGGTATTGTCAGTCTGATTGCTCTTTTTATTTCTGCTTATGTACATCTAACTATGTATCAGGTCGATTATCGTAATTTTATATTTGATTCATCTATACAAACACATGCAACAATTATACTTGTGTTTTCCATGATCGTATTTGCTATTGGATATCTACTCATGTTACCAACGGGAACTCCTGTAAAAAAACTAATAGGAACCACTCCTATTTTTTCGACACCGACTCTTGATAAATATGGAACAAAGAAGCCCTCAGAGCCATCTGTCTTAGATTATTGGTTTGGAAATTCTAAACAGCAGCCTAGGCCAGAAGACCAATACAGAAATCGGGCTTATTCCGATCGTGGCTCCGATAGAGAATTACGTAGATTACTCGGATCATTTTAATATATGATATATTTGTAGAGAATGGTTGATACAAAAAAGAAGCGGTCAGGAATCAAATTGATGAAACGGCAGAGTGTCTCCAGTATTCCAGAAATCAAGGGGGCCTTTGAGCAATTGGAGCGAGACACCCATGAAATATTGAAATCGGGTGATTCCATCTCCGATATGGTGAAAGCCTTTAAGAAAACATGGAAACGTATTTTTCATAAGCCGGTTTCCCATTCATCTGCAGAGGAGTTTCTAAAGGCCCGCAAATCAAAGCCTGTAAGGAAATTCACACGGAAGATGAAGGGGGGTGCTGCACAACCCCTTTCGGGTGCTCCCGTGGATAGTTCTCTAGGCCCCGGCGTATATGGCTCTCATGGCTCCTTTCCTGCCTATTGGTCACAAGGTGGTCCCAACTATCCGGAAATCGGTCTAACGGAGGGCTGTGGGGTAGTAGATATCACACCCAAAGTTCCGATTGATATTGGATCCAATATGGTGGGGGGCGGGGGGAGCGATATGAAGGCCTATTTAGAGGGCCGTTCACTCGGACCCTCTCCCGAACCATCCAGTTCTGCATTACAGAAATAAACTAGAAACTGGTTCAAACATGAAATTCTGAATTTCACGTTTGGTCCCCGTATTAAACCTAAATAGCCAATAGGAACATATCGTAGAATGGAAGATGCCCGCGAAATGACGAACACTCTTCTAAGAACATATTTTAAGACACAGGACTACCCTTTTACACGTCATCATATTGAAAGTTTCAGCAATTTTTTATCAAAAGATTTGCCGGCAATTATCAAAGCGGAAAACCCGTTTATAATATTACAGGATCCGAAGGGCGGTGGTGTATATGGAATTAAAGCGGAAATTTACGTGGGCGGCAAAGATGGTTCTAAAATTTACATTGGAACACCCAGCGTGAATTTAAAAAATTCGGAAGAGATTCGTGTTCTATTTCCGAATGAGGCTAGACTTCGCAATTTAACCTATGCAAGTCAAATTACGGCGGATATTTATATTCGAATTACCTACCTTCTACCGGATCCGGCAGGAGGGCGGAAAATGATATCTCAAACCATTGAATTGGATCCTCAAAGCAAGGAATACTCCTATCTACAACAATTCCCCCTTCTGAAAATGCCTATTATGTTGCACAGCCGATTCTGTTCCCTGTTTGCAAAGCCCCAAGTATTCCTACAGGAAGTGGGTGAGTGCCCCTATGATTATGGCGGCTATTTCATCGTGGATGGCTCTGAAAAGGTTCTAATTACGCGCCAAGAGCAGGCCTTCAATACCCTTTACATTTCCAAACGCGAGCGTGATCCCAAGATCGAACTATATGCCTCCATTTCCTCTTTAAATCCCAGCACCCGCCAAATCAAGCACGTATCCTTTGGATGGATTCGAAAGGATAATGTACTACATGTAAATCTCCCCTTTGTTCGTAAATCGATTCCCATCTTTGTCCTGTTTCGAGCCATGGGATTACAATCGGACCAGGACATTATTCGCGAAATTTTCCCGGACCCCGAATCGACAGAAGCGAAACTGCTGGAACTCCATTTACATGAGAGTATAGTCGATGCTAATCCCATTTTTGACCAGTATTCGGCTATACAATACATCAAAATATTTACAAAAGGCTTCAGTGAGGCGCATGTATTAGACATTTTATATAATCAAACATTCATACATGTTGAAAATCGGCCAGGGGCCCGAGTGGCGTTTCTTGCCGAGTGTGTGCGCAAAATATTGTTCGTCGTTGCAGGACTAAATCCGCCCACAGACCGCGACGATATTCGTAATCAGCGTTGTATCACGAGCGGTGTTCTTACGCGCATGTTGTTTCAGGGAGCGTATACGACATGGAAAAAGGGGATGTTACTCACATTGGACAAGGAATATAAATATAATTCCACCATTTATCAGGGCCCCGAATTTGCAAAACTCTTTCAACAGGGGACCTTGCTCAATATGTTTCGTTCAGGAATGATAACGGAAAGTGTTATGCGCGGATTTAAGGGTCGATGGGGGTCCGGTGTGGGAGAGGAAAAAACGGGAGTAATTCAGCCTCTATCGCGCCTATCTTATATGGATTTCCTTTCGCATTGCCGGCGCGTCGTTCTGAACTTCGATACTGGCATGAAGATGGCCGGGCCTCGTCGCCTACATCCCAGTCAATATGGATATTTCTGCACCAATGAAACACCGGCTGGTGCAAGTATTGGTATAACGAAGAATTTCAGTATTCTCACTTCTGTTTCGATTGCTACCGATCCGGTGAATTTTATAGAGTGGCTTCTTCGAAAGGGGTTCGTGGTTGGCTGTGATCAAATAACCGCCACGATGACTGCAGTATCTATACCGGTCTTTGTGAATGATGGCATTATCGGATATACGTTACGTCCAATTGCTCTCAGTAAGATGCTGAAATATATGAAGTGGACTGGATGTCTGCCTTCGACATCCTCCATAACATTTAGTATTCTACACAAGCGCGTATATGTATATTTGGATGAAGGCCGGCCAGTTCGCCCTCTCGTACATTTGGAGGAGGCGAAGGTCCCTTATACAACCATGAAATCGGCTCGTTCCTGGAGAGAGCTCGTTATCGGAAATTTCCCACGCACAACGAATGTCGAGATATATCATTCCGACTTTTATGACCCCATACCGGATGAAAAGGCCACTATTGAGGACTATATCAAACTACTATATCCCCATATCGGCTGTATTGAATATGTGGACCCGTACGAGTCGAATGAGGCGTTCATTGCAATGTTTCCTGAATATATAAAGCCAGAGACGACCCATTTGGAAATTCATCCGAGTACGATGTTGGGCTTGTTAACATCTGTGATTCCCTTTCCAAACTATAATCAGTCTCCTAGAAATCAGCTGAGTTGTAGCCAGAGTAAGCAGGGGCTGTCGGTGTATGCAACGAACTACCGAAATCGGTTTGACAATATGGTCCACGTATTATCCTATGGGGAAGCGCCAATCGTTCGAACACTCTATTATGATTACATTGCCGATGGACAGATGCCATATGGACAGAACTTAATGGTGGCTATTGGGTCGTTTACGGGGTATAATCAGGATGACGGGATTATTTTCAACGCGGATTCATTCGCGCGCGGAATGTTCCGAAATATCACCTTTCGCTCATATGAAATATATGAAGAAGATGATGAACAGATGAAAACGCAGACACGTATTGGCAATCCTGCTCGTATTCCTGGATGGACGAGTCTAAGGGCCGGTGTGGATTACTCGAAATTGGATGAACGGGGGATAATTCGGGTGGGAGAAATCGTGGATGAGAATACGATACTTGTAGGATGTTATATGCAGAACTCGGCGGGCGAGATGGCCGATGCCTCTCTTACTGCACAAGTATGGACGCGAGGGCGCGTAGAGAAGGTCGTTGTCATGACGAATAACTCTGGGCGCGCTCTTGTCAAAATACGCGTGACACAGGATCGTATACCGGAATTGGGTGATAAATTCAGTACGCGCCATGGGCAAAAGGGTACGATTGGCATGCTCATACGGGCACACGATATGCCACGGACTGCATCGGGCATGGTACCTGATATGATAGTAAATCCGCACTGCATGCCGAGTCGTATGACGATGGCCCAACTTCTGGAATCATTGCTTGGAAAGGCCGCCCCTGGCCTAGGGGCTATTGGAAATGCAACGGCATTTATGAATGAAGGAAATCCCACAGAACAGATTGGGAAGGTGCTACAGAATCAATTCAATATGAACCCGCAAGGAGAGGACATATTGTACGATGGCATGTCGGGAACAATGATACCATCCACGATTTTTATGGGCAATATTTACATTATGCGCTTGAAGCACATGCCCGAAGATAAATGGAATGCCCGTGGGGAGGGGCGTAAAGAACAAAAGACGCATCAGCCGACAGGGGGCCGCGGTAATCAGGGCGGATTGCGTATTGGCGAGATGGAACGTGATGCCATTTTGGGCCACGGAATTGCCGATTTTATACGCGAATCATATACGAAGCGCTCTGACGGATATTCGACATATGTGTGTAATGGTTGTGGGACTATTCCGATATTCAATGAACGAAAGAACTTGTTTATTTGCCCCTTATGCGACGGCCCTTTGAAGTTTACGGAAGAGAATATGCATATCGTACCGCCGAATAAGCGGAGCTTAGTGAGTTTTTCCAAAATAGAAATGCCGTATTCTATGAAACTATGGGATCAGGAAATGGCGTTTTTCTTAAATGCGGGGATGCGCCTATTGACAGATAGGGATGTCAAGAAATTACGCGGGGCGCCTATAGTGAATTTGACAGAGGATCAGACTATGGCGGCCTTGAAAGCAGAATTGCCCGAACGTGTATTCGAAGAGGAGAATACGGCCGAGCTGATTGAGAAAGAAGATGTTCCTGAAATAAATGCCGCGAATTTATCGGCTCTGGGTGTTGAGCCTGAAAAGGAACTTGAGGCAGAAAAGGTGAATTCTAGAGTTCTCAATGCCGCAGTGGAGGCGGCAGTAAATGCCACGCTAAAGGCTACAACCACCTCTGGGCGTGTAACGGCGGCGGCGGTGAATGCTGCCGTGAACGCCGCCGTGGCGGCGGCGAAACAGGTTTCCCCCGAGGAGGTGGTGGCATCCGCTCCTGCAGCAAACGCAGCAAACTCTATGATTGATAATCTACAGGTTACTCCTGCACAGGCGTCTGTGGAAGCTTCTTCCGCTGCCAACTTTTCGGAACCTGTTGCTCTTGGGGAAGGGGATTTTAGCCAACTGGATGATACACTACCTACCATGACTAATTCGCAACAAAAGGGTGGTGGTCAGAGTGGCATGAACCAGAGTGGTAGTGTAAACGTACAGACGAGCACACAGCCGGTCTTAGTAATCCCTATGAATGTAGGAAAGCCACCGGCGGCAACGCAGATGATACAGCCGCCTATAAATGGAGCCCCCTCCACGATTAGTGTAGATACAAGTCAAAATGCCATACAAAATACTATAGAACAGACTAATGGTACGCGACCGAAAAGTAGACGTGGATCGAATGTAAGCTTTGGTGGGGCGGCAGCTGCTGCCAATACCATTGTAAATGTAATCAAACAGGGGTAACGCCATCACAAAATTTGAACAGGAATTCTAATCGATATATAGATCATAGATGGACTTTGAAAATGTGGATATTATTCTGAGAAGTCGTAAGACCCTTTTGGAAATTCTCGAGGCGAAGGGATACGATATCACCCGATACACCAAATTCGGTCCCTTTGAAATCGAAACGATGATGTCCCAGGATAAGGAAAAAACCCTGCGCATGGATTTGGAGCGTGTCCTTAAGGAAGGTACCTCCGCCCCCACAAAGTGCCGTGTGGAATATGCTATTCCGAAGGTGAAGAATCGTCTTCCGAAATATTTGAGCACACTTTTGGATGATGAAACGCTTGAGCCTGAGACAACCGAAATCATTATCATCACGCTGGAGTCTATTGGCGACACGTTTACAAGCGCCGCCCTAAAACTATGGAACGCTCAAAATCTCCGTATCTCATTCTTTGATGCACGCACTCTTGTAAGCAATCCTCTCAATCACGTGCTTGTTCCTAAACATGAGCAAGTCCCGCAAAGCCTCCATGAAGAGTTTCTCAAGAAGTTCCACTTGAAGACAAAGATGAATTTGCCAATGATCCGTTTTCATGAGGATATTATTGCTCGTATTCTTGGACTTGTTCCCGGCGACATTGTGAAAATTACTCGTCCCTCGCCTCAATCGGGTGAATATGAATCCTATCGTGTTTGTGTAGCATGAACATTCTGATAAATATATAGATATGAGCGGAACAGGTGGCACTATGAATCTTATAGCAAATCAGATTAATGACTTGATGACACAGAAAATGGAATTATCTACAACTCTATATGAACAAAAAATGAAGGATATTTCTGTGGCCAAAGATCGGGCTATATTGGTTGATACGCCTGAAGCTTCCAGAAGTTTTTATGATAGTTTTCTTCCCATATATCGCCCCTTACAATATTATACGATTCCCATATTGATTGCTATATCCCTATTTTTGTTTTCTGTGGGATTTTTCTATTTACTTGCAATATTGGGCATCTATATTCGATTCGATATGAATAAACCCTATATTATATCTGCCACAACGACTCGCCCTCGAAAATCGGAAGCATATAATGATGATGATGATGTTTTGAAACAATTAGGGAAATTGAGTTATTGATATAGGTACCAGTATGTACTTATCGCAGTAAATATTAAGAAGTATCAATAGATGAGTGTTCCACATTCAATTATTGATAGATGTGATGCCGTATTGACACAAGGAGATGCAGATGTACCTGTCATAACACCATTTCTTCCGGTTGCAGGATTACGCCATGATGAAAATGGGAAACTCTCCGCTGATTCCATTAACACTATTTTGGATGGAATGAAAAGTTTGGGTGTTGTTATTGATACAGATGATAAACGATATGGAGTCATTCAGGAGGCCAAGTATGTACTATGTAAACTGAACGCCCAATATGAATTTATGTTAAATTCCCTCTTATCATCTATATCCAGGTCGGAAAAGGTTGACCCGGATCTCATATCTAAATTACAAACAAAAAATAAAAATATGCAGGATGTACTTTCTATTTCCCGGCATGTTTTGGAAATGGATTTGAATCCTGTGAAAGAGGGGTTTATTTCTTCTCCCTCTACACACTCCAATATATTGGAAGAATTTCAAACATTTACTAACACCCTACAGGCAGATTCTGCACAATTAAAGGCGGAAAAATACGATGATATACGTAAACATAGTATTGAAATAAGTGGCGACGCGGCACGATATGCCTCTCGTTTTATGGAGATATTTAGTTTTTTGAATATTACAGCATTTGGAATACTTTTGTATATTGTATCAGTTAATTAGATATGGTGGCGCAGAATATAACAGCAGATTCTACTAAACGTCAAGTGGAATTAAATCAATGGGAGTATTCGTATAAGATAAACAGCCTATTTATGATGCAATTTATCTTTATTGCCCTCAATATTATGATAGTATTTATGTGCCTGTATAAATACGGGTTCTTTAAATTACCCTTTATTGTATTTGTATATATTGTTATTCTGATAATTATCATATTTGTCGCCGTGATTCGCGATAAAGCCTTTAATCACGATGATCGTTATTGGACGAAACTGAATTTTCCGAGTGACGGGAAACTTGTTTCGAATATTTCACCGGATTATGTTGCATCGGTTGCCTCACAACAGCAGACACAATGTGTGGATACTAGAGGGCCTACTGGCTCTCAAGGGCCAACTCAAGGGGTAGCGATGCCCCTAGGTCCCACGGGACCGAATATCTCAAGTTATTATAATATGTATCAGAAATTAAATAGTCTCTTTGGGGCTACTGGTAATAATAGTAATTACAGACCTTCAAATCGGCCTAGTTGGCTTTCAGATTTAGGTTTTACATAATGCCTACAGAGATGTGCTTAAATTAGCCTAGATATCGATAAAAGTATTTGCCTAAATCTATATAGAGATGAGTACAGGTACTACACAAACTCTTCAAGCACAAAAGAGAGCCTTAGAGACGGAAGTAAGAGATCTTCAATTACAAATGAAGGAATTAGAGCGTGTAGAACAAACCTACGAAAAAGAGTATTTGGATAAAAAGAATTATCCGGCTGATAAAGGATTGTTGTACAAACTGGGATTACATTCTGTTCAGGATTTCACTATTGCCACATTTTTCGTGTCATACGTGTTTTTTGCACTTGTTATGATATTATATGGAACCATGATATCCAATACAAAATTCACTACATTTTTCATAATGTTTTTAGTAATGATAGTGATTGGATTATTATTTGGATTTGCTCTCATACGATATGGTTAATTCTTAGACACCAAACTTCCGTTTAAAATCAGCTACTGATTCTTTGAACGAAGGTTTATGCCATAAAATCCATCGCGACAAGGCACCCGGTGTATCGGGTTTACTCCAATGTTCCCCCATTCCACTATGCCGCTGTATATACCGCTTCTTTCGCGTGCTATTCTTGTGCTTTGTATAATCGGACATTCCTCGAGCCCCAAAGGGAACCACCTTTTCTCGACCACTATTCAAAATAAAAACGGCATCCCATTTTTTCTCAGGGCGATGTGACCGACGAATAGTTTTTAAGCGCATTCTATTGGTTGGCGAGATTTTACCGCCAAGTACTGAATTTAAGTACTAGACGTTACGTCGTTTCCGCGGTGGTATGTGCCTTATCCCATTCAATGGCGCGATCGTCGGAGTCGAATACGACGAAGGAAGACCAGAGTCGACCCCTCTCAGGAGAGCCAAATTTCGTCTCTAGACGTGTAATTACATCGCGCCCCGTCAATCCTCCAAACTTGTATTCCTTCTTCCAGGCATTGAAGATGGCGATAATGCGATTCGTGTCAATGGGATTGGAACGGAACTCGATTTGCTCATCGATTGTCTTCGGCACGCGAATACGATCCGCCTCAAAGCTTGCAAACACGTCGAACCGCTGCTTATACCTGTTGCTCTCCTTCATGACCACATCAGGCACTGGGCTCAACCCATTCACTATGTATTGCGTCTGGTAAATGTGGACGAGAAGCGAGAGGAAGTGTACACGCCATGAGCGCAGTTTCTCGTCCATTTGGGGATCGCGAGGAAATGTATTGGGCTTGTTCAAGAGGAGTTCCGGGTTGTCGGCGGCAAGGAAACTCGATTCGAACGGAATAACACGAATACGGCGCCATGTACCCTCATCCATGGATGTCACCGGCGGGAGCTTATTACACATCATGAAGATCTTACCCATAATGCGGAACTTCTCCTGTTCACCATAGAGGGCCCGCGCTTCAACTACGTCCTCACCACTGAACTGCTTCATCACGCTGGTATTGATTGGCTCATTCTCATCCGGCTCACCCATATAAATGAAGCGCCTCGATTTTGCAACAATGATTTCTGGATTGGCCGCCCCCGAATCTGGGCGTTTGCGCGTGAGTACTGTCGTCGACATGGATGTTTGATAATCGCCCAGGGCGAGCCGCATCAACTCCACGATTTTCGATTTGCCATTACCACCGCCGCCAATGAGCGTGTAATAGCACTGCTCACGATTCGCGCCCTCAAGACAGCTGGAGAGGAGCCGGAGAACATAGGCCCGGAGTTCCGGATTGGGAAAGACCTTTGTGAGAAAATCCGTGATTTCGTGTTGAATTGGATGATGCGGGTCATAGGGGATATACGGAATCGGGTCATGGCATTCTGCAGGGATACGCCCAGCCAGGAAACTTACATAGTCCTCAGGCCGGCCCTGACGAAATATCACCATATCCTTCCCAGCCGTATCCTTGGCCCGGAGTTCCAGCACGCCATTACAGCAGCCAAAGAGAAAGGGGTTGACGTTCAGCTTGTTCATGAAATCCTCCTCGCAAAACTGCTGGGACGCCATCTTCATCACACCTTCAGTGAATCCGTTGTTGTAGAGTTGCATCTCGCATTTCAGCAAATCCTTGATTTTGTCCTGATTCCATTTTCGCTGTTGCTCTTTTGTGGTTGCATCCCCATTGAGTCGATGAAGAATTCCGCGGGCGCCTTCGAACTCAGCGGCCACCTCATCGCTGATTTTCGATCGCAACTCAATACCCTGATTCAGCCGCTTCCACATATTGATTGCATCGTCGTATTTGAACCATTCCGTCGATCTGGAATTCACGGAGGCAATATAGTTATTTCCATACATCTTTCGCATAAGCTTTGCAATGTGAAAGTGGGTCGGCTCAATGTTCGTGCGAATATATTCCTGAATGTCCTCGCTCACGATTGTATTGTAGGCCTCGGGATTGTCGTCGCGTGCCCACTTGCGAAGAGAGCGCTCCGTGAGACGTGGCCCATCCCCAATTTTTCGCATGCCGAATGTCCAATCATGGTGGAGCTGTGTGCGATTGTTTTCGGAGGCCTTGCTTGACTTGTCGCTGAAATCCATCCAGAGATGGAACATCTCCTCGCTGGCCTCAATATTGTGAAGACACCAGCCCACACGAATCCACTTGTCATATTCCTCATACCAGGGCTTGTTCAAGCACTCCATGACGAACCGCCGAATCATTGCACGCTCATTGTCGGTGGTGGGCGGACTGAAATACTTGGCCACTTCGATTAACTCATTATCGGGGGCGCCTGGTAGGGGGGCTGGTGCCTCAGTGACTACATTGCCCTGGTTTAAAAGAGTGGCATAGAGCTCCCCTGGCTCACCCGGCTTCAGCGTCGATATATCAGGGTTGATATTGTAGCGAATACTCAGTAGCTCCATGAGGTCGCGAGAGCTGTAGCAACTGATATCTTCGTCAATCCATTGGTCATCGTTCGGCTTGTAAGTATAGATCGATTCCAGCTCATACGGGGCGATATTCGGCTTCGACTCTCCGTAGAAAATCCAGCCCTGTGTGCGCGTCATGGACTCATCATAGACATCCTCGTCCGAGTTGGTGTAGCCCGTATCATGGAACGTGGACCGAATTCCCTGTTGGCTGAGAATCCATTTACGAAGAACGCTCTGCTTATCATTCGTGAGGGCGATATCCGGCGAGAGAATGTGGACGCCGTCCTTGCGTCGCCCCTTTTCCGTATAGGGCGATGGCCTCAGCGTCACAAAGAAGCGGAGTTTGCTGTAGCCTTCCACGCCGAAGAAATAGTCGACGCCTTTTACCACGAGCTGAATGAACTTCTCGATGTGGGCAATGGTAAAGGAGCGTCGAACACTCGTATCTACAGGGTATCGAAAGTCGAGATCAATGAGAAGCGGTTTGGGCTCTAGACGCCTCGGCCTCTCCACGAGATTTAGACAGCGTCCGCGCAGTTCAAAGATATAGTTGTGGAGATGATCAAGAAACGCGGGATAGTCATCGTCGCTGATTTTCCACTTCCCCTTGATTTCCCCCATGCCTGACATCGTTGTCAGAGTTGCATCAGATGTGCGACGTGATTCTAGGAACAGATTGAGCCCATGATCATAGAATTTCTGTAAGGACATCCCCCTTTCTAATGAATACTTTTAAAAAGGGGGCAAAACAATTTTATTTCCGCCGGCCGGTCTAAAGTTATCCACATGATTTGTATCAGTATGAGTATATCACGACGCGTATTACGTGATGTTGAAATAATAATGGCAGATGAAATGGCGTCCTTGGGAATTTACTATAAGCCCGATGAGGCAAATATATTGAAAGGCACGGCCCTTATTATTGGGCCCGATAATACACCTTATGAGGGCTGTCCCCTCCTATTTTCCGTGGAAATGACGAGAGAATATCCGTTTAAATGCCCCAGCGTTACATTTATAACGAGTGATGGGCGTACACGATTTCATCCCAATTTATATGTAACTGGAAAGGTCTGTTTGTCTATTCTGGGAACATATCCCGGCCCATCTTGGACATCTGCAATGAACTTACAGAGTATATTTATGAGTATTCTTTCATTGCTCACGGCCAACCCGATTACAAATGAGCCTTCTTGGGAAAACCATCCCTATGAGGGAAAGGCGCAAATGTATGCAGAATGGGTTCAGCACCGAATCATTTGTAAGACCATTTCGGATTTGGTTCATGGCAGGGATTCCTTTGAGGAAATCTCAAATAATACATGGAAATCTAGACAAATACCGAAGATTATGGCAATTATTGATAGGAATTTGGGCGAAGAGAAGACATATACGAATATTCCTTATCAAATGACTGGGACCACGTCTTGGAATGAAATCAAGGGGGCACTAACAAAATGCCTGGAATAAAATTGCTCGTTTAAATGTATTTCCTCTTGGTATAAAAGAGACATCATGAAATTCTGTTCATGTGGCTATTACCTCTATCTCAAGATGGACAAGGATTCTCTCAGCTGTATACGTGAGTGTAAAAATTGTGGATATATTGAGGCGGAGAAAGAGGGGGCGCTTATTTCAGAGACGCTTATCAAAGAGCGGGCAAGTGAGGGATATAAGATCGTATTGAATGAATTTACCCGGCAAGATCCTACACTACCGCATTTGCATACGATGAAGTGTCCGAGGGCCGAGTGTAAATCCAATGTGGGGGGTGCTGCAAAGGATGTGATTTATATCAAGTATGACCCGGCGAATTTGAAATACCTGTATATTTGTAATGTATGCGAAGAGCACTGGAGGTCGCGTAGTTAATTTCCGTAGGTTAATATATTTTTTTAGAATAGAACTATGGGGGGGTCTTTTACATTACGACATAGGAAGAGGGGCGGAGCACGCGGTCCTAGACCACGTGCCCCACCGGTACAAAATAAGGCGGCGGCGGTAGCGGCACAGCGCAGAGCTCTTGCACAGGCAGCCGCTGCCGCTATGGCCAAGGCAGGCATCTCTAATACAAGCAAGCAGCCAGAACGAGTAGATAGTGGAGTATATAATGCAACTCTTGCTTTTTCTGAAAATAAAGAACTAAGTAAAAGCAAGGCAGAATTATATGATAATTTATCTAACTATCTTGGGATTAATATAGATACTAGAGCGCTTTTATCGGTTATAGTAACTGATACTGGCGATGTCCCATCTAGTATATCGGCCATGTTAGATGCAGTTGCTTCTGCAAAAGTAGAGAGCGAACTAAAATCGGCTGAATTACAACAAGTCATAGCTGACCAAACAATAAGCGATACGAAACGTAAGAATCAAATTGTAATAGGCCAACAACAATTGCTAGCGGCAAAGGCATTTGAGAATGCAACACGTATGAAAGCAGAGCAAGTGATAGTCGTTGCAGTGGCCGAACATAATGAAAAAAAGCGACAAGATGAATATGCCCAAGTCATAGCGGAAGCAAACAGGCTATATGTTGTTGCCTTGTTACTTAAGGAGGATGCTGAGGGAAGTATATTGGCAAATTTGGACAACCCTCCAAATCCACTTAGTGCAACATTGGCATTAGGTACATTCAATGATACACGTACAACGATTATAGTTGCTTTTCAAGCGTTGTTAACTAAATCTGCTGAATCTGGTGTTAATATAGTATCACCAGCCTCATTGCTTGCAGAAATAAAAATGATACAGGACAAATTAAAGTCGTTAGTTTCTCCTACACCCGTATCCCCTCCTAACCCATATGCCCTATCAGAACTATTAAAGGTATCGATAAAACCTCCAACGAAATCTGGTATAGCACAAAGAGATGCTTTCATTTCTCTACTTGCTAAACTGGATGTCTCACGAGGCACATATGAAACTAGTATAGCCAGTTTATATAGTGCAATTTTAGCAAATAATCAGCGAATAGAGCGAACAAGAAAACAAATACAAGAATTTCGATTCGATACAACTCCAACAGAAGTTAGTGAAATTAGAATTTTACAGATATCTGCAGAAACGAATACTATACTTGTACGATTGGAACAAATACAGCAAAATATAATGATGATATCAGCTAATATTAGTCAGTTTACTAATTTGAAAACAACCGATATGGCAATGATATATACAACACTGCGTAGCCGAATTCAGGATGTAGAGGGCATGATTACGCAAACATTGACAATGCTTGAAACGTATATTCGAGAAATTAATAACGATTCCTATGTATCAATAATTAACGATCTATCTTTTTTACAAAATTTAAAGATTAGCATAGAAAGGACTATACAAAATTTAGGACCAATATTGATGAGTATGACAATCCCTCTTAAACCATTGATGCCAAATTTAACCCCTTTGCCTACAAGTCCCTCTCAACCAGTGCCTCCACCTGCAATTAAGAGTTTAGAGGATGCAAATACAACATTAGATCAGACCCTGGCAGTAATTAGAAACTCACCACCCGTTTCGCCTCCTAATGCCCTATTAGTATTATTATCATTACCATCTCCTCCCATTCCTATACGCCCCCCTATGCGTTCTCGTCCTAGCCCCCCCGTATTATCATTGCCAAATCCAGAAATATTTAGCTTACCAGTAATAGTTAGCTTAAATAATTTAAAAGTTTCGCTTGAAATGAAATTATCGGAAGCATCAAATAGTTTGACATCGCTGAGTAGTTTAAAGATGAAATATGCATTTATACTTTACAAAATGACAACAATTAAGATAAATGTATCATTGATTATACTTGGTAATAAACCAATTCTTAACCCTAGGCTAAGAATCGATTTAGACAATAATATTCGTATTCTGGGTATATTATACGACAATCGTATTAAATTAGATGTAAATCGGAAAGAGATCATTTCAATGTTATTTGTTTTAAATGCAATGGATGTTAAGAATATTAACTTACGTGTTTCATCGAATATAGGACCTCTTCCTCGGGCGCGCCCGCTGGAAAATGTTCCTCCTCTAATTCCTGTATCTCCGCCTCTTAATAATATAGAAGCAAATATACTATCATTAAATGAGACGATTATTGTATTAAATGACAAAATTCAAGATATTTTATCAACAAATGCGCCTAGAGACATCTTTAGTACTATGGTGAATGTGATAGGAATACTAAAAGGGCAAAGGAGCAAATTACAAGAGGCGATTAACAATGTACAAATTCAACTAGAACAAACTCCACCAGGGCCAGATAGAGCAAATTTGGATGGTATATTAGACAAAATGAATGAATATATGCGCGAAATGACTAGACAAATGAATAGTCTAGATTTATTAATAAATGACCGAGATTCTGCACTAAATCAAAAGGGGTTTATAGAAAAATTAGTGTTGACAATAAATGAAACGAATACTCTCGTGGCAAAAATGACAGCCATAATGAGTGAAACAATTCCGAGTCCCTCTGCCAGACCCCCTGTAGTACGTGTATCAAAGCCAGAGTTAGAGATGAGTTTGAAGCCACAATTGGATAGTATAAATAGCAAACTTGCAACATTGGAAGAAACAAGAACAACTCTACAAGAAACACTAAATGAAGCGATAGCAAAAATAGAGGATTTACAAAATAAGGGTATACCATTAAATGATATGCTAGTCAAAATACAGCAATTGAAGAATCAGTTAACAGACATCAATCGTAAAATAGAAGATACCAAGAAAAAAATAGAGACAATTCGCGAGGAAATTGCAAATACAGATGTAGATCCCAAAAGGCTTGAAAATTTGAGAAAAGAACTGGATGATTTGAATAAAAAACTAGACGAACATCTGAAAGAATATAAACGATTGACGGATGAGATAGAACGTCTTCGTAAAGAAATAAAGGCATTAGAAGATATGAAACCGAAACCAAAGGAGTCACCGATTGGTCTATTAGGGAATTTGGCTACAGGAATATTGGCGGGGGTAGGGGTGCTTGGAGGGCTTGCTGCAGGATTGGGGGCATTTGGTACAGGGTTTGGACCGCAGAATCCAACTTCTGGTGTAGATCCATCTGAAGATGAAGCTGAAGCTGACGTTGATGGAACGGCCGATGGTGAAAAAGATGGAGCAGCGGATGGAGCTAAAGGGGATGGTTCAAAGGATGCAAGAGAGAGTATTCGTAAGCAATTAAATGATTATAAAAGGGGGCGCAATGATATCGATGAGGGAGTAGAGGAAATAGAGGATGCAGAGGAACTCAATGAAAACGCCGATGAGGAATTTAATGAAAACGCCGATGAGGAATTTAATGAGGACGCCGATGAGGAATTTAATGAGGATGCCGAGGAAGAAGCCGAGCAGAAAGGTGGGGCAGATAAAGAGAATCAAAGCACCACTACTAATAATACAACAACCTTAGAAGACGTTATTGTTGAAAAAAATCCAATCTCGGGTTTCCAAAAGATTCCAATTAACTCGCCAGATGAGGTCCCATACACTGCTCCGCAAGTAGAAATGAATGAAGTAAAATACCAATCACGGGTTGAAGCATTAAAGAGCAAATATCCCAAACTTACACAAACCCAACTTAATAAATGGACAATACAATATGAATCTGCATATCGTGAAAAATATTTAGAAGTATATGAAAAATCGTATCGTCAGACCTACTATGATACATATAATAGGATTAATCCTCTCGATATGGAAACAGAGAAAGAGAATGTCGATGAAGTGCCTGAGGAAGAGGAAGAGGAAGAGGAGGAAGAAGAGGAAGAGGAAGAAGAGGAAGAGGAAGAAGAGGAAGAGGAAGAAGAGGAAGAAGAAGAGGAAGAAGAACCACCTCGAAAATATAAGGGTGGTACTCCCTTTTATAAAAAACGCCCTCACATACCTGAGCACAAACTACGCCCTCGCCGTATCATGACCGCCAAACGCTCAAGAGCCATTTAATAATTGTCCCAGGCTTCAATCGCCTATTTTCAAAATGTGAATCCGATGTTATCAAATATAAAAGACCCCCATTTTTCACTTGATAGGGTTTCATCCATTCAACCATAGTATCATATAGACGCTTAGAAAGCCGCCCAGAAATCGCCGACTCATTCAAAAATCTCGACAAAATATGATACATATCACGACCCATTTTCGGACACGGATCCATAGGAGGAATTACATCCTGTGCCAAACTCACAGGTGGTACCATGGAACCAATACATGCAAACCCAAAATCCAATAAAATCACCTGATGCAAAATTTCAATCATGTATGTAATTCCGTCAATCGAAATTACATAGTTGGATGGAACGGAAAGGGGTCGAATCCAAATATTTTCCGGTTTTAGATCTCGATGATCAAATTTCAATTCCCTTCCCAAAATTTCCAAAATGAAACAAATTTGTAGAAGAATATTTATAAACACAGCCTCCAATTCGCCATCCGCCACTTCTGATAAAAATTTCAAACTATCCACACCTTCAATCCATTCCATTGAAAATCGTACCTCGTCGGCAAAAACGAAAATGTCATACACTTCCGGAATTGCCGAACAAATTAAATTCCGCTCCAAATGCATCCGACATAATTCCTGTAAACACGCTTCCGGCTGTAAGGAAATTGCCGATCTACACGGCCTCTTCACAACAACATGGTGTTTTCGATCATGTAAGGATCGCTGTATTATTCCATATTGCCCTCGATTGGTAATAGCTCCATATGTTATGACAGAGCGCAAATTGCCGTCCAGAGAGATAATTTTCCCATCGGCTCGTTGTTTCGGAATCGTTGAAATGGGTGTAGAAAAATCATGGAGGGACAGATGTCCCTTTTCTATACCCATTTTATCAAATATCATACGTATATCATCTTCTATAGTCATTCCCTATTTAGTTGATTGATTATTTCCTCCCCTGTTTTTAGTCCACGGCGTGAATACAGGTCGGCATAGATTTCATATGGGTGTTCTATATACGACATATTACCATATCGATTCAAAAATGTCTGAGGTGATTTGGGGCTGAGAGTATTATGGCGCGTATCAAACCATTTTATGTGAACATCATTTAATTGTGGTGTGATATCCGAGCGAAATATCGGGAGAGGAACATAGTATTGCTCCCAGGCCCAAAATGGGTTCATACACGTATCCGGATTTATACGCACTCGTTCCGTAAATTCCGAGGGGATGATGTCGGTAGATACAGGAGACCATCCAATACGCCGTAGTTGCGTATCCCATACATCCGGATAATCGCGCTGATGCACATGAATCGCCTCATGTATAAGCGTGGTTATGAAGTCCTTGTTTGGTGATGATGCGCATAGACTTGTAGGAAGGCATATATAATTCGGTGGCCGTGTATGCGGTAATCCATGATCCGCTGTCTTATCCAAGATGACAATTTCACATTGATCCAGTAAGGGAATGTCTCGTGCCGTAGATTGTATTGCACGTGCAGTATTTGTATCAATCGTGGAAAGTTCATAATGCGCCCCTTTCCGGGCCAAATGATTGGAACGATTATGACGACATTTACTCAAATATTGGTCGATTATTTCTGCCCGGTTCAAGACATTCATCTATTCTAAATAAAAAACTATAATCCAAAATATTCACGTTATTGCAAATAAATATTAAGTGATATTAGAATGTTACTCGTGCTTGCTGCTCTATTCGTCCTATTGTCCCCTGGTGTACTTCTAACACTTCCGGCCGGTTCTCGGGGCGTATGGATGTCGCGCCAGACATCTATTACGGCGGTGCTTGTCCATGCCGTTGTATTTGCCGCGGTCCTATACGCGGTAAAAATGTATATGCCGGCCTATCGCCGTAGCGTCGACCCCTTTCAGACGATGACGCAGCAGGCGGCGAACGCTTCCGCCATGCGTGCACAGATGGGGGGTGGGCCCATGGGAAATATGTTTAAGGCTGGCTCGGAATCGTTTCAGGGTGCCACTGGCACTAAGAAATAATCTTCTTCCGTCGTTCATCGGCTGATTTGCTCAGCTGTTTTTCGACAAAGAGCGATAGTTTTGCTTGAACCTTGGGTTTTACTTCCGCTACTGCCTTACCAACGGAGGCGCGGGGTGCCCGTGGAATGGCCATCGAGCTAGCCCCAAAGAGCGCCTGGCCGAATGTTCTTGCAGAAATCTTATCGGACATGGCAATCGCCGGATGAAAGATCACATTCCAAACTGCATTGTCGCGATCTCCCGGCATTGCTTTCGCCCACCCCCCCGGAGGGGCCACAGCCCCCGGAATCTGCTCCACTACGAGTGAGAAGAGCTGGGTAATAGGATTTGTAAGCTGGTGCTCAATGTAGAACTTGTAATCGGGCTTGAGCCCCTTTTCACGGATATAGGATGGATGTTCCACTCGATCTCCTTGAAGTTTCGCTGACATTTGCCCCGGCGGTGGTAGTATATAGATGAACTGAACACGCTCTCCCGATGCAGGGGCAGTTCCCTCGTCACGCTGACGCATTCGCTCGGCGAGAACCTTGTGCGCCGGAGGTGTGGCAGTACGATACTCTGCCCGCAGAGACTTACTCATGGTGAGCATACTCAAACTCATACGGCCCTCCACGAGATCGAGCAACTTCTCTTGTACGAACTGAATCGCCATGGGAATATTCCGGTCGCTCAACAGGATTTGGAGGGCGCCGCCGTAAATGAGTTTTACGATAGGGGCATAGTCGCGCCGCTTCGTGGCAATGCCCATCGATGTCTGATGAAACTTCTCCGGCGAATCCTCATACTTATTCCCCACATAGCGCTTCTTACTGAAGATAATGAAGGGATGAAAGACCTTGTCATACTCGAAATCGTGCGGGGCTTTCAGGGCCCGCGTCACGAACTTTCCAGCCTCTTCTGTCAATGCCATGGTTGCTTGAATGGCCGCCTTTCCCTTTAGAGGCTCTCCCGTGGCAGGGTCCCTTACATGAAAGTTGACGAAGAGGGAATCCGTGTCGCCGTAGACCATTTCGGCAGAGCAGCGGGGATCGCCCGCTGAAGGCCCATAAAATCGCTCGATGACCCCCTTGGCAAAGAGGATTTGCTTGCGACCATAGGCGGTGACGGATGCCGCCAGATGTTGTAGGCGGATTTTGAATGTGGATGAGCCGAGCTGGCCATAGAGCGAATTCGCCGTGAGTTTGTAGGCCAATTGTTCGGCATCC